AGGATTTTTGGATTAAATTGGATTTGGTTTACGTGTTGGGTCTTACGCTTAATACTATGCTGCCCAACGAAGTTATTATAGCAGGTGGTGGGGTGGGTGTCAACCCGGTGGTCCCTCACCATTTTCAAAACGAGTCTTGAGAATTTGAACTTTCTCCAACAACTCATCAAACATCTGCTCGATAGGTGTACCAGGTGTAGCACCCAGCATAACAACCCCTTGCTTCATCGTCTCAAGAACAGAGACAGCTTCAGGATCGTCACTCAACTTGATGCGAGCATGAAAGATTTTTTGTTTTTCAATAAGAGTTGCTAGAGTATCAAAGTATTCTAGTTTACGTTCTTCATTGAGAAGAGCAAAGTTCATAGCAGATCTAAAACAATACTGCTGAAGTTCCATCATCTCTTGGATATCTCCTCGGATGATATCTGATTTAAAGAAGCTCATACTAACATTAATTTGGCACGACTTGTTTTTTTCATAAAGTTAAGTTGTTGAGCATCATGACGGAGTTTTTCCTTCAATGGTTTGCTGATCAACTTATTGATGCTATCTAGTTCAATCTCATTCACTTCACAGTAGTGGATAACCGAATCAATATAATTCATATCGGGATTACTAACAGCAATCTTCTCCACCTCCTGCGAAAATCTCGCAGCAGTCATAAACTTATCCTCTAATAATTGTTTCTTGTCCATGTTGTTCTTGATACTCCGAGATGTAACTCATTAGTTTCATAAAGAATTCTTTCTTAGGTGGAAGCACCTTAACTTGAGTCTCTCCGTTTTCACAAGCAACAATAGTTACGAGTTGTTTGACACTCAACCCGTAGTTTTCTTGTAGCATACATGCATATGCAGTTTCTTGAACGAAGTAATCGTAAAGATATTTCTCACGCTTTGGTTCAGCAGCAGTCTTAAAGTCAATGATAGACAACACACCGTCAAACTCAGCGATACAATCTACTCGCCCTGCAATCTCCAAATGTTTAGAGTAGAGCGCCGCTTCCTGTAAGTAAATATTATTTATACGGTCCAAAGTAGGGCGACTATGATGGAACATTAGTACAGGAAGTGGATGCGATTTATACTTCTTCAGGTCTAGATCATTATTAAAGTAGTCTTCAGCAATAGAGTGATACTTTGTGCCACGACCAGTAGCACGAGTTGTCTTAGCATTTGCTGCCTTCTCGCCAACACGAGCTCGCCACTTAGCAATGCCTGCTTTCTTTGCTGCGTTGTTGCCAATCACAGTGGTGACAGATGGATAATGATGTCCTGTTGGTGTAAGATAAACACGTTTGCCCTCCACCATTTCAGCAGACATTTCAATAGGATCTAGTCCCACATGATTGAACAGTTTCATAGACCTAGATTAATTTTATTAATGATATAAGATTTGACAAGACCAGAGCGAACGATATCATCCACACCAAACTCAACCAGTGCGAACTCATCCATGTTCTGTAGGATACGTTGGAAGTCTAGGATACCTGAACGTTCAGAGATCTTTTGAAGATCAGTTTGTGCTGCGTCTCCACAGAAAATGATCTTACTGTCTTGTCCCACACGAGTGATGATTGAATCAAGTTCGTGGAAGTTTAGGTTCTGACACTCATCAATGATAACGATAGCATTGTCTAGTGTAGTGCCACGTATGAAACTAGTAGACCAGAAGGAGATAGTTTCCTGTGCCTTCAGGTTATCATAGAGCATTTCATATGATGCATCGTCTGGCATCTCGAACATGGATTGAACCATGTTCTTATATGGAATCTGATATAAGTTTGACTTGTCTTCATGATCTCCTGGAAGGAATCCAATCTCTCTTGTAGGGACAAGTGAACGCACCATGTACAGTTTTTCATAAGGAGATGTGCCTGAGAGGATCTCCTTGAGTGCCAGGTACATTGCAATGAATGTCTTACCTGTGCCTGCACATCCATAGAGGAAAAGGTGTTTGCCGTAGACCTCATAGGCATCAAATGCAGTTCTTTGGTTTTCTGTTAAAGGAGTGATCTCAACTAGATGATCAACATCAATTGGTTTTTTGCGTCTCATTTGCTTCGCACTCATATTTTGTCCAGGTGCTTTAGTAGTCTTCTTTCTAGCTGGCATGTCAGTTATACTTTTGTGTGATGGTTCTGTTTCTTGGTGCCTTAGGAGCAATCTTATTCTTCATTATATCATGAAAACCAGGATGTGTTCTACTCATCTTGTCTCTCCAGTCACCTACTTCACCAGAGGCAGGGCATGTAGATGGATCACTCCAATCTCTATCCCATTCTGGATTGTCATCTTTCCACTGACTCCACTCATGAACACTAAGTCTTACTTCTTTTTGTTCACCAGTTTCTTTGTTAATCACTGGGTAAGTCGCCATCGTCTCCCTCCTTTACTTTATTAAATCCAAATGGACCTGCTCCCTTTTCTTCTAGTGCTAGCTTCAGTGCGACACCACCAATTGCTTCCATAACTTTAATGACTTGCTCAGGTTTGGCATCCTCACCAAGTTCTTTGGCAACGTACCAATACTTAGGCCAAAATGTTTGACCTGCTAATTCATAATCTTCTAACGTTAATAGTTTCATGACCACTCCAGTGCTTCAGCACAAATAGGTAATTCTTTTACAAATACATCGCGACATTGTTGAGCGATATCCATGTGTTCTTTCTGTGTTCCATGAGCAGAACGCAGATCGATATAATGCATCCATGATCGAACTGATCCGCTCATGTAAATTTTGGTGGGAACTGCTAAAGGAAGCACAAAACGCGAACATTCCTTTGCAATCCCTACAGAAAGCATATGCTGATATAGATCCATAGCAGAATCAAAGTGACGCTCGATAGCAATCTCAAGTTCCTGCTTAACAAAAGGATCCACATCATCAATACTATTCTGACGGTTCTTTGTATCTTGACGACGCAAATTAGGTAGAGGAATCTTATCAGTCAACATAGAACTATCAGCATACCGCTGAGAAAACTCTTGGAATGTGAACGATCTATGCCTCAGGATCTGAGCTGCGATTCCCCGGTTAGTTTCAATCTCCAGTGTCATGAACGCTTGTTCAAATACAGACCAGTGATTGTGCTTGATACAATAACTAAGGAGTCCCGATACTTTCGGGTTGTCCTGGTTGTTCGGGTTGCTCACCCTCGCTACGTACCCCATCATCTTCTCCGCTTCTGGGGTGATAGAAACTAGACGGACTGACCCATGTTGTTGCTTCATTCTTGAATCCTTTGCTCATCATTTCACGTTTTTTCTTGAGACCTGCCTTCGCAGCACGTAACTGCAGTCGCATGTAATGGATCTCTTCATCAGTATACATCATCGGATTCTTATCCGCAAGCTTAATCGCTTTCTTTGCTACTTTAATTGTGTCCTTAAACCTCAATGGGTTACCTCCTCTAAGTATTGAAGGAATGCTTCTTCAGCACCCTCTGTTGATTTATTGCCTTGGGATACCCAGTGGTGACAGAATTCATACAGATGCTTTCCTGTTTTTAATTTCAAGTAGTGTTTCAATTTAATAAACACATCTGCGCGAAGACTCATACGTTCGTCACTGTATCTCCAGTCAGACTCTATGTCCATATATTTATGGGTAATATCAACACATCATAGCACAAAAAAAGAGGGGTCGCAACCCCTCGTGATGATGTTATGCTAAGATTCTCCTACAAATACGTTTACATAATGACTGACCTTCTCGACATTCGATTAAGCATTCATAGTATTCATTAATTGTTTCTAGTTCCTCTTGTGATTGTTTTACGGATGATTCAAAATTTCTCCACTCATGTAATTGATTGAATGGTATTAGATTATGCATGATAAACCTCCTTGGTATAGAATAAAACTAAATCATAACTAAGAGTTATTTTTTACATCACTAATCCTCATTTCTATAACTAATTATAAGGGTTTCCTCATATTTTAGCATCCGTAAATATGCTTAAAAATAAATAGGCACAAAAAAAGAGGGTCGAAACCCTCTCGAAAAAAGTAAGTTGATCACTTGGTGTAAAGTTTACCACGATAACAGAATGTACCATGGGTCTCTTTTGATTCTACACAACGGGTGTTATACTCAACACCACGATATGAGGTGTGACTAATCTGAGCGTCGTGAAGAGCAGATGCTTTGTTGATCTGCTTTCTGATGATGTTTAGTGTGTTCATTTGTCAGTCTCCTGAAGTTAGGGTTTTTAATCCCCGTTCCTTCAGTCGTGTGCGTCCCATGGATAACACTCAGGGGTAGATTCCTTTACGGTCTCTATCAACTCTACCTTAAAAGCATCTGAGATGTTCTCGTTTGCTCTCATCCTCAGGATAATTCCCTCGGTTTGTTGGCAGGTGAGTGTTGTATAGAATAATAGTTCTAGCATGAGATGAACGGCTCCGTTCCGCGACTTACTTGCGTCCCACCCAAGAGTGGGATGAACGTATGGTAATTATACCATATATTATTTATGGCGGCAAGTCAATTTCCAGCTAGATAAAATGCATCACCTCTTGCTTTGCATACCCTCTTGACTTCTGCATCATAGACAGGAACTGTTCCAGCACCAGTAATTAAATTTTTAGCAAAGTCGAATGCTTCTTTAAATCTACGAAACTTATACACATCGTCATAAGTTTTAGCAGATACAAGAACACCATCTTTTCTCCACGTCTTCATCGTGTGCCAGACTGTAGGTTCAGATAGTTTGCGGTAAAAAATACACCAGTTACCAGTTTGATTTGCACTCATTTGCTTTTCTTGTTAGGATTTTGCCAGAGTTTAGGATTAGCTCTACCCTCTGTTTGTTTCATACTAATCACATTATGATACTTATCCCAGTAGTGGTCAAATATCTCTACTTGCTTGGAAGATATAGCAATGTCGTATTGAACACTACCTTCAACATCATACTCAATAATATAAGCAGTACATGGTAGTGATGTATCTTTTGCCAATTCAGGGTCACAATTTTCATGAAGTAAGTTCAAGAGCGACCTCCCCATTGAATCTGGGGATACGCTTCTTCAACACACTGCTTAGTAATCTTCCAGCGTTTGCCTAGTTTTTTGTCTTTCATCAAACATAACACCTCTGCTTCTCCTTGGTGGAGACCTTCAAGGAGTTGAATGAATAGGGTTTCGCGACGACTTTGTGATACGTTTGCTCCACCCTTAAAGAAAAGATAGAGTTTACGATACTCGTGAACTAGTTTCGTATGCTCTGTATCTTCTGGTGCTTCATTTTTTTCATAAGGAACATCACCATCAGGAAGCATAGAGATAATACTCTCATCAAAGTTGGCAATTAAAATTTGCCTAAGTGCTGGAGAATTATGTTCCTGTAAAAGTTTAATTTTTTGTGCCTTAGTCTTAGCGTTGCTTATTTTTTGCAGCACTTCATTCAGTAATAATTGCATGACCTAATTAATATCATAAGTGTATTTATTCTTCTTCAAGTTCCTCTTCATCTACAAAGCGAACTGATAGAAGTTCTTCGTTGATCCATTGACCATCTCCGTCTAACATTTCTGGATGGATGTTGTCTTCTTGCATACGATACATGTATTCATGGAGTTTTTCGTTTGCTGTCCACCCAGCAATCACACCAACACATAAAAATATAAAGGAAACAGTTGCTGAGAAATAAACAATGGTTGCTTGCGTCATTGGTTCAACTCCAATTTAAATTTGCTTGCTGTCCCACAAAAGTTCAAAGTTGAAATAGACTCTTCGCTTTAGTAGGGTAAAAAACCTAGTGATAGCGATACCTTTTGATGGGGGTTTCGCTTCTTCCTTTTCCTCCTTCGCCCCCCGAAGCATTAGTTCTATGCCTTTATTTATTTTAAGTTTATCCATTACTTTGTCTACTTAATACTATTTTTTTATCCACAAAAAATTTAGCAGTCTCTACTAGACCACCAATTACTTCATCATCTATAATAACATAAGGAAAAGAAGTTGCTTCGGGATAATCTACACGAACCTCGTCTCCGCTAGTACATACCTGCTCTTCGTAGTCAGTAATATTTGCACGTTCAAATAGTTCCTTTAACTTGGTGCAGTAGAAACACCCTGCTGTAGAATAAACTTTAATTTTCATTTTACTTTTCCAATAACCCAAGACATCATACCATAAGGTGTGTCAGAAATCAAGGTCTGAGTTAGTTCTGCTACATCTGGTGGCACAACTAAACAGAATCCAATACCAAGATTGAATACATTACGCATCTCTTCCTCAGCAATGTCTCCTGCCTCCTGGATCTTGGTAAAGAGTTCTGGTCTCTCCCAAGCAGAATAGTCAACGTCAACTGTGAGACCCTTTGGAAGGCATCGTGGGAGGTTCTCAGGCAGTCCTCCACCTGTGATGTGTGCCATGCCTAGGATAGGAACTTCATCCAACAGGTGCTGGATCAGACGAGCATAGATGGTAGTTGGAACCAACAGCTCGGGCATCTCCTTATAGAAAATATAATTTCTCCACAGCATATCATTGACCAGTGTGTATCCATTACTATGAAGACCACTACTCTCAATACCTATGACTACATCACCAGGTCTGATGTTACTGCCATCAACAACGTCATTCTTTTCTACAATACCAGTACAGAAACCAGCAAGGTCATAATCATGTGCCCTGAAATGCTCTGCTGTTTCTCCACCTAACAATTCCATACCTGCCATAGCACAACCAGTGGCAACTCCATACGCAATGTCACTCACATTAGCATCAAGTGTTTTAGTAGAAATATAATCTAGAAAATATAATGGTTTAGCACCAGAACATATAACGTCATTGACGCACATAGCAACGAGATCCTGACCAATAGTGGTGTAATCATTAGCAATCCTACAGATATTAATTTTAGTTCCAACACCATCAGCACCAGATACCAACACAGGTTTCTCATATCCTGATGGGATCTCCATCATTCCACTGAACCCACCAATACTAGGTGCCAATACTTTTAGATACTCTACAAAGGAACGTCCCTTGATGATGTCAACGCCAGAAGTTTTGTAGTCCATTAGTCTCTTCCTAAGCGAATGTATAATGTAATAAGTGATTGTGAGATAAGGTCACAAGAATAGGTGAATCCAATCTTGTCTTCCTTATCCCAGTGTTCTCTTTGACTTTTAAGAAGTGTAGAGAATTCTTTGATCTTAGATCTCATCTCATCTTTAGATAACTTATCCAATGATTTCACCTTTAGCAATTTGTTCACGACGTTTTAGTTTCCATACGATGTAATCCATTGTAGGGATACACATGGGATTCCAACCAACAAAGGTAGTTGATTCTCCACTAGGTATCTTCCAACACTCAGCATCATCATTGTCAAGGTCTAATGATTTACGATACTCATCTTCACCAAGAAGAACAACTGCTCTCTCAGCAGCATTCAAACTTCTAAAGCAATCGAAACCAAGTTTTCTAATCTCATCGGGGATGTGGTGTTTCATTCTAATACAATTTCAACTTCTTCATCAAGTTCCCAAGAGTCTTCACTCTCAAGATACTGTTCCAACTTACTCACTAATTCTGGTGGAAACTCATCAACAAACATTCCCCATGTTCCTGTTTCTACAGGATCAGGTTCCCAAGTAGATACTTTCGCATCATCATATTGAGAGAAAATAAACTCAACAATATTTGTTTGGTCGTCTTCAGTTTGGCAGTAAATTTTAAGATCGTTCATTGGATTGCCAGTGGTTGTAGTCTCTCAAGGATCTCACGATAAGCAGGGACGATATCACCCTCGTCTCTTCTGAATAGATCCTTATCGAATCTTTCATCACCACCAATCTTCCACAATCTCATACTATCAGGACTGATCTCATCAGCAAGTAGCAACTCACCATGAGCAGTGTATCCGTACTCAACTTTAAAGTCAACCAGATCAATACCTAAGATGTAGAACAATGAACGAAGGATGTCATTGATACGTAGAGTCATCTCAATGAAGGGTTCTGGATCGTATCCCATCAGACGCACACGATCTCTTGTCAACAGAGGATCATGCTTGTTATCATCCTTCAAGAAGAACTCAACAATAGGATGTGGTAGTGAATAACCTTCTTGTAGGGTTGTCTCACGAACAATAGATCCAGCAGCACGGTTCCTACAAATAACTTCCAAAGGAACGATGTCTACTTTCCTACAGATCATCTTGTTAGCACCAACCATATTAATATAATGTGTTGGGATATGTTCTTTGGCAAGTTTCTCAAAGATAAGAGCAGAGATACTACAGCAGAGGGATCCTTTTCCTAAAGGATGATCAACCATCTCACCGTTGCCTGCTGTCACCTTATCGTGATACTCAATGATGACACGATCAGCATCGTCACCAGCGTACACAGTTTTGACCTTGCCTTCTACAATTACTTCCATAGAAATAGGGCGTTTAACTTTCATAGTATACAATAAAAAAGCACTCCCGTCAAGGAGTGCTGTGTCGGTTTAGGAGGTGGTCTGAATGGACAGTCTGGACATCCAGCACCACAACATCCTCTATTCTTTCTCATAGATTTGTTCTAGTTTTTCTCTAGAGAAATCAACATACATCAACTCTTCACCTGCTTGTGGTGCTTCTGGATGACGTGGTTTAGGTCTATTCATTTCTACTTTAATAGATTGAATGTTAGCCCACATCATAGCGAAGGCACCACCAGCAATGAGAGCGAAGCATATGAAGTATAGTGTGACTTCAAATTGGTTCACAGTGCGTTACCTCTAGGTAGAACTTCTTCAGGGAAGATGAAGTTTTCATGTGGTTGATCGGCAGGTGCCAACCAAGCACGTAGTCCTTCATTGAGAAGGATGTTCTTTGTGTAGAACGTCTCGAACTCAGGATCTTCTGCTGCTCTAATCTCTTGACTCACAAAATCATAAGCACGAAGATTAAGAGCAAGCCCAATGATCCCAATAGAAGAGACCCAAAGACCCATGACAGGAACAAACAACATAAAGAAGTGCAACCAACGCTTATTGCTAAACGCAACCCCGAAGATTTGTGACCAAAAACGATTCGCTGTAACCATCGAATAGGTCTCCTCCTCCTGAGTGGAATCGAACGCTTTAAATGTGTTTGCCTGTTCTCCATCTTCATACAAGGTATTCTCTACTGTGACACCATGGATAGCACTGAGCAGTGCTCCACCCAGTATACCAGCAACTCCCATCATATGGAAGGGGTTGAGTGTCCAGTTGTGGAATCCCTGAAGGAACAACAGGAACCTGAAGATCGCCGCGACACCAAAGGACGGCGCGAAAAACCAAGAGGACTGTCCCAAAGGATAGATGAGGAACACACTGACGAATACAGCAATAGGACCAGAAAAAGCAATCGCATTGTAAGGTCTGATTCCAATCAGGCGAGCAAGTTCAAATTGCCTAAGCATGAAACCAATGAGAGCGAAGGCACCGTGGAGTGCCACAAAATTCCAGAGTCCCCCAAGTTGGCACCACCGCTGGAAATTCCCCTGAGACTCAGGACCCCAAAGTAGAAGAAGAGAATGACCCATAGCATCAGCAGGCGTCGAGACAGCTGCCGTAAGAAAGTTAGCACCTTCAAGATAGGAAGAAGCAAGACCGTGGGTGTACCAACTCGTAACAAAAGCTGTCCCAGTAAGCCAACCGCCAATGGCAAGATAAGCAGTGGGAAGAAGTAGGAGTCCAGACCAACCCACAAAGACAAAGCGATCCCGTTTAACCCAGTCGTCCAGGACATCGAACCACCCCCTAGTTGGTGTTGTAAGTGTACTTGTAGTCATTTTTTGTTTACCTTAATTAAGTTCCAAGAAGAATTTTGTTTGATCACTTTTGGTATTCTCGTAGATAGATGAGTTACCATATGTTTTATGATCTTTGTATCCTACCATACGACCTTTCGTATTTTGAAGTGCTGCCATCATTGCAATGATGAGAAAGATCGCAGGTGGTCCTATGATAAGGGCACCACCAATCACATAGTAAGTAAGCAGTTCGATTAGATCAGTAGACATAAAACTTTACATTATTAGGGAAAAAAATACCCCGAAAATTTTTCGGGGTATTATAGAATCAACTATTGGATTTTGAAATCAACCAACAGAAGGAGCAATCAAGGCCACAGGTGTGGACTCAGCTGCTGCAAGATCAAGCGGGAAGTTGTGCGCGTTGCGCTCGTGCATGACTTCCATGCCGAGACCGGCACGGTTGAGCACGTCTGCCCAGGTGTTGAGGACACGTCCTTGTCCGTCGAGGATAGACTGGTTGAAGTTGAATCCATTGAGGTTAAATGCCATGGTGCTTACGCCCAGTGCGGTGAACCAGATTCCAACTACAGGCCATGCTGCGAGGAAGAAGTGCAGTGAACGTGAGTTGTTGAATGAAGCATATTGGAAGATCAAGCGACCAAAGTAACCGTGGGCGGCGACGATGTTGTATGTCTCTTCTTCTTGTCCGAACTTGTAACCATAGTTCTGTGACTCAGTTTCAGTCGTCTCACGGACGAGTGAAGATGTAACCAAAGAACCGTGCATTGCACTGAACAGTGAACCACCAAATACACCTGCGACACCCAACATGTGGAAGGGATGCATCAGAATGTTGTGCTCTGCTTGGAAAACAAGCATGTAGTTGAATGTACCAGAGATGCCAAGTGGCATTGCGTCAGAGAAAGAACCTTGACCGAAAGGATAGACTAGGAATACAGCAGATGCTGCTGCGACTGGAGCAGAGTATGCAACACAGATCCAGGGGCGCATACCTAAGCGGTAAGAGAGTTCCCATTCACGTCCCATGTATGCATAAATGCCGATAAGGAAGTGAAAGACTACGAGTTGGAAAGGACCACCGTTATACAGCCACTCATCAAGTGATGCGGCTTCCCAGATGGGATAGAAGTGAAGACCAATTGCGTTGGAAGATGGAACAACTGCACCAGAGATGATGTTGTTACCATACATGAGTGAACCAGCGACGGGTTCACGGATGCCGTCGATGTCCACGGGGGGAGCAGCGACGAAGGCGACGATGAAACAGATAGTTGCTGCCAACAGAGTTGGAATCATCAGTACGCCGAACCAACCGACATAGAGGCGGTTATTGGTAGAAGTTACCCACTCGCAGAAAGATTCCCACGAAGAGGTTGATTGTTGCCTTGAAAGAGTTGAAGCCATTGTTTTAAACAAAAAAGTAAGACCATCAGGGAATGGTGGAGTTACTATTTCCCAGACACCCTAAGTCCGGGATATGAAAGACGTTTTTATACACCCTAGAGGTCTTGGTTTGCGGGGTGTTACGAAACGTTAAGAAATGTTTTGATTCCTTAACTTGCCGATGTATTTAGTATAGCAGGTTGTGCTATGCCCGTCAACCCCTGAAAGATGAGTGATTATACTCAACTAGTAGGAGGGGTCTTCCGAACTGAGATCAGTATAGCACGTTTCTACCTCCCAGTGCTTCCAATCTACCTCTCTTTTTGCGATCATTTGTTCCAGTTCCTCAACTGTCATACACACTTTGACAGGTTTACTAGTCTCCTTGTCGTAGATATGGAACATTTGTGTATCAATCATTACTTTTTTTAATTGGGACAATAAAAAAGGGACCTTCTGTTATGTGGCAGAGGTCCCTTTAAGCGGCGACGATATGTCTTTATTTATTTAATTTGTAGGTGCCATGATAGGTGTCATGATACCGCCATCACCTCCACCATTATCATCATCAGATTCTTTGATAAGATACAATAAAAAATTTGCTACCATGAATCCAACTACTAATGCTAGAAAGTTACTGGTGTCCATTTACCATACTCCTGGAATGATTTGTCCTGTAGTAGCATAAGTTCCAACAGCGATGATGAAACCAAGCATTGCTAGACGTGAGTTGAGGATCTCTGCCTCAGGTGTGAATCCGAATTTCATTTGTTTTGCTCCTGTGATTTGTTGTAGATAATGACTCTGCCATTTTCATGAGTGAATACTAATTCATCATGATGCCCCCAACAGAGTTCTTCGTATAGGGCATTTAGTTTCTCCATGTCTTCATAGAGTTGATTAGGATTTGACATCTTCCTCTTTAACTTCCCATGACCCGCCAACTCCACCGTCCATGTTAACAGTAATGTCTTGTGGTTCAGTGGGTTCCTGTGAGTGAGGAGGTTTGTGCTCTCTATCCATGGGTTTAGATGATTCAAAAGGAGTGCGCGAAAGGTTTTTGATAACGATGAACGCATCCTTATTATATTTGCGAGTACCGTAAGGGGTTGCCCACTTTTTATTATACTCTTCACCTTGGTGGATACCAGAGACTACTGTGCCACCAATCTCAATTACAATGTTATCATATCGCACATCCCAACCGAGAGTTGCAATCTGATCCCAAAGATCTTCTTGTGTAAATTCCATCAATAAAGACTCTCTTCCTGTTCAGTCAAGACTACGCAATCACTAGTAGGATAAGATACGCAAGTCAGAATAAAACCAGATTCAATTTGATCATCATCCAGGAAAGACTGATCACTCTGATCAACAGAACCACTCTCTAGTTTGCCAGCACAAGATGAACAAGCACCAGCACGACAAGAGTAATTGATATCTACACCTGCTTCTTCAGCAGCGTCAAGGATATACTGATCGTCCTCACATGGGAAGGACGTTTCAGTTCCATCAGGTGCCTTAGCAGTGATATTAAAAGCCATTAGTAAGTTTCAGAAAGTTGTTCTACAGAATATGCCAGTGCTACTATGAACACGACACTTACCATTGTAAAGAATGATGCCGCCATTGTCAAGCTACTCCAAAAAAGAAGTTGCCTGTGATGGCATATGACAGGAAACCAGCAATAATGCCAAGCATTGCCCAGCGACCGTTTGCTTTCTCTGCTTTCTCAGCATAGGACTCATATCCATAACGCTCTGCGTCAGTCTTAGAGATATACATTTGAGGTTCTTTAGCAAACAAGTTTTGTTGTCCTTGTTCGTTGGTTGTAACGGTCATGATACGTTTCGTAATGAATCTTTACATAGTATATAGTAATTCTTAAGATCTGTCAAGTGATGTGTGCCACTTTGAACATAGGCACACCAACTAAATATATGAGGATCCGAAATTATACGCTATGAAGAAAATCCTTCCTATCGTAATGCTATTGATGACCACTTCTGCTGCTCAAGCAGGTGGACTTGTATCAAAACAATCTTCTAGTGTTCAACTAACTGTTGACGCTGCTAGATCAACTGCCGTAAGAGTGGGCAACTCCTATAGTATTTCAGGCAGTGGTATTAATACTACTGATGGCACTACAGCAGGAACTGTTTCTGCTGGCACTATTACTAGTGGAATCTATTCTCCTGGAACTATCTCAGCAACTCAGGCAACAGACGGAAATGCTTTCACATATAGCACCTCCTTTACTCAAGGTGATGCTATCCCAACTGCTGCTCCTACTGTAGGAGATGTTCCTAACTTCAGTAATGTAACTTCTTACACTGCTGGTGTTGCTGGAACTCTAGCAGGTACTGTCGGAACGTCAGGTGCTCTAACTGTGACGGCTGGTGGTGCTGGTACTACAGCAACAGGACAATTCGTTTCTGAGATTACTGTTATTGACTAAGGAGATAGATAATGAATACTATGATTCGTTGGTCTGTGATGTCTGTGGTGGGTGTAAGTGTCACACTTGCTCCTGCCCTGGCGGTCCCCGTGGTCCCAAATTTTACTCAGGGATCCATGACCAGCAGGACGGAGACCACTCAGAAGATAACTGAGACTATAAATTCTATGGATTATAACACTGGGTATCAGTATTCTGCTACTGGCACTGGTGTATCAGCATCTGGGAACCTATCACCAGGAACAGGTGCTACTAATGTAACTATTAATGGAGTGACTTCATCATGGACTGGAGTAACAAGCAAACCCCAATTCACACAAACAGTGCCAGGAGCAGCGTTTCAGTTTACAGAAACTTATCGCGGTCCTGGTTTAAGCAACCAAACGATTATTCAAAGAGAAACCGACGTTATAAGCATAACAGATACTACAAGTATCTTCTCCCAATAACATTATTATTCGCTAATCCTTCTTATGCTGAAACTGTTGGTGGTGTCTCTGCTACTGCTAATCCTGTGGCTAATAGTTCAGGCTCCGTTACAAACCAAGCTATTCAAGTCCTTCAGGGACCATACATTACAAACACCTACGGTGGAGGTATACAATGTCAAGGTCCCACTCGCAATTTCACTCCGTATGTAACAGGTAGTGTCTCTGCTTCCAAACCGTTTGAAGGTTATTATGATGACCCAGTATATGATGTAACCGATAACTTTGGTGCCTACGATGCTGACGGGAATCCAATGGGAGATGGTATCTTAGATAATCCTGGTGATGTAAGTTTCTACAAAAGGACTAGAACAGGACAGAAGGATAACTATAGTCTAGGTGTAGGTTTCTCTATGACATGGAGCACACCTACAGATAAAAAGTTACAAGATCTTTGTAAAGAAGCAGCAACTTCTAACATCGCAATGATGAAACAACTGACTGCTAATAAAAGATTAGACTTTGAGATTGCTCGCCTTAAGAATTGTGGTGAGTTAAAGTTAAAAGGAATTCAATTCCACCCCAAGTCACCATACTATGGTGTATGTGCTGATGTCTTAGTAAACAATCCACCAGGACATAAGCATCCACACTACCACAATATCCCTAGCGTTTCTTCTTCCTCCTCGGGAAGACAGAACGAAGCTCCTTCACAGCATGATTCATCTGACGCTGCTCTGCTAGGCGCTCCCCTACAGACAAAATAGGAGGTTTCTTACCACGTAAGGTAGAAATCTTTTTCATAACTTTCTTAACCGCTGGTTTGACTGCTTTCAATAGCAGATCTGCCAGTGGTTTTGCTATGAGTGCTGATGATGTAGCGATGACAGCAATACCACCTACCTGCATTACCTGTCCACCACTAGGTAGACCAGCAACAATTTGTGTGGGGAGTCCTACTGATTCTGTTATCTGAACACATGTCTTATCGATGAGTTCATAACCAGTAACTCTCTTTCTAAAACCTTCCACTAATGTTCCTACAGGTTCTTGTGCTTGCTGTACCTTAGTAGGACACTCTACATTAGCAGTAGATGGTGGTGGTGGTTTTGGTGTATCTGTTTTTGGTGTTGGTGGTGTAGGTTTATCTGGTGTTCTGTTATCCACCTGAGGTGGACCAGTTAGAATCATCTGGTTTGGTTCATAAGAAAGAGGATTAAAATTGGGAACGCCAGAATCGCAAATTGTAACCACACCATTAGGATCATCCGTTCGTAATTGATTATTTTTAGCAGTATTAGTTTCTGTTGCCTCAACACACCCTGGTATATTAACCACAGGCACACCAATGTTTACAACTACTGGAGCTGCTATTGGTAGTGATGTTGAAGTGTTATTAAAGTCATAGGTGGGGATAGTATTAATTTGAATATCTTTAATACTAATATCACCACCTGTAATGATGGGTATCTCAGGCATTAGTCTTCAAATAATTTAAAAATTCCTGTCCAAATAGAATGGAAGAATACATACAAGAAAAATGTTTCAGTTGCGTCTTTCTTTGCTTGCTTCTTATAGGTCGATTGTGCCATGATAATATTATAATAATATTCAGAGTTATTTAACAATTCTCAGAAGATTCTCAGTTAGCAGTCATTAAATACTGATCCAACTGTAGAACCTAGTGATGACCCTGCTTTCTGTCCTAAGAGTAATGCCCATCCACCTGCCAACCAACCCACGTAGGGGACGCTAGCAAGGGCAGGAACAGCAACACCAGCAGCAATAGCACTACCTGCCATCGCACCTTGACTTCGTGCTCCAGCGTCCGCCACTAAACACTCTGCTTGTTTGGCAGTCAACTTTCCCTCATCATCTGTTGCACCCCCTAGGTTACGAGTACCTTCACGGGTGAACTGATCCCGACGCCACTCATTTCTAATTTCTGATCCACCACCAAACAATCCTCTACGTTCCTTATCAACATCCAGAGACCTTTCAGACTCCAAAACCTTAGGATCGTCAGCACGAAATTCAATTTCATAACCATCCTTACCTGCCTTAATCTTATAAGAAGAATAAGGACCATGGGGGATGTGAAATGTAGGAGGTTGAACCACAGGTTCAGGTTCCTGCCTGAAAACATATCCAAGCAGACCTATGTGTGCTACAACAAATACTCCACCAACTGAAGCGGCGACGATCTTAAGTTTATTCATGGTTAGAATGGCATAGTAGGACTAGGCACAGCAGGACCAGTCATCTCAGGGACTCCTGGAATAGCAGCATCTACCAGTGATGGTAGTGCTTCTGTGATTGCTTCAGTGATAGCAGCAGTTACTCTCTCCCTTGATTGCTCGATTAATGTATCCTTTTGAACGTAAAGATAAGCACCACCCCCTAAGACAGCTAAAGAAACTAAACCAGATAACAACGCTACACCATTAATCAATTTTTGCATCTTTCTTCTCCAATGTAGGTGCTTGCTTTGAATCATCCTTCTTCTTAGAAGGCATGACACCAAACGTAGCTAAAGTTCCAGTAAAAACACTGGCAATAAAAGTTGGATCGATATTTTTCTGAGGAATGCCAGGAACAGTTACATAATTAAGAGTCAGAATTGCTGCTGACCAACCAAGAATAATAACTCGGACGAGAGTTGATACACCCTCATCCGCCCACTCAAATTTGTTTTCCTTTTTGGCTTCCTCTTTCTTTGGATTATCCATAAGTAAAGAGTTAGGCAGCTTTATTTATCACTCAGCAGGTGTTTCTTCTTGTGCTGCTTGATATGCTGCTACAACTTCTTCAGTCCATAAAGTTGTAGCGACGGCAGCAACTCTATCATCTTCATTGCTTACATCATCACCAGGATTGACTACATGACGATGGAAAGTAGCAGCGATCTCCACACCATCTTTAAGAATCTGATCTCTTCTTCTTACTTGAATAGATCCGTTGAGTAGAACTTCAATTTTATCTACTACTGATTTTTCTTTTAATGCCATTAGGATTGTTCTCCAAACTAAACAGGTTTAGGCATAATTATTTATTATGCTGTTCTATAAGTAGCTGTAAATCTAACCTCTGTTCCTGCTTGCATAGCATTTGAGGCTGTACTTCCTGGAGTAGCAGTGCTTCCATATCTGATTCGTATTTTATTTTGATTACCACTAATCCAACCCACCCATAACCCCGTCTGATTATATCCAGCGCCAGAGTTGGCATTCCATATAAACAAAGATACAGCAGAATGAGAAGGCAAATATGCTGTGGCTGTCCCCGCATTAGCAGCATTAAAAGGTAATTCAAGCAATAATTCTCCAGTAGGACTACTGACAGATAGAACATCTAATCTACCATGTACATTTACAAGATCTCCAACTTTAACATAAGATACTTGATTATTACTCAAAGTAATTGTTCCACTAGTTCCACATGTTAGGGTGGAAGTAGTGACTCCTTCTTCATAATCATTCAAAATTTCAGATTGATTGCCACTAGCGTTGGGATCAGCAGAGAAGTCAATACCAGTTCCTGCTGTTGAGAATTTTAGGTTACCATTAGCAATTTGAACTTCACCTTGATGAGTTATACGAAGTGCTTCAGCAAGACCACCTGAGTAAGTATGAAAACGTAGATCACCAACACCAGATCCAGATTTACCACCTTCAATTCGTGCATAAACGTTTAACTGGTTTTCGGTAAAATTTAAATCTGTTAATGTACTGGAACTAGAGACTAAATTTAAATTCCCCGAGTTGTCAATACGAAGTCTTTCACTACCACCAATCTCAAAAGCAAGTGGATCACCTGCTGTAACATCTAATACTGGACCAAAGGTATCAAATCTTATATTTAATTTGTTATTAGTTGCTCCTTCAAAAGTTGAAACAAGTGTTCCGTCATTTGCTCCAGATTTAGCATGAAGAATGGCAATTGGTGTGACCTGATTGACACCAACCTTACCTCCAGTCCAAATTAATTCATTACCAGCAGTAATCTCTAAACTATTACTACCCTCAACTAATCTATCAGCAGGAGTAACACCCAGTCCAATCCACTTAGCACCATCCCATTTGTATGTGATAGACCCAGCAGTGAATGTATCATTTGTACTGGGACTTGCTGGAAATACAATTGCCATTTGATTTTAGATTAGAGATACCCTGAGGTATTTATCCTACGAGATCTTGGTAATCTTCATGTAAGAATGATTGCCGCTGCTAGTAATAGTTTGATTGGAAGCGTTATTGTATGCTTTGAAACCAAGAGTATTACCAGGATTTAGATAGAAAATTGACGTTCCTTGTGCGAAGTCATCAGATCCTACCCTCACCCAATCACTAGCATTTGCCCTAGTTCCATTTACAAGCCACCATACTTGAGAATAATTGCTGGCAGTAGAATAGATAGATCCTACAGCTAAATATATTCCTCTTTCTGGAATTGTATATTTTCCAGTTGCGGGATCATACCCACCAACAGTATCAATATCAACCTGATTATAAGGTATTTCAGTATTGTCTAATTGTCTTCCATCATAAGTAGCAAGGGAACTTGTTAGTCTCACCTCTAAATATGGATGAGTTGGTGGTTTATCCATAAACGCCATCTCACCAAGGAATTGGTTGAGTGGGATATCCTGTGGTCCTGTTCCGATATTAGTTGCCATTTGTCTTATGAAGTGAGTAGTTGAAGTTGAGCGTTGGTGAGACGCTTGGGATAATATTTAAATTGTCTAATGTGTCCGCTAGTCATACCATCAGCATAATATTCTCCAAATCTTACTCTATCAATACTAGTAGATAATGTTCCACTATTATCAGTTAAAGGAGTTGTTCCGTTAACAACTGAAGCAAGATCATCTGTTTTATATGCAAATGCTTGTCTAAACTCGGAATTAACAGTTACTCCAACACTATGATCTTTGAATGTAACTGCAGCACCATTACCTTGATACCAACCACCAAGATTTCCAGAAGCTCCTCCACCAACTCTATATCCTAACGCAATTAAATCTGTAGATTGACTTGATGTATCTTCAAATACTACTGCAGATTGATTAGATACAGGAAGATAACCAATGTCTGCAGACAATACCAATGTTCCTTCACTTTGGTTATAAAAATCAGTGAAGTTTGTTCCTGTAATGAGTGGAGTATCTTGGGCACGAGTCGCTGCGGTTCCGCTGGTGGGGATGTAGGAGGTTGGGAAAGAACCTTCTTCTAATTGGAATCCCCAAAGTAAAACTGAACCTCCAGAAATACTAGAAAATTCACTATAAGCAGATGCTGTATACAAAAATTGAGTTGTTCCTCCAGAAGATTGAGTATTACCAATAATAATACATCTATACCAACCATCTGGGTATTTTTCTATTTGTAATGTATGACCACCATTACCATTGGTCATGATTGAAGTTTCTCCATCACCTTCTAATTTAAATCCAGCTCTAACAATTGCTCCACCAAGATTTTGAAAAGACCATACAAAATAATTATTACCACCATCACCCTTTGCCCATATAGACAGAACCATAGAGTTAGCACCAAACGTTATACCTCTGGTTGCTCTCCAATTACTATTACCACTAGATCCGTTATGAGTAATTCTAAATGCTTCTGTTGCTCCATTTGGTGCAGTAGCAGCATTGTATGTAAAAGTTCCATTAGAACCAAATGATGCGGCAGATGTTGGTTGCGAATAAGTCAAACTATTAGTCCTACTCTCTTCAATCAACAGTCCCAAACTCTCTAAAGTTACTGGGTCATGGTCAAAGCGTGCTTCATTATTACCAGCAGTTTTAATCAGTCCATCACGACCAACATAAGTGCCAACAGATGCTCTCGTAAATGTAATACGAGGATCTAAAGCACGAGCTCTAGCAAAGTTCAGATTCAACGATGGTTTAATCGTTGGATAATCTGCTGTGACTTCAATAGAAGAAGTGAATACTGGCATTCTAAACTATGCTCCTTGTCATTTGTATTTATTGAGTTAGTGTTTGAAGTTGAGCGTTGGTGAGACGCTTTGGGTAGTAGGTAAGGCGGGCGATGTGGCCGTTTAGAAAATCAGTACCTAATCTAGACCCAATAAACATCCTGTCAACAGTTGGTATTTGAACGCTATTATCATTTACGGGATTGCTTCCATCTAAAGATGAAGCACAATCATTAATCTTGTAACCCAACGCATTAGAGAAAAGTTGATTCTCTGCTGGTCTACTAAACAACTGCTGCAAACCATTAACACTACCTGATCTTGTTTGGATTCTTAAGTCGTCATCAGCTTCTCTAAGCATTAAGTGATGACGATTGGCAGTGCCTCCATCATTTATCTCATAAATTATGTCAAGGCTGCCTGTACTTAGTCCAAAATAAGAGCTTTTAGCAAACACCGTCCCTTCACTTTGGTTATACCAACTGCTGAAGTTATCTCCTGTGATAGTGCAGACATCAGCTGCTCTAGTTACTGTTGATCCGGAGGTTGGGATAACTGAAGAAGCTTTAATCTCTATCGGTGAATCTCCATTTACAGCGTTAGGCGTTTGCATCTCGTATTGAGCACCCCAAACCAATAACCCAGAAGAACCATCACCTTCAAACAGAATGCCATTGTTTGAAATTGGAGCGTCAGCAACATTAGAAATGCCCCACCTCATAGAAGCAAAACCACCACGACGCACTCGTACTGAGCATCTATACCAACCATCAGCAAGAGGGCTCATGACTGCTGCATGATTATCTGGGTTACTTATTGTGCCAGTTTGCAAATCAAAAACAGGTGGTGTTAGGGAAACACTTAAGTAAGGAGTTATGTATAAATATCTATCCTCACCTGCTTTAGCAAATACCGAAAACACCGCTAACGGTCCATCTTTTGCTCCAATTGAAAAATTCTGTCCCTGTAACGCAACCCCATCAGAAGACGGTTTCTGCACTAATTTAAAAGCAGTGTTCGTGCCGTCAGGTGCAGTACCTGCGTTAGCTGTAAAATTACTAGGTGTTGAACCGCTACTGGGGTTCATTAGATTTGAATATTTGTAGATATTGGCCCTACTCTCCTCAATCAACAACCCAAGACTCTCACCGGTTGTTGGGTCGTGGTCAAACCTTGCTTCATCATTACCAGCAGTCTTGATCAATCCATCTCTACCAACATAAGTTGCCGTTGATGCTCTCGTGAATGTGATACGAGGATCAAGTGCTCTGGCATTAGCAAAGTCTAACTTTAGTGATGGTTCAATTGTAGGGTAGTCATCACTAAACTCTAGTTCTGGTGTGAATAAAGGCATCAGTTGACCTCCGTAAGGTTGAACTTATACTTCTTACCAGATCTTCTGTTGATTAGGAAGAGGTCATGCTCACCTTCTTGAATTGTGTACTGACCCCAAGTTCCATCAACATCATTAGCACCACCCTCGTTAGATAGTTGAAGGTCAGCAGAGTAGATGTTTGCCCAACGCTTAGTTGCTGAACCTAGATCGTAAGTATCATCAGCATCGGGAAGTATTGCTCTTGTAGTAGCAGTTCCTCTAAGTTCTGTAGTTCCCTCAATAATTAGATCAGTAGGAACTCCGTTTGGTGAAGCATCTACCCACTGAGTTGTAACTCCGTCGTTATAGTATACAAACAAACGACCATCATCAGAATCATACCAGAGATCTCCTTCCACAGAATTAGAAGGAGCAGGACTTGAAATTGCTACATTACCACCAATTGATCCCCATGCACCGTTTGAATATCCTTCAAATACATTAGTTTGACCATTGTATCTAAGCATACCATTCAAAGGACTGCTATTACGTTGAGCAGTATCACCATTAGGGAGCGTAATTTCCCCCGTTCCTGTAAAGTTAAATGATGTAGCAGCAGCACCAACAACTGCACTACCTAAATTATATCCGTTGCTACCACCAGTAACATCAATAAGACCTGTAGTAGTTCCATTGTTAGGTCCAATTGTTGATGTATTTGGATCAGCAATTCTGATTGCGTCCAATGACAAATACTTTCCACTAGCAAGATCAAAGTGCTCCGAAGATACCCAACTATTATATGTTACTCCAGCATCAGATCCTTTCCAAAGAATAGATTTATCAGTAGATCCTTTAACAATAATACCACCATCTTCTGCAGCAGAATCAGAAGGACCAATAGCAGTTAATGTAATCTGTCCATTACCAGAAATATTATTTGAGAGAGTAGCAGTATTCCCAGAAATACTAACGATAATTGTGTTAGATGGAACTGTAAATCCAGCAGTACTAGTTGTGACTTCCATTCCAGGAATCAAACCAGCAGTGGGATTGATTGACGTGATATCAGCAGTTCCATCAGTGGCAGATGCGACAAACTGAGTACTTACAATGGAAGCAAGTTCAATATTTTTATCAGTTATTTGTACTATGTTTGATTTAACTATAGTTTGTATTCCATTAACAGTTAAGTTTCCTTTAACTATAACATCTTGATCAACAGTCACATCATTATTAAACGTGACATCAAAATTAGAATCGCCACGAACCCATGCTTGTCCACCAGATCCAATTACTAATTGATTATCTCCAGAGACACTAGGAGGACGGAAGGTTACATCACCAGAGTTCTCGTTATAAGCTGGTCCAATTAAAACGTTTCCACTTCCAAGTACATCAAAACCAGCATAGTGTCCAATACAAACGTTAGAATCTCCACTAGTATTACTTTCAAGTGCGTTGTTGCCCATGGCAACATTCTTACTTCCCTCTAAGTTTACCAGTAATACATCCCTACCGATACCAATATTATTACTACCAACACCATTCGCACGAAGTGCTCTATTACCGACAGCCGTGTTCGCTGCGCCAGAATTGTTTGTGAATAATGCTTGATATCCCAGTGCAGTATTTTGAGATCCAGAAGTATTACTTTGTAAAGCACTAACACCAACTCTCGTATTTGTGTTAACTGCTCCACCACCACGACCAACACTCATAGGATCAGTGGCAGTTCCTCTAATTAAAATGTCAGCATTTTCAGAATTAACAGTGCCGTTAAACGTAATAGTATCTGAAATACCAGTGCCGACTGTTAGATCTTCATTAACCACTAAACTTTGATTGACGGTCATCGTGCCGCCAGATTGACCCATAGTAATAATGCCAGCAGCACCAAATGCTGTTATATTAGTAACACTAGAATTAAACAGTGTGAAACCAGTAGATGTAGTGTTTAATGATGTTAAGAATGTTGGAGAATCTTGAAATACTAAACGTCCTGTACCTGTAGTGTCAGTAATCAGACCACGTATTTGAGTTGATGTTGTAGAAGAAAATGATGCTAGAGTATCTGATGTATAAGCAACGTTTCCACCTTGTCTAAAGTTTACGTTGATAGATGCACTATTATTATCAGAAGTTAATGACAGGTCCCTATCAACATCTAAAGTTTTTGATGATGCAATATCTAAAGTTGCTGATGCAGTAGAAGAAATTACAAGACCATTAATTGACGTTGCTGTTGCGGATCCAAGAACAGGAGCAGTTAAAGTAGGAGATGTAAGAGTTTTGTTAGTTAGAATTTGCGTCTCACCTTCAGTAACAAATCTTTTCTCTACTGAACCATCCCATGATCTCCAGTATCCAACAGACTCGTTCCATTGTAAAGCAACGTATGAAGTTATATTTCCAGACGAATCAGTGGTCCTATTAAGAGTAATACCACCATTCGTTCCAGTTAAGTTATTACCCTTTCTAAGTTCAATATCATTATCTTCAACCTGTAAGGTAGAAACGTTTAAAATAGTTTGTGTTCCTTCAACAACTAAATCGCCGGTAATCGTAACAGTAGATCCATTATCAGTAATAATACTATCTGTTAACTGGTCATTACCAGAGTCCCACTTCATTAAAGTGTTACCACTGAAAGTATTGTAGTTCTTTAGTCTAAAGTTAGTGCCTTGAAGTATCAAACCACCCGATGCTTGTAGAGATGCACCCGTGTCATCGTTAGCAGAACTAATATTGATAGTAGTGACACCACCTACTGTTGTTTGAGTTAGTGATGTTGCTCCAGAAGATGTGAAGTTAAAATCTCCAGAAACAACTGCATTGCTACCACTAGACAATCTAGTTACAGTGTTTGTGTCTACAGAATCAACGGTAATTATATTACCTGCTTGAGATACTGTTACATTTGTTCCACCAGTAAATGTAGTGTCGCCAGTTACAAATGATCCGGCACCACCACCTTTAATTCGAGTAATCGTATCAACAGAACTATACGTAATAGTAGGATCACCATTACCATCTACACTCTGAGTTACTGTGGTTGCGCCACCATCAAGAAAGGTAAAGTCAGATGCAGAAAATACTTGACCTGCAGTTGCTCTGAGTCTTGTAATAGTATCAATGTACGAAGAACTAATCGTTATAGTTTTTGTTCCAGCATTTTGAGATACTGTGGAAGATCCACTGGCAGCAATTGTGATTGCTCCACTTTGAGCAGAACCACCAACTTCAGATTGTAATGTAGTGATAGTATCAGTATCTACATATGAGGAGTTGATTGTAATATCATCATTAGATCTATCTAAAGTTACATTAGTTCCAGCAATTAAAGTAATATCATCGTCAATTCCAGAACCAGCATTGCCACCTGATGTCAAACGAATAATTTTTCTCGCAGCAGAAGCTCCATCTACAGCAGCAATAGTATAAGTAGTGTTATTATCAGGAGTTGTTACAGTTCCACCAAGAGCAATAGTAGATCCGTTAATCGTAATTCCAGAATTAATAAGAGCACTATTAGGAATGTTTGTAATAGTATTATTCGATCCAGAAATAATACTAGATTCAAGAGTTTTATTAGTTAATGTTTGTGATTGTGTAAGGTAAACATTGCCAGGATCTCCCCAGAAAACGGTAGTTCCATCACTCGTTAAATACTTGCCAGCACCAGTATCACCACTGATAATAAGACCATTACCAGTTAGTTCTAAATTGTCTCCTGCTACAATTTCTTCAATCTTCTTTGAAATTGCATTAACAATTAACGGAAAGCGGTCAGCCATTTAACTACCAATGAATACTAGTGCTCTTGTTTATTTATGCCTTACGATATAATGATCTGTCCTACCATTCCACCATGAAACTGACAGATATAATAGTATGTTCCAGGTGTTACTCCAGTAGTGTCCCATGTGACAGCACCATTAACAGTCCCTTGTCCAGAAATTGTTCCAGTAGAAACTTGATTACCTGTTCCAGTAGTAGCAGATGTCTTTACATAGAATGGATGACCAGAAGCACTCACATTAAACACTAATGTATCACCAGCATTACAGTTAATCGTTGGATCATTATCACCAGCAAAAGTATTATCTCTATCACTGCCAGTAAATGTATAATGTGATGCTCCGCTATTACCTACAGTAAACGTGTATGTTTGTGGTGTTGGTGGGACTGGTGCGGGAGCTGGTCTATTGAATGTAGCAGTCCTAGGGAAGGTAAGTCCAGTAGATCTATTACCCTCTACTTCACGCAAATATCCAAATACACGTCTTGGGTTTTCAATATGAAGATACTTGTTAGGACTTCCCCGGCGACATGTATTGTCATCTAATCCTCCACCATTAAGATCGAAAGTCATATCACCATCAATACTATATTGATTTAAGTATCCCTTTACAACAGTATTAGACATTCTTTCTTTACCTGTAGCAAGACAAGCAATTACACCACATACTTGAGGTGATGCCATACTAGTTCCCTGAATAGGATAAAAGAAATTTCCAGATCCTTGTGTATATTTTGTGTCATTCAATCCGCCAGTATTACCATAAGCAGAAAGAATATTATCACCAGGAGCAAAAATATCAACACCAGGACCATATTGTGTATAAGTTGATCTTCTAAAATCTGCTTGCTTACTTAAAGCACCTACACTGATAGCACCAGTATCATGTGTAATAGGCCATGCTCCCCTATTATAATATATTGTTCCTGTGCCGGTAATAGTTACAGTATTATCCCAGTCTTCACTTACAAATGGATATATTGTTGACATCAATAAATTATCATTACCCGCAGCACCAATAACAACTACACCATCATCAATAGCATCTTGAACATCAGCAGCAACAGCAGAAGAATATGAAGGATATGTATCAACTCCAAATACTAACCCAAAATCTGCTTCAAGACCTGCTTGTGTCCAACCGGATGGTCCAGGTACTCCAGCATCATATGGAACTCCCTGATAATTAACTGCAGTTACATCAGCAAATTGTAAGTTATCATTTGGCATAGATCTAATACCACCATAACTATGATTAGTAATAGTAGGATTTTTCTTTCCAGTCTCAGGATTAATTGGTTTGTTTAAATGAAATGCTCTGAGATAATCAAAGATAAGTAGAGCACCTACCTGTTGGCCCGATGGCCATGGATCCGTAACTGCCATATTATAAATGTTTGCTTCTCGCGCCCATCCATAATGCTGACCACATGCTGTTCCTGTTACATGATTGCCATGGAACTGAGATGTAGCAGCATTAGTACCATATGTAATAGTTCCTGTAGGCAATGACTGTCCGTCATCATCTATAGATCCAACAGCAGTATTTAATTCAGTGAACCATTGATACTGAACAAACCTTGTTTGATTAGATGATGGACTATACCACTCTTCACTATCATAAGATACAGGATCATCTACAATAACTACATCAACATATTTACCACTATTAAATATTTCTACAGTATCATTTACTGTCTCATAAGTATATCCAGAAGAGATAGGACCAAATTGTCCTTTGCCTCTCTGTGCTTGATTGCCAGCACAATGAATATGTCCCCACTGTAAATCATTACTACTTACATTTGCTGGAGCTACAGTATCATCTTTCCAAAAATTTCCAGTCTTTACATATGGTTCGTTGTTAATAACCTTTCGTTTAAGTTGAAAACTGTCTACTGCTTCAACTCCCCATACTCTAGGGTCTTGACGCAATCTTTCTGCTTGATCTTCTGTCATCATATAGTGTGTGTTCCTACTCATAGGACGCTTCAACACTAAAGGAAATCCAGTAAGTTGCATCTCATTATAAAACTTCCCCAGATCATTTTTATCATGGAGAGTTACAACATATTGTTTATCCATATCAAGCCTCTAATGGAACTAAAGTTAATGTGATTTGTAAGTTCACCTGACTACCACTCTTATTAACAATTTTAGCATATGTAATATTAGATCCACCACTATTGAAACAAACTGTTCCCGGTGTAATTAATTGTGTCGTAGCACCTGTAGTAACAATTTCTGCTAATACACCAGAACCAGGGACTGGATCAGTAGTTTCTGATCTAGTACTATCATTTGTTCTGCTAGTTGTATCAGAATACAACGTTGCCCACACAGCATGGGATGTTTCCATCTTTAGTAGGGCATATGTTTTTGGTGTTGTAATTGAAATGTTGGTAGCAACATTATCTTGAATTCCAGTAGCAGTATAAGAAATAGTTTTTCTAACACTAGGAGCATCTTGATTAACCCAATTACTACCATTATAACTAAGAACTTGTCCTGTAGTAAGAGTTGTCTCTACAACATTACCAACATCAGATAGTGATGCTAACGATCCAGCAGATCCATCAACACTAATATTATAAGATCCAGATAGTCTAGCAGAAGGTAATGTGCCAGCAATTTGATTGGTAGAGTTTAGATAGTAAGATCCCTCTTGTCCGTCTAAGAAATCAGCATCGAGTCCACCACCAATTCCAGCAGCAGTATTTTCCCACTTAAGATTTGATTGGTTCCATGCTAACACATCTCCATCAGAAGGAGTGCCATGGTTGACATCGGTATGTGTATTAAGAACACCAGTGGATGTCAGATAAGACGAAAGATCTGGAGGAGTAAAAGTAAATACGCCATCATTAAAATTATATGCTAATGAACCACCACCCGAAGCAGAAGCATTAGTAGCACTAAAGACAGTTCTATCAGTAGCAGTGGCACCTGATCCTGCAGCAGTCCAACTCTCACCATTCCACGAGTAAGTAATACCTGCTACAACATAGGTAAATGTTCCATCTACTGCTTGCCCTGCTGTTGAGGGAAAATTAATTGCCATTTCTTAAGATGCTCCTTCCGTAGTATTTAGATTGCGTAGACAGCAACAGCAACTGATGCCTGTGTAGCATTAGCAGATGATGTCAAGTTATAAATTAACATATCAAAATATTGTGGGTGAGTTTTACGAATAGAGTGTCCGTAAACATGCCCCACTGTGCCAGGATCATATACCGTAGCTTGGATTGTATAATCATTGAGACCAGAGAATGCTGTTGGGAAACTGACTCTAACATAATCACTTTGGAATCCACCACCACCTTCAGCAGTTCTAACAGATACTGTCACACCGTTATTACCTTCCCAACTAACTTGGGTTCCAGAATTATAAAGAGTGACTTCACCAACATATACAGGCACGTTCTCATTTGTTAGTGGAGGTGAAGCATCAACCCACTGTGTACTATCAGTATCATTGTAGTAAATCTTTAGGCGTCCCTTATCACTTTCCCACCAAAGATCACCGGCACTAGCAGATCCAGGAGCAGTGTCTGAGATGGTTACGTTAGCACCACCGCCTCCACCAGTAGGAGCAGCAGGACCCCAGTTAGATCCATCCCATGTTAAAACATCACTCGCACTTGGTGCTGTAGTAGCAACATCAGCAAGTTCGCCAAGAGAAGAACCAGTGTCTAATAGTTGCGTCCAAGCACCAGCATGTGCGAAGTATCCATGACCTTCAGCATGAACATGAGCGAACATACCATGATAGGTAGTTGCGTTTGGAAGATCTCCAGTCGTGGCATAGTTATTAGAGTATAATAAGTTACCAGTAACTGTAAGACCAGAAGCTGTAAATACTGCCCTATCAGTTAATCCATTTTCATTCGTAATTCTGACTGCTGTACCAGCACCAAGTTTTAGATCTTCAGCACCACCAGGAACTCTTACATCAAAACTATTAGTTGCAGAAACATATAAGATACGACCATTAGAACTAGCACCAAAGTTTAATACCTTATCATTAGCAAAGGCACTATTATTATTAAATTGTACAGTTCCCCCTAAAGTTAGGTTAGAAGAAGTAGTAGCACCTCTACCTGTTACATCAGCAAGAGTGCCTGTTTCAGAATAAGATGTTAGATAACCAGCAGTAGAATGATCGCCCCAACCATATGCTGCCGTCCACTGATTAAGATTTGTCTGTAGAATACCAGATGATACGTGAGCAGAGAAAACAGGATCAGTTTCTGTTGTTAGATAAGGAGTAAGATCAGGTGGTGTGTATGTAAAGACTCCGTTAGTATTATTATAAGATAGTGCTGCTGTTCCTACAGCATTTTCAACAACAGAAAGATCATTAAATTGAATGCCACTAGCACCACCAACCAAATCATTAGCAGGTTTCCAGGATGATGACGACGCTTCCCATTTAAGAACTTGCTGATCTTGTAGTCCACCAGCAATATTAACGTTATCTAGATCTTCAATATCAACACCACTTACTGTGCCAGAAACACTAAGATTACCAGAAATATCAACACCAGTATCTGTTGTTTGAATTCTTAGTAATTCAGTAGACCCATCAATATCATGGTAGATATTTACAGAATTACCAGATGCACTTCCAGGTTTAAGATTAATACCAGCAACACTTTTAATCTCAAGAGATCCATTAACATTAAGATGTTGTAGTGTTGATACATTACTTACATCATCATGTTGTAATTGGACATCACCATTTCCAGTGCCACCACCAACGCCAAGAACGTCAGCTCTAATACCAGCATCAGCAATAATTTGAACGGAAGTGGTAGCACCTCTTCCCAATACAGTTTGTAAAGTATCTGCTTCAGCAGTGAGATATCCTACTTGAGCATGATCACCCCAACCATATGCTACGTCCCAGTTAGCAGCATTTGCTACAGCAGCATATCCTGCTTGAGCATGATCACCCCAACCGTATGCCGTATCCCAATTTGCTACATTAGTATTAGCAGCATAACCAGAAAGATCTGGTGGAGTAAATGTAAATTCTCCGTTCGCCTGGTTATATGCCAACGCAGAAGTTCCTGCGGCATTAGTTACAATACTAGGTTGTGCCGGAATAACTGGTTTGTTTAAAATAGCAGCAACACTACCACCGCTAGCATTCCAATCAGCATTTACTTGTGCTGCAGGAATCGTAGGTTTATTTGTAAGAGTAAGATAACTACCATCAAAAGGTGTCGCCCACTCAATAGAAGTAGGAGTTGCTGTAAGGACTTGACCAGAAGTACCAGCATTACCTGCTGCCTGTAGTGGTTTTCCAGCAGGAATATTTACACCCTCCTTTACCTCTACTGGAGAGTTATCCCCGTAGTTGGCAATTTGGTTTGCAAGAATTTTTGACATACTTCCAGTCCTGAAGACACTATTTCTAAGCTAGAAGTATTTATTAAAGCGGGAGATCGGACTTGAACCGACGACATTCAGTTTGGAAAACTGACGCTCTACCACTGAGCTACACCCGCATGTAGGGAGGTGGTCAAACCTCCCGGAGCACATGCACGCCACTTGTTTTATTATTTTAACTGCTAAACAAGAAAACAGCCACACGGAAGGGGTTTTGGCACCACCACTTACTCTTTAACTGGAAGTAAGAAACCAGGCGGCGAGAACATCACCCGCACCAGGGCTAGTTTATAGTCCTACCGAGACTAACTGAAGGTGATATTACCATCATCAGATTTATTGATAACGATGTCTCCTTTAGGGAAATCAAGAACGTTATCTAGGGCATCCATATCACCACCAGGACGGTCGAGATAATCAGATGTCAGATTGAAATTGTATTCAAGTCTGTCACTTTCCCATTGTGATGAGTTGTCAGTAAAACGAATAGTATTACCAACTTTTTGATTTAACTCACGAACATCATTTAGTAAATTAAAGAGGTCAGTGAGATAATAATCTTCGCCCTCAGCAAGAGCGTTGATAAGTGCTTGACGTGCAGAATCTTCTGCTTTTTCAAGATGGGACTTAATTGACATAGGGATTTCTCACAGAATTGAATTTACGATAGGCACATACATCTGGATCGGGATCAAGCCAGCGCACATACTCTACATCTTCTAGACAGATGTCTAGTTGCATTTGATTGTCAAGGAAATACATGTCTGTATAACGCTTAGTCCATTCATTCATTTTTTGAATGCGGTAGTCAGGTCTACCATTGATCTCTAGAAGACCGCACTGAACATAGCGGTAGGGAGATCTCTCAAGAATGACAGTGGGTTTCATAGGACGAAGGTGACGAGTGCTGCGTACCCAATAAGTATAGCACATAATCGGGTGAGGACAACGTAGTATTTACGAATTGGTGTGCCAAAATACTGTTGTCCGATCATGAGACACTTGTGGGCGGGTGAGATAAGGTATCCTGAATACTCAGTACAGAGGAACCACACCAAGTATTGAGGACCAAAGATTGCTACCAGAGCAGAGGTCATACCAGCATACTTACCAGATGAACCCATAGCATAGGCAGCAACCATTGCGACTAGAGAGGCAGGAATAAGCATCCCAGGCGTTGCTGCGTTGAGATACTCCATAACTGGTCCTTTCACCAATCCTACCACACCACCAAGGGCAAGGACAAGTGTAGCGATGATGGCAAACTTACCATCCAACCACTTGCCCCACTTCCAATCCTTAAACACAATGGAATAATAAATTGACATAGCAAGGAACCAAGGGAAGAAGAATGGTGCTCCTGCTTTACCTGTATTCAATAGAAGAATCACAGTAGCAATCAGTGGTGCCCATCCAGTGAGAGCACGTCGCCAGTTGAACTCACGAACATAATCTAGGTTGGGGACGACAGACGAAGATGGAACCTTAGTAAAGATATACCACCATGTGTATGTCAAGGTGATAATCAAAGGAACAATAGTATATCCCAGGAATGTTCCATAGGATACACCCATCACTGCCATAGGTAGAACAACTGTCTTCTCTAGTGGAGACCACCAGTAGTAATGGTGGACTGATAAGTAATCAATCACACCAAAATCAGAACGTCGTTCTTGATCTCTTGGAGCAATGGCATCTAAGAGTGGTGCTGATAAAGCAACACGTCCTGGAATAGGTAGTATACCACCCAACAGTGAGGTGATAATAACAAGGACACGATTGTCCTTGATGTATTTCTTTGCTAAAGCATATACATCCTCAAGAGCACTGTAATCACGGATGAATCCACCCAAGATCATAATACCAAAGATGTAACCCATGTAGAGTTCATTCTTAGCAATAGATTCTAATGTTTTAACTAGCATCGTCATGTGTTGTCATCATATCTTCCCAGTCAGTATCAGTAACCTGATCTGCTAGTTCTTTATATTCTTCAGCAGGGACTGCCATGACAGCAGTTCCATCTGGTTTACGAACTATAAAGGATTCACCTGCTTCGATGCGATCCATGTAAGCATCAAAGTCTTTTTCAAATTCAGCAAATGGAACTTCAACCATTGATCTCCTTAAAATCTTTTTCAAAAATTGCCAGACCAGAATCAGTCAGGACATGGTTATACATTTTGTCAAACACAGCAGGTGGCAATGTACATACATTAGCACCATAGAGGAAGCAACGCGAGACATGGTGGACATCTCTCAAACTGGCAGCAAGGATCTTGGTGCGAACACCATGAGCACAGTACAGACCAGAGATAGCACGAACAAGTTCAACACCACTAAAAGAATTATCATTCAAACGACCCACGAAAGGCGAGATGTATGTGGCACCTGCTTTTGCTGCCATCACTGCCTGAGCGGCGCTGAAACACAAGGTGACGTTAGTCTCAACACCTTGAGCGGTGAGTTCTTTACATGCCTTTAGACCCTCTACAGTGAGAGGTAGTTTGATCGTAACGTTGTCAGCAATATCACGATACTTAATAGCATTGGTAAGCATCTCAAAGCAGGAGTCACCTTCTACTTCAGCAGAGATGCTTTCAAAAGCAAAGTTAGTTGCTAGTGTTTTAATGAACTCCACATAGTCTACACCAGACTTACGAACTAGTGTAGGATTTGTAGTAATGCCATCGACTAGACCAGTCTTATAGCGGTCAGCAATTGCTTCGTAGTCAGCAGTGTCTAGAAAAATTTTCATATTCAGTGGGTTGATTATACTCCGATGCGTTGCTGCATCGAGATACATTGTTCTTTCATATTATACTGGAGTTTATAGTTCTTTGTCAAGACATAATACCCATTAATGGTCACTCCATCATCTGTCCACCCGTAGGCGATTACTTTTTCACATGCTCCATCGATAGTAAAGCATTTGTTACTATGTAAGTATTCGTGATAACGAGCGTCTAGATTAATCATTAGCGTTCCTCAAAAGTGATGCGACGGACCTTTCGTTGGCGTCGTTCCTCCTGGTATTTTAGGTCATCAGGTGTCAGGATACCATGATATTTGATGTTATTGTCATGTTTTGTTAGAACCACTTGACCCAGGTCAATAGCTCCTACCGTATCGTCCACAACCTTCATCTGATTTGGACATCCACAGAACTGAACTTTGCTATTGCTTGTCAGTTCTTTGTTACATAATTTACATCTTGCAGATAACATTAGTAAGCATTTAACCTCATATGAGTAATGCTCGAAGAGGGGATCGAACCCCCGACAATCTCCGTGTAAAGGAGGTGCTCTACCTCTGAGCTATTCGAGCGAGTGTCGGTAAGAGGACTTGAACCTCCACGTCATAAGACACCAGAACCTAAACCTGGCGCGTCTACCAATTCCGCCATACCGACTGGCGACTCAGGTTGGACTCGAACCAACGACCGACTGCTTAGAAGGCAGTTGCTCTATCCAACTGAGCTACTGAGTCATATCTTTTTAACTTTGCCAATGATAATGGTAAAAGTTTCCTCTACGATCACACATTGGATCTTCTGCAACTACACGATAAGGCAACATACGCTGTCCTTTAAAACTGGTCCTGTCTCCAATAATTGAATACGCTTCCAGAAGATTGTCTGTGTTTTTTAACCTAGCAACAACACTTGACTTTGCTGCTGGACGACGGTATAAGAAACCTTCGTATTGACCAGGAGCATAAACTACATCAGCAACATTGTTAGGGAATACAGGGGATTTAACCCTGTTAAGGATGGAAACTGCAACACAGTATTCATCTTTAGTTCCAGTTGCTGCTTCAACTTGTACTGCTCTCGCAAGGTGGTCATAGTCAGCAGGCGTCAACGCCAGAATCGTTTCCAAAATCAAAATAGTCTTTCCTGTAGTAGCGTCCGAGGATGTTGCTATTATAGTAGGCAGGGGTGCCATCTGTCAAGCTTTCCGTCAGAACACCATGTAAGAAGAGTTGGCGGGTCTCTTCGTAGTTGACTCGTCCTGGTGTGGTGTGTAAGGAGAGGATTTCTCTAGCAAAAGACTCCCGTCCATACTGTTTAATATCCTCTTTAAGCTCTGGACAACTTCCATAGTAGTTTCTCCAGTCACTCTCACTTGTAACTCTTCGCCGCTTGCCAGTAGTATTATTACTTCTAGGCTTTCGTTTTTGCCAGAAGTATTTTCTACCGATGTAGGAACGGTTGGCGGTGCTACAGGTAATTTTGTAAACAAAACCATAGTTGTCCCCAATAAGAGACCCGTCAAAGACGCTGCCATGATAGATCCAGGGATTTGGATACTCTTTATTTTCTGCCACATACTCATGATATAACCTCCATTATTTATTCAGTCCCATGGGTCACGTATTTGTATTTTATTGCCTGTAGTTGAAATGCTTTTGCTAGACTTGACGGACCCCTTGAGAGGAGATCTCTCTCCTCCTGACTGGGTAGGTTTGTCTGTAGAAGGTCTTCCCTCCAACCAGGTAAAGAGTAGTTTATCACAACTCAAAACCAGCGAACGTATCTTTTTCAACATCTTGTTTAATACTCCCAATTAGATATGATTCCACTTCTGTTTCCTGAGGAGCAACTTGCATACCTTTAGAAGATAACCAGTGCTCTGTCCATGGAAGAGGGTTATTACTAACAGGAGTATCAAAAATTGCCTTTAATCCAATAGACTTTAGACGACGATTAGCAGTCCACTCAACATACTTAGCAAGAAGTTTGTCATTAAGACCAATAAGAGATCCATCTCGGAACAAATACTCTGCCCAAGACTTCTCTTCTTCTACACACTCACGGAACATCTGATAGACATTCTCTTCCTCTTCCTTAGCAATCTCAACCATCTCAGGATCATCACCTTCCAACCACTTTTTGATAATATTCTTGGTGATAGTCATGTGCTGACTCTCATCTCTAGCAATAAGACCAATAATCTTAGCAGATCCTTCGAGAAGTTTGAGTTCACCAAAAGCAAACGAACAAGCAAATGATACGTAGAAACGAATACCTTCTAGGATATAGACATTAACAACAGCACGATACAATTTACGCTTGAGTTCACGAAGTTCTATCTGTGCTGTTGGAACTTCATCCAAAGCATGTTCCCATTGATTACCAGCACCCCATTCCTGTGCTGCCTGTAGAAACTCATCATAAGCACTAGTAACTGACTGTGCTCTAGCAAGAATCCTGTCATCATCTAAGATTTTATCAAAGACATCAGAAGGATCAGCATATACATTCTTGATAATGTGGGTGTAGGAGCGACTATGGATCATCTCCATGGTCTGCCAAATGTTCATGGCACCCTCAAGTTCGGGTAGGCTGCAATAAGGCATGAAAGCCATGCCAGGACCACGACCTTGTACGGAGTCAAGGAGGATTTGATACTTAAGGTTCGACGTAAAGATGTGTTTCTGTGCATCATTTAAAATTTGATAGTCAGCGCGATCTTTCTGTAAAGATACCTCTTCAGGACGCCAAAAATAACCTAGTTGTTGCTGTGTAAGTTTATCAAACACAGGATACTTAAACTTATCGTATCTCTGAACCCCAAGAGGGGGTCCAAAGAACATCTTTTGCTTGGTGCTGTCAACAATACTTGTATTGAATACTGTCATACCATCTACTTGACTACGCATTTGATTATTTGTTCTAAATTTTGCAACTGTCACAGTCTTCCTCCTCGGTTTCTAGAATTTGGGATAATAAGTCTTCGATAGATTCTTTTTTCTCCTCTATTGGTTCCTGCAGATCATCTTTGTTATCATATGTGTTTTGGTAATAAGAAGTTTTCCATCCATACTTGTAAGTTTTCAGGAAATCACCTGCCATGACAGATACTGGAACCTCATTATTCTCATAGTTCTCTGGATTGTAACTCCAGTTGCCAGAAATTGCCTGATCAAAGAACTTTTGCATGGCAGCAACGATTTTGATGTATCCATCATTGCCCTTCATATCCCATAGAAGAGTGTAGTTATTCTTGAGACTACCATACTGAGGAACGATCTGTTTGAGTGGTCCCTTTTTGCTTTTTTTAGTGGACAGAAAGGCTCTAGGTGGCTCGATTCCATTTGTTGCGTTTGACACAACGGAACTGCTTTCTGATGGCATCTGAGCAGACAGTGTTGAGTGCCTGAGTCCGTAGGTGGCGATAGATGTCCTAAGAGAATCCCAATCATGATTCAACTCCGTTCCACAGAACTCATCGATATCACGCTTGTAAGTGTCGATTGGGAGGATACCGTCTGCATACTTGGTTCTATCAAAATATCCACACTTGCCCTTCTCTTTAGCGATGGCATTACTTGACTTGAGCAAGTAATATTGGAAAGATTCAGACAAGTCGTGGACGAGTTTCCATGCTTTTGGATCATCATAGTGTTCTCCTTGTTTTGCTAAGTAATGTGCTAAACCGATATAACCAATACCAAGAGACCTACGGTTTTTGGTGCTCAATTCTGCTGCTGCGACTGGATATTCTTGATAGTCCACCAACTCCTCAAGACCACGTACAGCAAGATCACAGATTTCCTCAAGTTCCTCTTTCTTAGAGACTTTACCCACGTTAATAGCAGACAAGATACAGAGGGCAATTTCGCCATTAGGGTCATCGATGTGCTCAAGAGGTTTTGTTGGAAGAGTAATCTCTTGACAGAGATTAGACATGCTAACCTTATCTTTAAAGGATGAATGTGAGTTACAGTGGTCAATATTCATCAAATAAAGACGACCGGTCTCTGCTCTCTCTTTCAAAATATCTAAAAAGAGTTCCTGTGCCCCGATAGTCTTTCTTGGAATAGACTGATCTGATTCATAGTCCACATAGCAAGCGTCAAATGCATCAGTACCAAAAGCATCATAGAGACCTGGTACGTCATGCGGTGAGAAGAGGCTAATCTCTCCATTCGCAATGAAACGTTCGTAGAAAAGTTTTGAAATTTGGATTGAGTAGTCAAGTTTCCTCACTCGATTGTCTTCTGTTCCTTTATTGTTCTTAAGAACAATAATATCTTCTATTTCCTGGTGCCAGATAGGAAAGTGAACTGTAGCAGAACCACCTCTGATGCCGTTTTGAGTGCAACATCTGACAGTGCTTTCAAACTTTTTAAGGAAGGGGACAACGCCTGTGTGTTGTACCTCGCCGCCTCTAATCTTAGAATTGATGCCACGAATTCTGCCTGCGTTAATACCGATACCAGCCCTCTGTGCGACGTACCTACCAATAGCCATATCGCTGCTAAAGATACTATCGAGGGAGTCATTAGCATCAACGAGAACACAAGATGCAAATTGACGGAGCGGTGTCCGAACTCCCGCCATGATTGGCGTTGGGATGTTGATCTTGTGCTTGCTGATTGCGTTGTAGTATCGTCTGACATAATCCAGTCTAGTCTCTGTAGGATAATTTTGGAAAAGAGTTGCCGCAATCATCATGTACATGTATTGAGGAGTCTCATACATTTCACCACAACTACGATCCTGAACCAGATACTTATCTACTACTTGGCGAAGACCAGCGTATGTAAACAACATATCACGATCATGATCCATATAGGAATCAATCTTGTTCCACTCTTCCTGAGTATATTTACGCAAGATACTATCATCATACACACCAGTTGAAACACATTTCTGTGCGTGATCCAACACCGTAGGATAACCTTGAACCCAATCAGGTCCAAAAACTTGCTTGCGAACTGCGAATAAAAGTAAGCGAGCAGCAACGAACTGATAGTTAGGATTGTCCAAACTAATCAAATCACTAGCAGAGCGAACAAGGATTTCTTGAATGTCGCTTGTCTTAATTCCATCAAAGAACTGGAGACCCGAACTCATTTCCACCTGAGAGGCACTCACACCGCCCCCTAGACCCTCACATGCCTCTTCTACCATCTTATGGATCTTATCAAGGTTCAACGCCTCTACAGCGCCGTCTCGCTTCTGAACTTTAATACCATGTCCGTTTGTCATACTTTCTTCCAGTCGTTTAATTTAAGGGTTGCTTCTAATCCAGCATAGACATTAGAGTCTACCATGTTCTGAACGTCGTGTCCAGCAAGGAACATATCGTTTATGTCCTTTTCCTGTATCTTCTTTGGCCAAATGACTACCTTATCTCCTCGGTCAATAACTTTAGAGATTCGATTGACGATTTCTTTGTTGCGTGGTTCATTATCAAATACCCAGATGTAATTGTTCCAACCAAATGTTCTAACATCAGCATCAGATCCTGCCATAGCAACAGAATTACTGAGGAAGGTAGCATCAAATGGTCCTTCCACAATGTATACAGGTTTGTCGTCTTGTATTTTATCCAGTCCGAAGATCTTTGGGTGTTCTTCGTCTAGCATGATCGTTATATATCTTAGTTTTGCCTTAGGGGCGAGCGATCTGCCTTGGTATCCAAACAGGTTACCTTCTTTGTCTCGGAATGGAATAATAATGCGAGCACTATCTTGTCTAAGGGTATCAAACATCTTCTTTTGCTCATTTGTCCAAGCTTTAAACTTGGGACAATAGTAGAAGTAATCTAGATCTTTGATCCCTCGGTTCTCAAGATATTCTCTTGCCGGGTGAGATATATTTAGCGAAGAAATCTTTTCAAGATTTGTATCTTTCTTGGCAAATTTTGGTGCTTTGAATTCAAACTTAGGATTGGGTACAGTAGTTCCCTTACCAGTCCTACCATCTTTAAATTTCTCCATGACATATTGATCATGGAGAAACATATCCTGGTCCTTTAAAAAATTAGAAAGTGTTCTACCCATGCCACAGTTATGGCACTTAAACACGAAGTCATTCTTGATCTTAAAAAGATAACCCCTCGTTTTATTCTTCCTCTTTTGTGAGTCACCACAGTAAGGACACCTGAAATTATACAGGTCTGCCTTCTTGCGACTAAAAAGAGTCAAACGAGAGGATACTAGTTGTATATACTTTACGTCAATGAATGACATTCATTACTAAGAATTCGCTGGTCCTATAATAGCAGCGTTTGCTTGGGGTGTCAACATTTTCACGAGAGGTGGAACCACTTGTAATACTGCCACAAGGGTCGCGAGGACTGCTCCTGCACCGATAACAAACTTTGCGTTGGTATCCACTTTCTTCTGGATCTTGCTGATCCTATTCTGAACCACTTCATGATCCTTGTCATGCCTTTCCTTCATCTCTTCCAGCATACCGATGATAAGTTTATCGGCACGTTCAGATTCATCCAAACGATTTTCATGGCGCTCCAAGATTACAGCAACTCTGTTGCTGTTCTCTGAGATTGTTCCAACTGCTCTTTCGAGCTTATCAAGCATCTCTTTCGAGAGGTCTTCATAAATATCGAGTTTTGATTCTAATACTGCTAATCTACCAAGACCGAATGCCATACTTAAACGTTCCTTACTGCGAAATTGAGTGCTGTTTGATATGAAGAAGCATCTTTATTCAGCAGATACTGGAACTGTTGCTTATGACTATCATCTAATTGAGCATAGCAAGCAGCAATACGTTTTGCCGAGAAGTTATCAAGGTTCTGTGTAGATCCATCGCCAAATTGTACCTTAGCAAATGATCCTTCACCTTGTGGATTAAGTTCTGATGTCGCAACGTCTAATGCAACTTGAACTACATCTTGATTTTCAGTCATAATTTCACCTGTGGGTTCATAAGAATTTTTTTGTTGGACCTTTTTTTCTTGATCCTTTGCCTTCTTTTTAAAGTCAGACATACGTGCCTTCATGAGAGTATCCATCTCACCAGACTTATTCATCATTTTTTCTTTCGCCTCTTTACGCTTTTTCTGCATTTCTTTTTGGCGATTCAGTTTCTTACCCTGTTGGATAGTCTTCTGTGCCCTCTCTGTATCGGACACAATTGCTTCGTCAATTTGTGTTTCTAGTTGTTCTTTCATTTTTCTTTTTTGTATACGATCGAAGAGGGTACGAGCGCCGGATGTGCGCCCATCAACTTTGTCTTGGTTGTTCTTTTTATACTTACGGTGCTGTCTAGGATTCACCATAACAAAAGCAGGTGGCAATTGAAGACCAGAACCGTCTCCTGCCATCATTTCATTTAAATTAGATTCAGACTTTTTAGACATTCTTCGTCAGCATCAGTAAAGTTAAGTGGTAATCTATTTAGAAACAACATGAAAGCAGTAATCTGTTTCCAATATGTTGCTTCTGTCTTGTAAAACAACAACGGAGTTGCTGCGTCACCAAACACATTATATAATACAATCACATGATTTAAAATAAGATGTGTTTTTAACTCACCCGTCGTCTCGTATCTTTTTAGTAATCTTTTGATATACTTAAATCTTTTTAAGTCTTCTTCAAAATCGCTATAAGTTACTGACGACGGGTTGTTATAATTTTGAATAGCAAAGAAGAGCCAGTTGTCTGGCGTCAATTCATTGAAGTTCATTCATCAACTTCCGAAGGTTAGTGTTGCAGCACCATCTGACATTACTTCTTCAGTACCACCCGCAGAGGTGATCTTGACTCTAAACTTGTTACCGTCCAGAGTATCGCCAGCGAGACCACTGTAAGCAAGAGTTGCTGTCGTGAAGTCTGCATAAGTAATACCCGTGTCTGTGCCAGCAGCGATGTTAACCCAACGCTTACCAGTTGCAGTTTGACGCTGCCACTGATATGCAAGTGCTCCAGGTGTTCCTGTTGTCGTAGTGGTGAGGGTATAAGTACCAGAACCTGAAGAAGATGTAGAGTTAGCAGGTTGAACCGTAATGGTAACTGCCGATGCTACATCTGCTGCGATAGTATCATCTGCCTGAGTTTCTGTGCCGTCAGGGTTAGCAATAAAAATCAATTGCTCTGCCTTATGACGGGTTGCGCCAGAAGAATCAGTATAGGTGAAATAAGACCACCAACCAGGACCAGTGATACCACGGGACTTAGTTTCGTTTAGTTGTGCTTCAGTCTCGTCAACGAAGACTGTAGTTTTTGCTTGACTTGACGCTGCAATGCCTACACCAGCTTTGGTTTTATTTGCATTGCTGTCAGTTCTTCCGTATAGAGACATGTTTATTCAGCGTTTATTTTCCTAATGGTTATTTATATTCTCAAGAATCTTTGCGAGCAGCAATCGCTTTCGATACAACTTCTAGAAGTTGATCGTCCATGTCAGTCTTAGTTAACTTAACTGCTTTAGCAAGAATAGCAAGACAGATCTCAACAAGTTTCTCGCCCAGTTCTTCATTTTCTGGAATTTTATTAACAGCATCAGAAATAATTTTGGATGCTAGTGGAAGTAGAAAGGATAACATTGGTTCATGTCATAGAGCATGAACTATTTATTTCTCCCACTCGTCTAAAATAGATGTCAATTTTGACATGAACTGTTTAAAATTTAAAAGTGTTCCAGAACGGTAGTCGCGTCTTGCTTTTGCTACACCAGTTTCAAAAGATTCTTCTAGCGGATCAAAACCTCTGCCTTTAACAACAGCAGACCATGGAGCATACAAAGGACCCTGATAGTTCTTTGACTCATTAGTAGGTTTAGTAACCATGCCCTTCTGTCCGTCATTAACAGTAGGCATGACTTCTACAGTGCTCTTTTCTTTTTTCTTGGTTTTTTTATTACAGCAACTTTTCTTACAATCTTTGGGGCAACTACTGCCACAATCTTCGCGAAGTTGTTTGAATGTTTTCATTTTTTCTTTGACATACCAATGATCTTAGAGACCTTCTTACGACGCATGTGGAGATACTTGTCAGACTTATCTACATCGCCATCGTTATCGATGTCAGCATCTGCCTTACCTACGGGGTCAAGTTTCTTTTCAGTGAGTTCATCACCTTCATATTCAACGCCTGCTTTTACACAGTTGTTAACTTCTTTACCACCTTTTTTCTTGGTGCCTTGCTTCTTATATCCTTTCCAGCATGAGGTGTTGCCGTTGTCATCAACGCCATCCATCTTTACTTTCTCGATGACATAAATCTCGCCATCGATCTCATACTCTTCACGCTCAAGAACTTCTACTTCTTCTTTCTTGACCGTTTTCTTTGCTTTCTTTGCTTTTACTGTGGTGTCTTCAATTTCAGCACCATTGGACTGCTGTGGCATACCATCAAATGCTGCTTCGCTGATGGTAGTATTCTGGAAGGTGTCTCCACCCATCCACTTACCATATGCTTCCATCAACTCAGACGAAAACTCGTCATTATTGTTAACACTATTGACTGTCTTCTGATACTTCATCGTTTAACAAGGAGGTTCTTCTCGTATTATTTATAGATCTAATATTCTTAATCCACTCCCTAAACATATTACCTTCTTCAGAAATTACGATAGCATAGTTTCCACCTACTCTATGGAGATGTCCCTTTTCTCCTGTACGTGATGACATAACAGCATCACCTTCTTTAAATATTTCTTCCTGCCTCTGCTGTTGCCGTAGTGCTTCTTCTCGTAGTTTCTTGAAATCTTTCATTTAAAATTCGCAGGTAGATTTGCTTGTATCTCAATCATCATTTGTTTACACTGTTTATCATTCAATGCTCTGGGAATACCAGAACGAAATGTTTTAAAGTCATTAGCAAATGCCGCACGTCTCATCTTCGTTCCAGAAATAGCAAAGGTATCTCCATCAGCATCTCTGCTACCAGAAGATTGTATCTCGATCTTTCTGAACGAGAAGTCTTTGCCATTGTATTTGTGTAAGAACTGCATCGCACTAACACGATCAGATCCAACTAAAAATACAACTTCATTATATCCCCCCAACATTAAGTCCTGCATAATAGCAACAGGATCTTTGGGTCCAGACATCATCTTACCACGATGTTCTGGAAACATCAAGTTCATGTAATACAATTTACGATCAGGTGGTAATGGGTTCTTACCTTTAGTATCAAACGTCTGAGAAATATAGATCCGATAGTCATGACTACCCGCGATACGTTTCACCCCATCAAAGTTATCTTTGTGTCCTGTGGTAGGTGGTTGAAACCTACCAAATGTAAAGTAGCAAGTATTACAATTTAACGCCATTGCTTCTGTAGGGTGAAGTTATTGTATGCAAACTCCAGGCGATTAACAAACTTAATCATGCTGCCATCTTTGTGAAGAACATATCCTTCAGGAGTTGTAACCTTATATCCCTTTTCAGTTTGAACGTATGTTCTAAACTCTTCCAGGTGGTCCAGTTTATCTATAACCATTTGCTTGACTGCTTGCAGTTCTTTATACAAAGTAAGCATTGCTTTGAACTTGTATACATTATCTACTACGTAGTTCTGACTACCATATACAAGTTCTCTCTTCTTAGTCAGGTTCGCAACTGTCTTGATCTTGGCAAGTTCTTTACTTGTTTTCTCTTCATAAAAGTTCAACATGTCATACATCGTCTCATCGATGTTAGAGATACTACGAGCATTCTTGATCTCATTATTAAAGAACTGCTTGAGATAAGATGCGATGTGAAATTTAGCATCACCAGTAGTACCTGTCTTGGCAACTAATTCATCCAAGAAATTGCCACAGATACCACACATGCGTTCAATCTTAGTAATATAGTTGTCGAATTTTCTTATCTCTGATTTAGAAAACCCAACCCTATCCATAGGTGTATCATTAGGAATCACAGCACATTCAGTAATTTTATTGAATGTATTAATAGGAGCACCAGCTCTTGCCTGCATCTCAGCAAGAGAATCGCCAGTGTAGTGCGTATGGAACACTACTCCAATCTTAGATCTCCCAACTTGTTTACCAATATCGTGGTCAGTAGGGATGCCATAAGTAATAGTGTTTGGTCGAAATGTGTATAGTCTCTCTCCATCAACCACCTCTGTATTTACGGTAGAATCTGTATATAATAAATCCCCTTGGATAACTCCTTTGATACCCAACTTACTAAAGTAGCGTAGAGAAAATTTTAGTTTCTCAGCAAGATCTCCCGAGTAATAATTATCAACTGCTTCTTCAGAGAAACAAGTCTTAGGTTCTGTCTTATTAAAGACTGACTTAGTTCCAACAAAGAACAAACCAGACAGAGGATCAACACCACAAACAACAGAAGGAGCACCATCCCATTTGGTTTGCATGAAACCACTGCTCTCCTGCTGACCCAACATCTTCCTCAGTTCCTTGAGAAATGATACTGCTGCCTTGCATCCATCAACGCCATAGTTCAGCATCTCATCTTCCAAGTGCTCTAGGTGCTTGAGTTGTTTGACGTTTGACATGACTTTATTGTACTCTAGTATGAGGTGCCTTGGGAGATTGATAGACGGTTTGCCAACTGGTTCAATCCATCAACTTCACATACACAGATGATTTATCAGTTTGAGAAGACGCATAAAGATACAGAGCTCTCATAATTTCATCACCCTTACCAGAAGTTGATATACAATCAAGTAATCTCAGACTCAACAATTTGGAATATCTCCAAGATTGATTTCTTTGGTATATTTCACCAAGTGCCTGAGTATCATCTTTTGGTAATCCAGATGCATTATACTTTTTAAGTAATTTTAAAATGTCTTCTGAAATTTGTCCTTTGTGAGATTGGTTTTTAGGATCACAGTGCTGATGAAAAGTTGTATTCTCATATCCACTTGTAAGTCCAGCATAAGAAACTCCCAGAGAGTTTAATATAGTTGTCACACTACCACCACCTGCACGACCACCAGCAGCTGACGATGCTTTCAATTCCAACTGCCAAGATCCTTTTGTATCACCAAAGTTTCTAGATTGAAACTTGTCATAACCACCAGTATAATAATAAAGATATGCATCCATAGGATAGTTATCTTTATTATCTTTTTTTGATGATGTCTTATAAACTAAGTCGTACTTTTTAAAACCATACTTAGATGCTTTTAATGCGCGAGCATCTCTACGGTAATTAAGAACTTGCATCTTAACTCTACCAGCAATTCGTTTCAAAGATACACCAATCAATTCCTTGGATTCATATTTTGTTTTAATAAAATTATTGATATCATCTACAGTTTGTAGAGCATCAAGTTCAGACATATTAAGAGAGTTATCTACCATCCAAATGTCTGCTGGATTCCATTTATCTTCAGAAGAAAAAGATACTCTAATATTAGGATCGCTCTTCATCTGAGCATTTACTTTTTGAAATGCTGCTTTGATTTCTTTATCGTCTGGTCCACCACCACGACAGAAAGTATATCTTCTACCTCCAGAATTTCTACCGAAGACATCCCAAAGTTTATTAGCACCTTTGATAGAAGAATGATGCCATGAAAGATCTAAAGCATCACCATAAATTTCTTCAAGTTTTGCGTCTATATCAATATACTTTGCTGCCTGTTGGAAATCTTCATCAGTAATTATTTTTGAAGAGTCAATTCTATCCCCATAAACATAGAAAGCAAGAGCAGCATATAGACATTGAGCACACTCATTACGCTGTGTTTCTGATGCGCCTCCTCCTGATCCACCACCTGCTTCTGGTTTTACTTCTACTCGAATAGATTTAGAAATTCCACCAACAACAATAGGAATATCAATCTGTTGATTGTCTCTGCTAGCAACAGCGTCTGAAAATGTTTCTGTTAAATTTCTAGTTATTCTATTAGCTGCTACTGCTCTACCGCTTTTAGGAACTAAAACTTTAATGCCAAAGAAGATCTTTTTTCTCTTGTTTGCAGCATCACTAGGATCAACTGCAGTTTTAACATCATAGTTAAAATAAGCAAACTCTTTTCCTTGAGGATCAGCACCAGCTAATGCTTCCTGAACCTTACGGACTGCTACTTCCCACTGTCCTGTAATGTTTACCCTTCCTTGCTTAGACATAAAAAAACCTCCCGTCTAACTATTTAGAGGGGAGGTCGAGATAATCTTTTTCATTTTGATAGGGGTGCGTTTGTCCTGTCCATAGTCTATACCCTTCCTTGACTTCTGGCAAGAGCCACTGGTCCACACGAACACAATACTCCCAGTTGACAGGGTGAGCACAACTCACCACTACAACAGAAAAGAATGCTCGTAGGTGGATCCAGAGACTGAACATTATCGGTCGCCAGCAGCACGAACTTCTGAGTTATGAACATTGAACTCACCACCTGGATAACGCTTCTTGAGTTTGTTGACGTTAGTTTCAATTACCTCATCGAAGGATATATCAAGTGCCATTGTAGCTTGAGCAACATACCACATAACGTCACCCAACTCAATAATGAGATGCTCACGATTATCTTCGTTCCACGGTTTTCCTTGGAAGACCATTTTTTTAATGATCTCAAGGAACTCACCGCCCTCAGCATTAATTCCAACACCAGCAGTAAGAAGTCTCTCAATATTGGCACCTTGTCGATCAAGATCCCCGATACGATCAGCAAAGTCAACAAAGTTTGTAGAAGCCTCTGAAGTAACTGCTGAAACAAATTCTTCATAGCGTTCAAATTTAATAGTCATACGTTCCACTCAGCAAATTTAGATAGTCGGTTTTGTGTTTGTGCAAATTGTGAGAACTCTTCACCAGGGTCCTCTTCGTTAATGTTGATGTCAGAAGCATCTTCCGCTACATCATACAGCCTCATCTTGGATCTGTCAATTCCCACCATGAATTTTCGTGAGGCAGCGGTTTCGTTGTATCTGTTCTTAAGTTGTTTGACCATGATGCGACCCTGTTGTTCAAGTTCATCAGTACTGATAAGAGCAAACATAAAGTCAGCAGTGGCAGGCAAACCAAAAGACTCAGAAGTATCGGTAAGGTCAGGATCACTATTGCCATAACCACTGCGAGTAGTTTGAGTAGCTGTGACAATAGGAACATTACATTCCACAGCAAGACCCCGAAGCTCCTCAGCAATCGCCTTGACATACGTGTAAGAATTGACAATCGCACCTTTATACCTCGCTGATGCACAGATGTTTAGATAATCAATATAGATTATATCTGGTTTGAAATCTCTCTTGAGAGACAGATCACTTATGAGTGATTTAAAATGTCCAGCATGTGCTGATGCTGTGGGATACTCTTTGATAATAAGTTTGCCTCTAGTTTTCCTAGAGATCTCTTGAACTTTAGAATTGAAGATAACTTCAGGTAGTTCAGCAATATCTTTGATAGAAACATTTAAAAGATTCGCGTCAATTCGTTCAGCAATTTTCTCCTCTGCCATTTCACATGTAATATAGAGTACGTTCCTCCCCTGGGTGAGTGCGGCACCAGCGCAATGGCACATGAATAGAGACTTGCCGACACCCGTTCCAGCAAGAGCGACACTGAGAGTCTTGTTAGAGATACCACCTTTAGTAATATAGTTAAACTTTTCCAGATCAAAGGGAACCTTCTCTTCTTTGCGGTGATAGAATTCATAGCGGTCTTTTGCTTGTTCAATGTAATCGTGTCCTATGTGTTCGTCGAACGATACTGCCAAGGCTTCTTGTAAGATACCTGGGATCGCATCCTTTGATATTTTTTTATCGCCTCCATCTGCGATCTTGATCGAGGACATAAGGGCGAGATAGATTGCTCTGTCTTGACACCACTTTTCGGTTGCGTCGAGGAGCCACTCGTAGTCAACCCATTCGTCTGTGAGTCCTCGTATTGTCGATAACGAATCTCTGAACGTTTCGTCAGTAAGATCATTACGATTTTGGAGATTAATCGATAAGACTTCCTGAGTAGGAACTTTGTCATACTTACCAGCAAAGTCAGCGATCTCTTCAAAGATAACTTTCTCATGATACTCCTCAAAATAATCTGCTCTTAGGAAAGGGACTACCTTACGATAATACTCTTCAGTGAAGATGAGATTACGTAAGATAGTTTGTTGAATGCGCTCAGTTGCCATAGGAGAATTCTTGCTGTGCTGCTTCTTCAAGTTTAACCATTACTTCTTCCGTGAAATACTTCTCGGGATCTGCAAGAATTGATTTGGGATATACAGAGGTGCCGTCAATCTTAATACGATTTCCAACTTTCTCAAAGACTCCATACTTCTCACCCAGTTCCAATAGTCCATAGTATTTGTCAAGTCCACGTTCATCAAAGAACAAACGTGTCTCAATTTTACTACCTTCTTTTGTTAAACGAGATTTCTTTGCCTCACACTTGATGATGTTACCTACTAATTCAGTACCATCTTTCTCTTTCTTCTTACCAAGGTAAATGATTGTGGAAGCAGCATACTTAAGACCTGTTCCCCCACCCATTTCTTTCATCGGAACATAAGAACCGATAACATCATATGTATGGTTGGTAACAATCATAGGAACAGATGCCTGTCCTAGTTTGAGGGTAAGCACACGAAAGGCACCCTTGATTAACTGACTCTTAGTCATGTCCCTGACCTGCTTGTCATTAGCAACGTCTTCCATCTCCTTAGATGTTGAAAGCATACCAAGAGAGTCTAATACAAATAGCATAGGAACCCTCTCGTCTTTAGGTTCTTTCATATACTTGTCTAGGATACGACAAGCTTGTGTCCTAAACTCTTCAATCGTTGCGACAGGCATGATGATCATACGTGAACTGTCAATGCCACGAGTCTCAATCATATCACGCGAGATAGCAGATTCAGACTCAAAATAAATGACTCCACCCGTAGGATTATCAGCAAGGAAATTACTAACGACGCTGAGAGCAAAAAAAGTCTTGCCAGTGCTTGATTCTCCTGCCAAGGCAGTAACTTTATTGGAGGGTAGACCCCCAAACAAAGAACCACTAACCAAGGCATTAAAGATGTAAGAACCAGTATCAACGTAAGATGTAATGTCGCCAGCAGCAACCCCTTCACTAACACGACTAGCAAACTCATTGCCACTATCCTTAATTACAGAATCTAAGAATCCCATTTTTCTACATTTTCCTCGTAAAAGTTTACATAATTATAAGACTGCTTCATGAGTTTAGAAAACCCAATAGCAGTTTTGTAGTCCTCAAAGCACTTAATGTCCTCTGGTCCCACTTGACCGACAAGATGGTTAGTCCATGTCACAACAAAGATTCTCTTACTCATCCAAAGAAACTCGTAATAGTAATGGTTTTCTCGTGTTGCCACCCGACACAGTATAGCACGTTTTTGAGTGGTTCGAGAAAAGACTTTTCAAATTGTGTCTGGTAGTCCACATACTTCTCGATACCAAACTCCTTGGGCAACTCGCCAAAGAAACTAATCACATTCTCATGCAACGGGTTTGGTGTCTTGAGATACATGAACTTGATCTTTTCACCTTCTTGAATAAGTGGATGCTTGTTCTCTACCTTATGCTTTTTGACATAATGGTTATAGAGTAGAGCACCTCTTACCGCAATGGGGGTTCCTTTCTGATAGATTTCATGTGGGTGTCTATATTTCGCAAGGTTGTTAACTCCTCTAGGGAAAGCGACTTCTTCATAGGGTCGCAGTCTAGTCTCTGCTCGCACGACATTGATGAAATCGATAAGTTCATCATTTGTTTTGCCGATAATAATCTTAAACGCTGCATATAACTTATCCCTAAAGTACGCTGGAGTAGAAGACCTCGCAGTCTCAAGACCCATGATTTTCATCTTGGGCTCATTATATCTAACTCCTTCACTGTCCCATACGTTGAGAATGTAACGCTTCTTCGCAGTCCAGATACCACGATCAGCAATATTCTCACGTTTCATACTCATCTTTTGTTCATACGCCGAAACGTAATTCGCAAGTTCCTGATAAGAGGATTCGATGAATGGTTCCAACTTGTCTTCACAGATCTTATCAAGTATCGAAACAATTGCTGCTTTATCGCCAGACTTATTAGCAAAAAATTTATCAACAAGAGGTCCAAGATTAAGATAGATCGAGTCGGTATCGCTAGCGATGACATAATCTACCTTCTCTGTTTTTAAAAGAGTATTTAGATACTCATTCATCTTGTTCTCAATCCATCTGATAGAGACCTGACCAGATAGAGTGATTGCTTCAGCATTAGCAAGACGATAGTATCTGAAGTGTTCGTTGCCGATAGCACCATAAGCAGAGTTCAAAGAAATCTTCTTTGCCATCTGGATGTTATTACAACGGGCGATCTCTTTCATAAGTTCAACAGTAGGAGTCTTCTCATACTGTTGCTTCGCCTTGATCATTCTCTTCTTGAATATAACACGACTGTCATACATCTTCTTCATCATTTGCGGCAGGAACCCGTGCTTATCTTTACGATACTGAGCTCCATTAGCACACACAGCATACTCACGATCAATCTCTACCTGTCCATCAAGGATCTTATCAACCGTAACTGTTGAATGTCTCTTGTCGAGTAGTGTCTCGGGCGAGATGTTGTACTGCATAATGAGATGAGGATACAGAGAGTTGAGATCAAAAGACACCACCCAATCATAGAATCCAGGTTTCGGTTCCTTAACATAAGCACCAGCATACTTCTCTGTTTTAGTTGCGCTTTCTTTCTTAGGGGGAATAGCAATCTTACGCCTAAGAAGTTCACAGTAGATGTAGTTGTCCCACATCTTTACCTGACTAAACACGTCCTCATAGTTCACCTTAGCATCATATGCCATGGTGTATGCGAGTTCAACTAACTTCATCTTATCATCTAGTTGATCCACCAAACGAACGTCATGAATATTATATTCAATAAACTTTTGCCAGTCTCCCTCGTAGAACTCCTTGAATGTATCAAATTCTGAGTGATCTAGTTTCTTAGATCCGAGTTCAACAAAAGCAATATGGTCTAGACGATATGATTCTTGGTTAGTGTAAGTAAACTTCTTATACAACTCAAGGTAATCAAGTTGCGAGATGCCAAGCATATCGATAGAGAAGTTCTTACGACCTTTGATAAAGATCTCACGTTGCGACACAAGTTTCCAAGGCGACAACAGTTTCACAAACTTCTCACCCATAATACGATTGATACGATTATGGATGTATGGCATATCGAACAGTTGACAGTTCCAACCGGTGACCACATCAGGATAGTTCTCCTGCCAGAAATCAAGGAAGGCACCCATCATGCTCTCCTCAGACCTGAAGTGCATGTAGTCAACCATCTTATCCTGGTTGTCAAATGGACGTGCTCCAAACACCGTTATACGACCACTGAAAGAGTCCTTGATACTGATAGCAAGGATCTCTTGGTCTGCCGTTTCGATATCCGGAAACCCATTTTCAGCAGCAGTCTCAATGTCAATAGTAAAGACACGAATCTTGCTGCTATCAAACTTCAGTTCCTCTTCAGGATGCTGCTCCGCAATATACTGATACAGGAAACGAGAGTTTCCATAGATGTCAAAGTCATCTACCTCTTTGTATTGTTTTATAAACTCACGAGCATCATTGATAGAACCAAACTTATGTGGTTCTACACAATCACCTTCTAGTGTTTTCCACTCAGAATAATTCTTACTAGGCAGATACATCGTGGGGTTGAAAGGAACCCTCACGCTGTAGCGATTGCCATTCTCATAACCACGGACAAGCAGACGATTGCCTGCTTGCTCAACACTAGTGTAAAACTTCATTCAAGAGATTCGATATAACGAGCAAGGAGTGCCTTGCTTGGATTAGTCACAACAGTCAGGTCAGAAGACCTAACGTTGAATTCACGTTCAGCAGCATGAGGAGCCCATTGATTTATTTGACCTTCACAGTCTACCACATAGGGTTCGATCATCCACACGTCAGGGTCACCTGGTAAGGTGTCCCCTTCAGCAGGTTCTACCTGAGCGATGATCCACTCATTCTGTAACTTGATTAGGTTCGCTGTTATCTCCATTAGTCTCCTCTACATCATAGAATAATTGATCTTCAGTAATTCCAAAATTACCAAGTTCAGTAACAAAATTACTAAGAATATTATTATCTGGATAAGTAACAGCAATCAAATGCTCACCAGGAATTTTAAACTCTTGAACTGGTGTAAAAGGACACCAGCGAGTATATTGGATAGGCAAAGTTCCATCTTCGTTTTGATCTCCTAAGGACAAAACATAAGGATAAAGAAGTCTATACCCAAGTACTTTATCATCATCACCTTTAATGTCACCAAAAAGACAAAGAAGTGTTTCGTTAGTGGTTAGTTTTACAACGCGAACATTATGATTCGTCTTCAGTTGTGGTGTTTCCTGTGTCTGTTCCGTCATTTTGCTTTTCTCGTTTTTCTGTGATTTTATTTTCATATGCTTCTTGTAGTCCAGGTTCTGGATTACTAATCGTCATGATACAATCGTAAGGCATCTTGTATTGCCAATCTGAAGAATAAGGATTCCACTTACTAAATTTGATTTGGTATTCCATACCATACTGTTCGGTAAGGTATTGTGGATTACCACCATCAAGATTCAATACATATGGTTCTTCCATAAGAAGGCAAACCCCACGTTTGTCTTCGCCTTCGCCATCGAAGATTTCTTTCAGTTCAGCAATAACACGATCGCCAGTTTTCAAAGTTAGGATTGATACTGCCATAGTTATTATGAATTCTTTCTAAGTTTAGCATTAAAAAAAGGCACCGTCAAGTGCCTTCCGTTTTTATTTAGAACCAAGTCTTTCGTTTCTGTTTCTCTGGTAGATTTTTAACCAAGATAACTGTAAGGAGACCGTCTTCAAATTTTACATCTTCTACTTCTACATCATCTGCCATTTGCCAGTTGCGAGCAAAGGTTCTGTATGAGATTCCCTTATGAGAATATTTACGTTCTTTGTCTGGTGGTGCTTTATTAGCAGCTACTGTCAGAACATTTCGTTCTGTTGTAACTTCAATATCTCCTCCTGAAAATCCTGCAAGAGCGACTTCCAGCAAGGTTCTGCCATCATGTCCGTCCACCACATTGTAAGGTGGGTAATTTGATCCACCTCCTGCAATAGATTCCAGTCTACTGAATGTTTCATCAAATCCGATTGAATAGGGAGTATAAGTTTCCCAGTTGATATTTACCATGTCCTTTAATAAGCGACGTTAACTGTAAGACCCCGAAGGCATCTTGGCGTAAAAGGGGGGTGTCTCCACCCCGAACCTCTCACAGTATTATTTAACGATAACCGTTTATACTTTAATAACGGTTTTCCTTATTAAAGATTGCGGTTTACTCTACCGTAGTCTTCTTACGACCGATATTATATTTGGATTCAAGTGTCCATTCACCTTTCTCTCTGAAAGATAGAACTTTAATTTGATTCAAAGGAGCAAGATCAGTAATTGCTTCAATGTTAACAACAGAAATTAATCCCCAATCACTAAGCAATTGGATGATACGATTACGACGCTGGACATCATTCAATGACAAGTTAGTATTCTTACCGTCAAGAGCAAACAACTCTTTGAAGTGAACAATATAATACTTACCTTGTTTATGTAAAATGTGACAGGACTGATAGATCTTTTTTTCTTTACGAGAAGCAACACCAATACGTGTTAGAGTTTCCCTAACTTTAAGAAAGTCATCTGGTTCACCAAGAACCACTTCGACCATATCAGTTTGTTTCCACTGGATTATAGTTTCATCATTCATGTTCTTCCACCTTTATTCAATACCTTGGTAATATGATCTAACTGATCCTTGGTAAGAATCCTGAGTGCCTGGAGTGCTTTATCGTCATTATAACCATAATACTCTTTAACTACTTCAAGATAATCAATAGAATCTTTTCGTGCCCAAGGAGAGAAACGCTTCCTCGGTTTCACACTATTTAGTAAAAAGTCATATTGTAATTTCTTTGGTAGATGAGAATTTTTATTCATCTCATTTACGTATAAGATAGTATCAGTGAAAGAAGACAAGCACCTGTTAACAATATAAGGAGGATACCCTCGCTCACCATCAGCGTCATCATTTAGGATACTTTTTTTCGATTGGTTAATTGAGTACAGGTAGTCTTTCAATTGATACATTATTAGATCCAGTCAGGTTTGTGGTGTGGTAATCGTAGGTAGTTATCTTTTACCCAAGGTTTAGATGCAATATACATCTTATAAGCAGTGAAGATATCAATGCTGGTATCATACTTATACTCGTCAGGTCCTGCAAAGACAAAAGGAGTGTGATCGTCCAAGGATACTTTAGGAATGATTTCGTCAGCAGCAAGGAGAGTCAAGAAACAAGTATGGACTTTGCCATATCGTGCTGCATACTCCTCACATAAAGCAAACCCATGCTGCAGCAACCAGCGAGCATTGGATACGGTCTCGTTTGCCCACTTAGTGCAGGGGTGATTACGGAATGCTCCCTTGTCCGTAGCATAGGGATTACCGTCTGCCTTAGGTATTGTGCCATAACCATGACCCCATTTGTCTGAGCAAACAATAGAAAGCATCTGACAAGTCTCTAAAGGCATCTTGACGATGTGCTTGTCAGGAAGAACCCGTGCTGATTTATAAGGAGACTCATCAGTGACAAAGATGTTCATTTAAATACAGCGGTTACACCAACAATCTTAGCGGTAGGATTTCTAGCAAGAGCAGTTTGTCTTGCTTCTTCATAATTACGAGCAATGACCTGCTCCTTAAACACGGTGCCCGATACGTAGAGGGTGACTTCACATTTCATAGTTTGCTAGGACGAGTTCCTTGCGAGACGCTTGATCTGTATTATAACTCCCCACGCTCCTCATGGTGTAAGTGTGTGCAAATTCAGCAGCTGTCCACCCCTTCTTAAAGCGATCCCTGATCAGTTGCGTTGAATTGTATGACACAAGTTGAGGACCAATAAAGCGATCACAGATAGCAGCAAACCCATCATGATCAAATCCTTTATGCATATTTCCTTTCTTACCATAGAGATTAGAACCAATCTCATAAGGAGGATCTAGATAAGTAAAAACATCTTTACTGTCGGTAAGTAGTTCTTGATATCGAAGATTTGTAATCTTCCACTTTTTAATCATCAAGGAGTAGTCTGGAAGTTTATCAATGCCTCGCATCGAGAAATTGCTCTCTGACGCTTGCTTGGAGAATGAGCTGGACTCAGTGAGACCAGAAAAAGAGCACTTATTAACAATGTAAAAACTAACAGCACGAAATACATCGGATATCTGATCATCGTTTACTTTCTCCTTGGCGTCTAAAAATAATAGTTTTGCTGATACTGGTTCCGGATGACGATACTTAAGTTGAACTAACTCATCATGAAGTTCTTGTCCTTGATCCTGAAGCACTCGCCAGAAATTATAGAGGGGTTCATAAAGATCATTCACCCAGATGTCTAGGTGTGGATATCGTTTACCAATTTCCAATGCCACAGAACCACCACCAATAAATGGTTCGTGGTAATGAGTACAATTTTTTAGGTCAGGAATATACTGAAAGAGTTTACTCAGGGCACGACTCTTCCCGCCTGGGTATCTCAATGGTGTCTTTAATGACTTCAATGTCTGGGGCATGGTATTTAAGGTATTCACGAAAGATCATTTTCATTTCACGCTCTGTCATTCCACAATGAGCAGCAGCATGGGGTAGGTTCATTGTAGCATGAAACAATGCTTCATTTGCTTCCTGAACATTCTCTGGTGTAGTTTTTACTTTTGATGTATTCCCATTGTCTCTCTGGTTCTTTTTCGAGTCGCTCATACATTTCCTCCATCATAATAATTTTAGGTTCTTTCTCAATAAATTTGAGTAGTGTCATCGAAACTCACAACTCATCATAATCTCTGTCAGACATGCCAACATGTTGATCTCTTGATCAGGAACAATAGTAATGTCTTTCATATACTTAGCGATGATAAGAACAGCTTCAGGAATAGAAGCAGGTTTCAATACACCATACAAACTATCATAAACCTTACGCATCACCATACTGGGATCGTTATCAAGATGCTGAACTACCCACTTCTTTACATTAGTAAAGTCTTTCTTCTTCAGAGATGTAAGTAGAGTATCCAGATTAACATCTGCAACGTCAACCAAGATAGCAGAAGTAATACTCCCTGTGGCAGCATAACGCTGGCACTCGTTAATGAGACGACGCCAATCAGGATAATACCTCTTGACAAGTTTCGCGAGAACTTTGTCTTCATACTCAACATTCTCATTTGTCAGAATAGTTTTGAGACGAGTAAAGAATTCTCCCTGAAGTTGAGTAGACTGCTCAGGTTTGATTCTAAAATCAACGACTGTACAACGTGAGTGTAACGGTTCAATAATTTTATTGATGAAGTTACAGGTAAAAATGAAACGGCAGTTGCCATGGAACTCCTCCACAGCAGTCCTCAGAGACAGTTGAACATCGTTGGTGGTGTTGTCTGCCTCATCGATGATGACCACCTTGTGGGATGCCCCAGACGTGAGAGAGACAGTCGTAGCAAACTGCCTAACACGGTTCCTCACAGTGTCTAGGAAACGTCCTTCATCAGATCCGTTGATGACGATGTAAGAAGCACCAATCTCCTCACACAGTGCCTTAGCAACAGTGGTCTTGCCAACACCTGCTGTGCCGGTCAAGAGCAGGTTAGGTAGTTCGCCCTGGTTGACGAAACCCTGAAACACTTCTTTAGTGCTAGCAGGAAGGATACAATCTTCAACAATACTGGGGCGGTATTTCTCCACCCACAAAAATTCTTTGCTCATAATTAATTAGTGTAAACGGAATTCAAAAGAATACGACTCTTGTGTTTTGACGGAGAATGTCCTGTATGAACATAGTTTCCATCAAATACTAGCAGACGATTTGGCAAAGGGTCAATAGATTTCTTGATCTCATAATTTTTTGTGTAATCTATGTCATTGGCATTTACAACTTTTTTATCGTAAATTAAAGTATTGCCATCACTCTCATTCATATAAAGAATTGCCGAAACAAAACTATGATGATTCATATCAATGTGATATGGGTGTCTATAATTTGATGGATTATATGTAGTCAAATCATACCTGGCACGAACAATAGTTTTACATTTAACTTTTTCCTGAATAGAAAAAAGAGCAGGTAAAGTTATCCACGATTCTTTAGTTTCTTGAATACTATACTTTTGTATAGAATTAAAAATTGTGAAACTAAAACCATACGAATTATCATCTGAAAGTTCTTTCATCGCAGTAATGTTAGGAAAGAAATTCCAAGCAAAGTTAGGTGATGTAAGTAAATCTCTTAAAGAATCAAAGTATGGTTGTGGTAAAAAATTGTCGTAAACTTCAATCATCCTAATGGTCGTGTAAATGATTTAGATACGATGTCCTTGGCACTGAACATCATTTGCATATACTCCACACCCTTCTTGGGTTTGGTATGCTCACCACAGGTAAAGATATCGCAGACTGCCATACCTTTCTCTGGCCATGTGTGAATACTAATATGACTTTCTGCTAGCATCGCCACACAAGTTACACCTTGCGGATCAAACTTATGTGAGTTGATGGATAGCAGAGTTGATTTACATTTTTTAGATGTAGTGTACACAATATCTCGGATGAACTCTTCGTCATTTAAGAGATCAACATTACACCCTTTCAGTGTAAAGAGAATATGCTTCACGCTGGTTCAAGGGCAATGTAATAAGTCAGGTCAGTGTTTACGTTAGTCCACTCTGAAATGAGGTGTTGAGATACTTTGACTGTATAATCACCTGGGAGAAGACGAATGTTTTCAATCTTAAGATCAAGAGTATAGGTGCCAGTAGTAGAACCTGCCACGGTGATATCGTAAGTATTGCTGGTATCATTCTCTTTGTCCCTAAGGATAAGTTTAATCTCATCATGACCTTCGATTGATTGGAAGGTAAGATCAGGTAGACTGTAGACAGCAGATGCTTTCTGTAGAGCAATCAGATCTTCACCAGTCAAACTGAACTGAAGATCAGAACCAGGAAACTTTACGTTTTTTTCTGGAGCAGACTTGAGCGTAATCTCTGGATCAGAAAAGAAATAGCGAGCAGACTGACGACCGCCACGGATGCTGACAAAATTTTCGTTGTCAAACTCAAGCTGAGGGTCGCTAAACAAAGAGATCCCAGAAAGGAACTGACTAAGATCATAGATAGCGAAGTCAACTGGAAAGACTTCCTCGCCAGTAAACTTTGCGAGGATGTTCTCTGCATTAGAGATAGTTCTAACCGTGGATCCTTTACGGAAGACAATAGAGGAATTGATAGTGCTGAAGTTTTTGAGAACATCTAGTGTTTTTCTAGAAAGAATAACTTTACTCATTGATTGTAGATTTCCGTGGTTTGAGATTTGTCAGAGAAGTGGAGCAGCAGCAATGCGTAGTGAAGGATCTTAATGATATCACGACGGGCAGTGCCCTTACGATCGTAGCGTGAAGCATACTTGAGGATGTTGCTACGGCAGAATGCCTCAGCGTCTCCACATGCTTCAATTAGATCTAACGTTTGAATGCTGTCGTTACCAGCAGAATAGTGTTGTCCATAAGTTCCAGCAATGTAATCACTCAGCTCTTTCAACAGAGCATCTTCATTGTATTTTTTCGCCATTCAGTTATCCCAGATTAAGCGTAGATTACTATGGTAGCACTCTTGAACCTTGCCGTCAAGGTCTTTGACAAACAACTTCAAACCATTGCCACCCATAATTTTTACAGTTTTACGATCCTCACCATCTTCGATGATGGCAAGGTTGTTTACGTATCCATGAAGTTGTTTAGTATGATGCATTTTCCTCCTCCTCAGTTTGAACGTCAGCATCAATCTTATCATACAATTCGATGAATGATTGACGAGTCTCATCATCGAAACGATTTACACATACCTTGATCGCCTTCATACGATCACCCCAGATAGCATAAGCACGAATGATGTGGACCAGACGACGGGTAGAAATAACCTCATCGATACCACCATCAGCAAATGTCTTACGAATAATGTCTGCCCAGTTAGCAAGATTCTTACAGAAATCTTCGTCATGCTTACCTACAGAAGCAGCAACACGTAGCAGAATCTTGCTCTCAGTAGCAGGAGTAGGATACTCTTGCTCAAAGGTCAAAGCAAAACGCTCAAGGAATGCTTCGTTCAGAACGTTAGTGCCAATAAAGCGACCATCTTCAGAACCTTTACCTTTAGTATTAGCAGTAGCAACGACATTGAAACCTGCTTTGGGTTGTACATAACGACCAGTCTTCTTCAAAAAGACACCCTTACCTTCTAAAACAGACTGAAGACAAAGGATCTTATTGGATGCCAAGTCAACTTCATCTAGAAGCAACACAGCTCCACGCTCCAAAGCTTCGATGACAGGACCATTATGCCAAACAGTTTCGCCGTTAACAAGACGGAAACCACCAATAAGATCATCCTCGTCGGTTTCAATGGTAATGTTCACGCGAATAAGTTCTCTATTTAGAGCAGCACATGCTTGCTCGACAGAGAAAGTCTTGCCATTACCAGACAGACCAGTAATAAAAGTAGGGTAGAAAATCTTGGATTGAATGATCTTCTTCACATCAGCAAAGTTTCCAAATGGAACATAGTTCTCGTCCTTCATGGGAACAAGGTTCTCATCGTTGCTATCAGCAACTGGAATAGCAGCAGGTGATTCGTAGGTTTGCTCAAGACGCTCTTGAACTGTCAGGTTCCAAGTGCCACGCTTGACATAGAAATCACGCAGACGCTTGGTAGCAGTAGCATAGGTGATACCAAAGTGATCACAGGCAGAACGAACGTGCTCGGCATTGACATCGTTGCCAAAATTTTCTGATAGGAAAGAAGCGAGTTGAGTTGTAGTGAGATCGAGTTTGGCAGGCATGGTTCGTTTCGTTGATGTAGTTATTATAGGGCAGAGTGGGGCAGAGTCAGGGGCAGAGTGGACGGTTCATCAAGCGACATACTCGATGAAGGAATTTAGTAGTTTCTTGTTAGCAGATTTGGATCCAAGCATCTTTTTAAAGGCACGAGAAATCTCACCTTTCTTAGCACCAGTCTCAACATCAAAATCTACATCAGATTCTACAGCATTATTACTAATCACATACAGAGCAGTGTAACTTTTAGGGAAAGGGACCACAGCAGATTTAGATTTTCTCCATTGCTTCTGTACTTGATCGTAGTAAGAAATATTACCGTAGATAGAAACAAAGTTACTAAGACCACCACTAGACATAATACGAAAACCAAGAACGTTTACACCAGGATTACGATCACGCAATTGTTGGATAAAAATATTAGTCATATCAGACCAAGTATCATTCATAGCATAAACACGACCGGTGGTGCGATCTCGTAAAACTGATCTGTAATCAAGGCGACGTGGACGAATATAAAATTCATCTTTATGATCGCTGTAAAGTTCACGACCATAAGAAGACTGACATGCTTCTCCGTCAGACAGAACACACACGTTTACTTTTTGAAGATCATTTTGTTTTTTGAATTGAGGGATAATATAATTCAACATAACAATACCCTCATTCAAAGGAGTGCCAGAAAGACCAATGCCAATGGTGGATTGATACGAACAAGCATACACAAAAATATATGCCTCACGATACAAGTTTAAACACATACGCTCATAGTCTTTAGAGTTAGAGCGAGAGGAAACAAAGTTCATCAAGTGAAACATATCTTTTGGCAAAAAGATCTTACCTTCCATACAACCATTTTTTGCAAAATACTCGTCATTGGAAACGTATTCATTAACACCGTTCTTGATACGTCGAACAGTATAAAACTCATTCGTAAAAGCATACACCTCAAACGGGATCTGAACTTTCTTACAGAAAGCAGTCAGATTCAACAACTGTTTTACTGTAGAAAGAATTTCATTTTGCATAGAACCAGACCAGTCAAGCAAGAATATCAAACCATGATTCTTACCATCAGGAATTACAGTTACTTTTTTGAAAAGATCTTCGTTGTACTTATAAGTGTGTAGCTTAGAAGTATCAAGCACACCAGTCTTAGATTGACCAGCACGAGCATAAGCGTCAGCAGACTTACGACATTCAAACTCCTTAACAAGATAATTTACCTCTTTTTGTGATTGCTTACGAAACTCCACGTAAGATTTATCTACAGTTTCATAAGGATTGTAATAATCGTCTCCTTCATTCTTACCAAGAAAGTTATTACGATACTCATCAATCCAGTCATGAACTTCAGTCCAATCAGCAACAAACGTGGGGAGATCCACACTGTCAGGAATCTCTACGTATACAGGATCATTGGAGTAGCGATCGGTTAACCCTCTTGCTGCCTCATTAAAACTATCTTGTGTCTTAGAACCTTCTTCAGATTCTTCTTCATCTTCCTCTCCAATACCAGATTGCTCTTGACCACTACTAGTAGTATTTTCCTGTTTAGGTTGTTCTTGATTATCTGTTTCTTGCTGCTCTACATCTTCCTGTGATGCTGATGAAGTTTCATTAGCAGGCATTTCTTGTGGAGTTTCTTCCTGCTCTTCTTCCTGTTCTTGCTTACTGAAGTTAAAAACATCTACAGCAATTTGTAAGACTTCTTCAAAAGTCTCAGCAACATCAGTACGAGCAACGAACAATTGTTCCTCAATAGAGAAAGGAACCATAGCACTAGCACCAATCTTGAAGTGAAGATTGATACGGTCAATCAAACTAAAAGTATTAAAATCTTCTCCATCAATGCCAAAGAAGTCAGCATCATTCAATTCTTTGTAACCACCAGCAAAAGACTTACGCAGACCAGGATACTTACGCTTCATCAGTTTCTCGATACGAGCATCCTCAATCACATTAACAAAGTCCTTAGGACAATCTGCAACATCGCGCCAATCTTTATTGGGAGTGAAGAGAGCATGACCTACCTCATGACCCACCAGCATATCGTATACGGTGCTAGATGCCTTGTCCCAGTTAGGGAGGGTCAACACACGGCGATCCACATCAAAGGACGCTGTAGCGACTCTACGGTGCTCTACAATCAGGTTCTCTGTTGCGAGCAGTCGTGCTAAGTTTCCTTTGATCTCTTGGGATGACATACGTTCGTTTTGTTGATGCTACTAGTATATACAAAAAAAGGGTGCCCGAAGGCACCCCTAGTCCAGTTCAGAAACTGTCTCTCGGATCACGGAGAAGTTCTTTTCTTTCTCTGCTGTGATAGTTCTCTCAAATTTACCATCAAGGTTTTCTCTATGACTGATAACATAGATGTTTGAGTTGTCATCAAAGTTGCGTAGGATCCAACTTAGATCCATACCACCTTGCTGATCCAATGAACTGTCAAAAATCTCATCTAAGATAAGGAGATTAGTATCCACACTATTCTTAAGTTTAGCAATAGAACGCCAAGTAAGCAACAGAGCGATATCAATACGAGATTTCTCTCCTTCACTGAACGAATCATAAGAAAACACATCCCTATACCTAGACTTAATTATCTCCTCAAAGTTCTCGTTCAGTGTAAAGTTGACATAAAAGTCCATACTTTGAAGATACTGATTGATGAGTTGGTTCATCGCTGGAAGATAGGTCTTGATGATCCTAGTCTTGATACCATTGTCTTTCAACAATTGCGATGCCACTAATAGTGTATCACGGTCCTTACGGTTCTCTGCGAGGGTGCCACCCAATTGTTTTTTATCTTTAACAAGACCCTCAAGTTTTACAAACTCTGCTTTCTTGTCTGGGTTGCTACCTTCCAGTTCTTTGATCTCTCTTTCAATATCAGAAATAGTTTTTCTGACTGATGTTATCTGGAAGTTAGATTGACTGATGGAGTTGTTGATTGACATGACCTGACTTGACAGCTCAGTAAATTTATTAAACTTAACTTCCTCTTCTCCTATAGCAGAGAGGATATCATTGTATCCTACAAGCATTTCATCAACCTTAGTCTTTCCAGACTCCAACTTTTCATCACGAAATTCTTCTGATAATTCCTGAGTACATGTAGGACACACATGATTCTTTTCAAAAAACTCATGTTCTTTTTTACATGTCTTTAATTTACCCTGAACTTTAATTAGAAAAGTGTTTAACTTCTTCAGTTTTGAAGTGCTGCTAGACACTGCTTCCATTTCTTTAGAATGTTTTTCAACTTCAGAAGTTAGTCGCGCAATCTCTTGATGCTGAGTATTCTCATCTCCCAACAGTTCAGCGATCTTATTCTCTTTACGAGTAATCTCTTCCTTAGTTTTCTTTTCTAACTCAAGCATATACTTCTTCTGGAGATCAATCTTCTCCGTCAAAAGATGTATCTCATAGTCAATCGTCTTAATGTCTTCGTTGTTTTCCCTGACTTTATCACGAAGAAGAATATTCATCGTGGAGAATACTTGAATGTCAAGGATGTCTTCTATAATCTCACGACGTTGTGCTAGAGGCAGACGCATGAATGGAACAAACGTAGAAGAACCAAGCACCACAATCTGTGTGAATGACTTGTAGTTCATCTTAAGAACATTATTCTCAAAGTTTTTCTGCTGTTCTACTAAAGAACTCTCCTGATTCCACAGTTCACCATTACAGTAAATCTCAAATACATTTGGTTTAACCCCCCGAACCAACTTGTATTCTTTCTTGCCAATACTGAATTCAATTTCAGTAAGACAGTTTTTTTCATTGATACTGTTTACCAGCATCGGTTTGTTGATCTTACGAAATGGTTTCCCAAACAAAGAAAAGGTAAGAGCATCTAGAATAGTACTCTTACCTGCGCCATTTGATCCTATGATCAGATTGGTTTTTGATGTTCTTAAATCAACTTCACTAAAAACATTACCCGTCGAAAGAAAATTCTTCCAACGAATCTTTTTAAAAATAATCATTCTTCGGAATCATCAGGGGGAATTAAAAAATCATCAGCAGTAATAACAGAGAATTTATGACCGCGTTCTTGACATGCTGCTATTATAGCATGGTCGTCAATCTCTAGGATCTGCATGGGTGGATAATCTTCATCAATCTGTAGCATCATCAGATATCTGTCAGCATCTTCTTCTTCCTGAAATATAGGAATTACCCTATCCTCATCATCATCGAAGATAGAGTAAACGCCATCAGGTTGATCTTCTAAAGTTACAATAAACATTAGACCACATTACAACTCTCAATATATAGAGATCTCATCAAACTCTTAAGATCAGATTTATCTACGGTCATTTCTACTTCATCAATATACTCATTAAGAAGTGTAAGAGTATCTTTAGTAGAAACTTCAAGATCTACCTGATCTTCGATATCAACTAGTGTCTCTACAATTTTAACATCATGGACACCTACGTTGTAAAGACGATCAACCAATGTTTCAAACATTTGGTAGTCTCGTTTTTCATTGACAACGATCTTGATGAACTTGTCTTTATAACTAGACACATCTTGTTTGTTGTAGTCCATACTGGAATCGTCATAGAAGATTTTGTCAAAGATCTCGTAGGGATTTGCGACAAACTTAAGTCGATCACTTTCAGTATCGTAGATATGGAATCCGCGAGCGTCTTTATAATCATTCCAATACATCTGGTAAGGGTTGCCTAGGTACTGGACGTTACCCTTTTTAGATTTATGGTGATAGTGTCCAGACCACACACGTTTAAAGCGATGGAATAAACCAGCATCCATACCATGATCCATCTTCATGCCGGGAGTAATCTCAAACCCAGAGAGTTCTAGATGACCGCAGCAAATATCTGCTTCGCTAGTATTAAGAAGATTTGTTATTCCCTCTATGTTTTCTTTGTTGATCCATGGCAACATCAAAAACTTTTTGTTACCAAGTTTCAGATGCTTGGGTTCAGAATAGATTGTGATGTTGTCATACTTCTCTAGTAGAAGTTCTGGTGAGTTAATACGATTGGTATTCTTGTAATAAGTGCAATGATTACCAAGCAACATATGAACGTTATACTTTGCTAGTTTTTCAAAGTAATTTTCACGAACACGATGATAAGTATTAAAGTCTATGGACTTTCGATTATCAAAAGTGTCACCAAGATCAATGACAGTATCGATGCCTTCTTTTTCAAGAGTTGGAAAAAATACATCATCGTAAAATTTTTGAAAGTAGTTCCAAAACGCTAGAGAACCCTTGCGTCCATCAAGATGTTGATCTGTAATTAAAGCAATCTTCATAACTTACCGCTCACTGTCCCATCATATCGTGCTGAGTATTTGCAGTTTGCCCAGTTAGTAGCGACACCTTCCAGGTGGAATGGCGTTCCGACCATGACAGATTCCCTCGTACCTCCTGTGACGATGCTCTCGCCATCCTCACCAAAGCTAGACCACGTTCCAAACCGTCTCTTCTCAACTCTAAACTTTCCATAGGGGGTTTCATACCATTCATAATTCATCGGTTCATTCTTGTCTCAATGTTTTCTTTGATGCTACCCATGTCAGAATACGATGCGTTCATACCTGTCATTGTACCATCATAAGAATCGGTATGCATCACTTCGTCATGTCCAGATCTCTCTAGGATCTTACCCTTGATCTCTAGTTGCTTTTTCTCTTTCTGAATACGACGCAAGAAAGCGTAGTAGATAATCTGAGTGAAGTAAGCAAACGGGTTCTGAGATTTCTCTGGATTAAAGTTATCAATATACTGTAGGCAGTTCTCTATACCATCACAGATCATGTCCTCACGGAACATGTAGTTGACAAAGTTTGGTTTGTATGATAGATGTGTAGCGATCTTAAGGAAACACTCACCAATATAATTGGTCACACGCGGTCGAGGTTTCTCTTCTTCTTTTGCTCTAATAACTTTATCGCGATACTCAGTAATGGCAGCAAGGAATTCCTTGTTGTTTACGTAGTATTCAGTTTGCTTTCGTTTTGCCATTACTGTGTATGCCACGGTTTATCTTACATTATCATAATATTAAGTATACCATCCTATCTCAATATTGTCAAAGCTTGACAGATCCTCATAAACTCAGTAGAATAACTATGTCAGAGTTCAGAAGGGTTGTAGCTCTTAACTTCTATTAAATAGATCTTCTAAAGACTTTTTCATTTCTTTTACTGATCCTAGGTATCCAGAATCTCTAGGTAATTTATTTCCTCTCCCTGCTAGAGACTTTCCAGTCTCCATACGGAGGAGAGTTTTTTCATAGAAGTCTACAATCTCACCCTCAATCTCAACCATAGTTAATACATGATTTCTGTTTATAACAAACATATTATCAAATGTAGCAGAGATCCATTCCTTTAATGCAAAACCTGTTACTTCTAACTGACCTTTTTTTTGTTTTGCATTTTCAACCACGAGGGGTCTTTCTAACATAATTTTATCTTCTTCACTAAGATAGCATACTTTAGATACTAACTCTTCACCGGATACTAATTTAATAGTTGCATAGAATTCTTCTTCCATATTTAATTTGCTCTAAGGTTTACTTTTATAACCTCATACTTAAAGTTCTCTTCATTGTAAATGTTAACTCGTTCATTCAAATGTCTAAGGGTATAATTCTGACCGCCAATATCATCAGCGATATCGTATAAGGTTGCTATATCTTTACCTTCGCCTTTCCTGAGAACACGTCCGATAGATTGGAGGTTACGAATGCGAGACTTACTAGGGGAAGCAAAAATAATATTGTGTAATCGTTTGATGTTGATACCTGTAGAGAATGTTCCGTAAGAAGCAATGATTACAGCATTGTTCTCAGTTTCAGTAAGTTGGCGTACTTGTTCTCTATCTTCTACATCAGTACCACCGTGAACAAAAAATACTTTTCGCTCGGGGTCTATGGTGCTATTTATCAATTCCAAAAGTGGTTCACCATGCTTCTCGATATAGTTAAACAAGACAAGCGTGTTCCCTTCAATATCTTTTACTAAATTTTTGATGAGGTTATTTCTACCACGATGCTCTACTAAGTAATCAATTTCCTCATGATATGATTCAAAGTGTTGCGGAGCATGTTTACAAAGTAAAATTTTTATCCTAAACTTAGAAAGATAACCTTCTTTAATTAGACTGTCTGTTTTAGTAACTTGTTCGCAATCACCAAACAATCCTTCCAACACCCACTTGTGAGTTTTACTCCCGTCTAGGGTTCCAGTAAAACCAAACCTATACTTAGCGTTGTGGAGTTTAGTCATGATTCCTGTGAGGGACTTTGACTTAAATAGGTGTGCTTCATCACCGATAACACAGTCAATATCATCAAAGTATCTTTTTGGGAACTTGTAGATGGATTGCCAAGTGGAAATAATAATTGGTTTATCCGTATTTTTATCCTTGCCGGAATATATTTTATGCACATGATCGTCAGCATTCCACCCGTAGTCATTAAAGTCATTGACCATCTGTTCTACCAAGGACGTAGTAGGAACGATGATCAGCGTCTTCTTGTTGGTAGCAGTATAGTATCTGACGAGGGAATAGATCATCAAACTTTTTCCACTACCCGTAGGAGAAAGTAAGAGTTTTCTATTATTTTTAATTGCTTCGTAAACAGCACGATACTGATACACCCTTGGTTTGATTTCAGATCGTGTAATTTTATTCATAAATGTTTCGATGCCTGCGTATGAAACAAAGTCGTTAGTTTCTCTGACTTCTCCATACCAGTCATTCATTTCATATTCAACTTTATATTGTCGTTCATCAGCCCACACTTGTAGGTGCTTCATCAGACCACCATAAAGGTCGCCTGTACCAGGAGAGTACAGACGAATAGTTCCATCCCAGTATTTGTATCTGGGATTCTTCTTCAAGAACTTTGCTTCAGGAACTTCAAACGAAAAATAATCCGAGAGCTCCTGATGTACATGGGGCTCAGCAGATTGAATGGTAACGTATACTTCGTTTTTCTTTTTGATACTGAGGGTGGTCATCATTGTCCATTAACGAATTTCTCCCACTCAATGGCACTCTTGACCTGAAAACCTCTATTAGAAATTTGACGCATGACTTGATCCAACCAGTAAAGCATCTGGTCTAAGTATTTGATCTTTGCCTCAAGGTTGATGATCTCCTCATCTGCCTCAAGGTAAGTTCTCATTTTCTCTGAAGTCTTAATGCTTGATCCGAATGGTTTGGCGGCGTATGTCTTAGCGTCTGCTTCGCCAGAGTAATACTCACGTTTATTCTTTACCAGTTTGCGGGTCTCAAATTCCAGCGAAGTTTTGATCTGCTGAATGTCAGTGTAATGGTTTAAGTATTTATTATGTTGGAAAGGGATCGATAATGCGAGTTGCCCCAAATCCGTGGTATACTGTTTGTTCTTAAATTGAAAGTCAACTGCTGAGTCTTCTGTCCAGTCTTCTCTCAATTTGTCAAATTTATTACGAAGAGTTTCAAAATTCATAGAGTTTTAAATTGTTTATCACGAATAAAAAATTGTTGATGTTTAAATGTAACTTCAGCAGTGATGTATTCTACATCTGTCATTGTAGCATCAAATTGTAACCCCGACAAACTGACAGGGAAGATATCTCTGTAGTCTATAACAAATGCTGGATTATATTGTGAGGTGACAATGTTGAGTTGTCCGTTGGTATAAATTTCTGACTCTTTTGTTGTGCGTTGCATTTGATCTGCGTTACCATTGTCTCTAATCCATTTGTAAATACTGTTGTAGTTTACAAGATCTTCGTCAACAATAAAACGCACAGAAAAATCCCCGAACGTTACACCACCGCTGGGAATGATAGGCAAGTTTCTAAAAGGACTTGCTACTTCCGTAACTGGCATTGAAACGTCGGGGATATTTGCTGTCTGACAGAAGAAATCTACACCTTCAAATTTTTCTAATTTGAGTAGATAACCAATAGGGTTCAGGAAATTCCTATTAGTAGGTTGTTCCTTATACCATTCAGCAGACATGTCAACTTCCCAAGCTGATACTATTTATCCTCGTTGTACCAGAAGTCTTCCCAGTCTTTTTGTGAGTCAGTTACTTCTTCCCATTCTGGTTCATACAGAGGGCATGGTTCTTCCATCAAAGTTTTAGTTTTCATTTTATTAATTCTTTTATGTAATATTTTTAAGTCCATTCGTCTTCCTCTTCTTCATCCCAAAATTCATAGGGACCATGTTGCATACGTTTTAGTTTATCAGTTTCGGCACGAAATGATGCTGTTTCTGTTATCCACATAGACAACTTGAGTATAATAAAAATAACCGCCATTGGCGATAAACACAAGAGCAATACTAATGAAGGATTCATTGGGAGTATTCGTTTATAATATCTAATACTTTATCTAGCGAATCATGAGCTCCGTCATACCATTGACCTGTCATACCCGGATTCGTTTCTTTATCATATAATTCAGTTTTTAATTTATATACTTTGGCAAGCATATCTGTTTTGTGTAAGCTACCACGGGGCATAACGATAAAGAATTACTAGTTCTATTTAAGCACAAAAAAAGGGACGCCGCAGCGTCCCTGTGTTGATATCGTAACTATATCAGGCGAGGTTCGCAACGCGAACACGTCTGTAGTACTGGTTCTTAGAAGCAGTAAGTGCTTCAGCATCAGGAGTTCCTGCAGAAGACTCAACGAAAGGATTGCTGACCATGCCGTAGCGGGTCTTGAAACCAATCTTAGGTTGGAAGGTCTGAGGATCGATGCTGCGTAGCATCTGGAGGGGAACGTAGGGGCAGTAGAATAGTCCTGCGTCATAAGGGGAAGAACCCTTATAACCAACTACGTAGTAGTGGGTGTTAGAAACGTTAGCAGAGTAAGGATCAACATAGACCTTAATGCGACCGTTCATGGTGCCGACTAGAAGGTTTCCGGTGTCATCAACGTCACCGATGGAAGGACCACCAGCGCCAGTTAGACCTGAGGAATAGTCGAGTGTGCCAGACATGGCAAGAGCAGAAGCAACGTCAGCAGAAGTGACGATGAAGTTGCCCTTTCCTCTACGAGTCTCTTGTGCGATAGCGTTAGCATCGCGCTCGATTTGGAACATAAGTCCTTTGAACTTCTCAACCGACCAACGACCGTTGCTGTCAACGTCGAGGTCAAATACACCAGCGTTAGCAACGTTGTTCTGAGCACCAGGCTTAGCAACGGTGTAAACGGTACGAACAACCTCACGGTTGATCTCAGCAAGGATTTCACTAGACAATAGGTTAGCGAGTTCCTGCTCTGCATCAAGACCGTGGATTGCCTTAAGGTCTTGTGCCAATTCTAGAGTGTACTCAGCGCGAAGAGCTCTGGTCTTAGCAGTGACCGCAGTCTTCTCGATGCTGAAGTCCATTTCGTTGAACAAGGTCGAACCCGATCCAAGAACTTCTGCTGTTTCTCTAGCAATGTTGCCTGCTTGGCGCTCGTAGTTAGCAGCAGTTGTGCCGCCGCCAGTGGCGTCGTTAAGCAGACCAGGGTTAGCATCAGTTGTGCCGCCATCGCCAAGAGGAGATACGGGATCGTTGTATGCAGCAGGACCCTGAGTGTTTCCAGAGAAGTTGGTGTCGGGCTCGTTGTAGAGTGCCTCAGCGCCAGCTCTGGTGTTGTAGTGGCTCTTCATTGCGAAGATAAGTCCAGTAGGACCGCTCATGGGTTGAACGCCACAGATGTCGTATGCAACCAAGTTAGGTGCTGCACGACGGATAAGGTTGATCATTACAGGATCGAAACCTGCAAGTCCACCAGTCTTGGTGGTTAGACCAGAACCACCTAGTGCTTGTCCACCAGCTGCGCTGATAGCTCCAACAGTACTAGCTTCGTTCATCATACCACGCTCTTCGCGTAGTTGATTTTCTGTGTTTTCTAACAGAACAGCGGTAACAGCCTTTCTATAGTTGTCTTTGATGGTGCCAGCACCTTCATGACTTAGAACAGGAGACCACTTTTCGGTTAGAGCTTTTGAATTAAACATTTGTTTGCTCTTGTTTGAAAAATGTGGGGTTTATTATTAGGACCAGCGATCAAGTGCTTTTAGATACTGCGCCATTACTGGGTTAGAATCATCTACACCTTCGACTGGGGATTCATCAACAACTTCCGTTGGGGTAGCGATTGACTCTTTGAAGTAAGACTCCTTGATGGTCGTAACCTTCTTGGAGAATGACTCTTCCGAGACAAACTCTAGACCCTCAGCAAGTGCTGCGAGTTTTTCTTTCTGAGTATCTGCTAGTCCTTCTGACACGGTGGACAGAATATTGAGTTTGGCAGACTCATTAAGACGATTTTGTAATTTCACGTTTGCTTTGACCTGTTCGTCAAGGCGTGTTTCCATCTCACGAATTGATTCAGCCATACCTTCTACAACATCGACTTTCTCGTCGGGAATAGAAATGTAGTGCTCTTCAAAGAGACCCTTCAAACCTGCGATGAAGTCTGTAGTGATCTCATTTCTGATTCCACGGTCAATAGCAACTTGGTTTTGCTCCATCCATTGACCGATGGCATAGGACACTGTGCCGTCTACTTCCTCGGAAAGTTCTGCCTTAGCAGATGATACGTGCTTATCGAGTTCAGCAGCAAAGTGCTCTACAAGTTTGTCATACTCCTCAGAGATTTTCGCTTTGACAGCAGCCTCAAAAATGGTCTTTGCTTTCTCAGCGAACTCTTCAGAGAGTTCTGTGCCTTCTACTAGAGCGGCAACATCAGCGGAAACATCAAGTTCTTCAAAGGAAGGCTTGATGGGGTAAGTAACAGCAGGTCCAGTACTGGTTGCGTATGCAACATCAGCACCAACGGTAGGCATAGGATCAGCACTACCGGCACGCTGTTGGGGATCGCCAGATACTTGCGAAATAGGTGCTGCCGCTTTAGCGCCGGGATTCTCTTCGCCGTCGTCATCATCCTCATTAGGAGCAGTGGAAGTTCCACCTAAATCTGCAGCAGCAGATTGTCCAGGAGCAACACCTGGTTGAACTGAAGGCATAGGATCCTTGCCGCCAGAACCAGTCTGCGCGTCAGAAACCTGAGAGGGTTCGCTACCAGCACCGGGGATAATGTTAGCAGAAACTGTTGGCATAGGATCGCCAGCTTCTACAATCACCTTTTGCTCGGTAACGAACTCCTCAAATTTTTCATTTAACATATCTGACATTTGAGATTACCTCGTAATTTTCCGTAAATAATTAATCTAAGTTTATTTATAAATCAAAGTTTTCCGAGGAAATCCTCAAACACCTTGAGTGTTCTCTCTTCTAACTCACGACGCGGAGCGTCATTGATATAACGTTGGTATTTATCAACTTTTGATTCCTTTAGAATACCGTTGTCCCATACCCATTCTTTACCTTCCATGATGCCATTAACAAAAGCATCCGGTGCTGAAGGATCTGCTACAATATCAGCAGCAGTTGTAAGCATGAAGTCATCACGAACTACTGAAGTATCTTCGCGCTTTTCAATGCTTCCCATACCACGGGATGAAACACCTAACTGAACTCCTTCGCCAAGTAAAGACTTAGCAATCTGTCCCATGGGTGTATCAAGAATTTGTGCTTTGCCAATGAAGTTATTACCTTCAGCGCGAAGACTTGTGATTCTGTGTGATACTCTATCGAGATTGATAGTAGGACCATCAGGATGACCGAGTTCACCTAGAGCACGCTTTGATTTTACATACTCTTCGTTGTATCTCTCAACTTCATTGTTGAGAACATCGAAAGGATACATACGACCATTACGGTTCTTTAGTTCTGACTGTAAAAATACTCCTTCAATATAGAGAAGTTTCTTTCCGTCTCTTTCCTCAGTAAGGATTTTGACGTTTTCAATCGTTTCCGTTATCAGTTTCATCGGGTTCTTCCGTTTCGGTGGGTTCATCAAAGAATGTATTCGCGGCAACCTGCTTGTATGTTGCCATAGCATCAGATGCTTTAGCAAAAAGTAGATCATGAATAGCATCAATAGCAGATGCCCTGTCGTTGTCGCTGATCTTATCAACGATATCTACCACGCCAGGTTCAGGGTTATGTTGTTCCATAATAAGTATTCTGTATAATTTATTTATTATTTGTAGAAGGTGAAGGCATTTTCTTTGCCTTGGATACTTCTCTTTCCGATGCAGCATCCGCAGCAAGTTCTTGTCTTTCTGCTGCATCTTGTGCTTGCTGATCCTGAATTTCAGGAGCAAGAGCAGTGTTTGCTGCTGTCATTTGATTCATAGCATTTGTTTCTGCTGGATCAATAGAGAGACCAGAAGAAATTTCTGCCTTCATCTGCTTATCGATATCCTTGTATTCCGTATCTTTTTGATTTAGAACATGACGACGGATATATTCAACAGAGAAATATTTACCAACAAAAGGATCCATCTGACTTACAGTCATCATCCTCTGGTTCATCATTTCAATTTCTTTTAGTTCATTGAAATGATTATCAAAGAGATAGTCATACTGGATATGCTCCTTCATATCATCCCAGTCTTCAGGAGAAATTACTCCTTTAAGAATGAGTTGAGTCTTGAGCATGTCGTGGAACATCTCAGAGAATCTTTTACGTAGTCTTCCAATAAACTTGGTAAACTTAAGTTCGTCACGGAGGACTTCAGTGGTTTTACCAAGGTTAAATCCTTTGCTGTCGTCTGTAAGACGAGAAGGGGGAAGATTGAGAGAGTTATAAAGTTTCTTTTTAAAATACTCAACGTCCTTAAGTTCTCCAAGGTTCTGTCCTCCAGGCAGCGTAGTAATTTCAGTACCACGTCCACCCTCTCTACGAGGCAACCAGAAATCTTCAAGCATACTCATGTGCTTTTTGTCATCACGCATCTCGCCAGTTTGTGCGTCATACACAAGCTTGTTGCGATAGCGAGACATAACATCACGCAAGTATTGTTCTGCTTTTACCTTAGGTAGATTGCCTACATCGATGTAGAAAATTCTACGCTCAGGTGCGCGTGATAATCTGTAGATAACAATTGAATCTTCAATCATTCTTAATTGATTGAGAGTCTTGATTGCCTTATGAAGGAAACCAAGAGTCATTCTTTTGTTTAAATCTTGTAGTCCAGAAGGACAGAATGTAATTGAATCAGTTGCCATCTTGACACCCTGAGACAAAGACATATCTCCAATCGGTCCTAGGACACCGCCTTTATAGAAACCTTTTGGATTGTAAAGATAGTAATCGACAAACGTTCCATATTCATACTCAAGCGCCGTGCCTTTGATTGCTGCTTTCGCTAGAGAATCTTTTGGAGTATTGTCAATTTTTTGACGAACTTTCTTGATCTTCATCGGATCAATATAACGAAGTTCTGTAATACCTTTTTTGGGATTATCTAAATCGATAACCTTATGATAAAATAAACGTCCATCAATATACCAAGTTCTGACAATCTCATGTGCTCGATTGTCGAAGTTTAAAAGTCTTTTAAGATACTCAAACTCATTACGAATTTTAGTTTTTACTCCAGCACCAACACCTAGATTATCTAAGTTAATTTCTACAGGAGAATCGTAAGCATCACTTACGATAAACTCGTTAACAACTTCGTCAACAGCACTATCCACTTCTGGGTGAATTGCCATATCACGATAACGACGGATCATCTCAAACTCATTACGAGCTTGATTATCCGTATCTACATACGTTCCATAATATCCACCTGCTGCTACTGCAACTGGATCTTCAGCAGAAGGAGGGACAGGAGATTGACCTCGCTGCCCCTCTTTTCTGTTAATTTGGAAGCCAAATAACTGACTCATGATTATCTATTTAACTTGTGCGCTTCCAACTATTTATCAGACCACGCCAATGCCAGAAACACCATCTCTGGATCCTGCTTGAGCAGTGAAGTAAGAATACTGCCACTCAACAGTGAATTCTTCAATCTGATCATTGCTATCATAAGCAAGATCGATAGGAGAAACATTAGTTGGGAAGCAGTACTTCAGAGTATATTCTCTGAGAATTGATCCTTCTTCGCTAGCATCTTTTTCAAGTTGCTTGACAGAAAGATCTGCCATGTAACCAGAAGTGGTTGATGGAGTGAAGAGAGGTGAAGTATTTGCTTCGTGGGTGTTGATGTTGTTTGCCCACTCTTCAAAGAATGCGCGAAGTTTGAAGTCCTTATCATTGAAGAAAGTAGCAGACCATGTATCGAAGGTGCGATCACCTGCGATTTTGACTGTTCTTCCTCTGAAAGGAACTTCGATCACACCTAGATTTGAACCTGGTAGAGCAGCAGACTTACAAAGAATATTTGTAAGGTTTAAATCCTCGCCACCTTTTGAAAGGGAATCGGGGAATTGAACATCCACCAAGAACATGTTGGGCTTAACGCCCTGACCGATAGTTTGTAAGAAACTAGAAACGTTTGACAGTGCCATTGTTGTTTATCTCGTAATTTTTTCTCTATAATTAATTATCATCTACCGATGACTTCAGCAAACGAAACGCCCGTCTTAGTAGCAGTTACTGTAACTGTTACATAATTGATGGAGCGTGTAGGCTTGAGGTAGAGTTCAGCGACAAACTCATTTCTGTCGATGACTTCTGGAGTATTGTTTGTGTCGTCACAAACAACCAAGAAATCTGTAACACCTCTACGTGCTTGAACTTCAGCAAGATAAGAAGTCATTGAAGCAGCAAATGCTCCACGAGTCGTGCTGTCGTTTTGCTCAAAGAGTACGCTTTCTGCGAGTCCTCTTGCTCTCTTCTCAACGTTGAGGAATAAACGGCGAACGTTAATTCTGTCAAATGCGGAAGGTGAAGCAAGAGCAGTTTTATCTCCAAATAGAACAGGACCAGAACCGACCATTGAGACGATTGGGTTTACTCTATTTGTGTAAAGATCATCACGTTGTGCTTTGTTTGGATTGAAAGCAAGTTTTACAACATTCTGAATACCACCACGATTTAAACCAGCAGGAGAGAACCAGTCATCAAGGATAGAAGAAGTTGAAACACATACACCAGCAACATCACCGTTACAACCTACGTAACGATACTTGTCATTGAAACGATCGTATGTATACTTAACACCACTGTCTAGAACAACATATGAAGAAGAACTGATGTTATCAAAGAATGCTATTGTGTTTGATAGTTGTAGTGCTGGAGTCAAAGCACTGCCACCAGAAGTAGCTACTTGAGTACCAGTCCAAGGAGAAAGGAATGCGACACAATCTTTTCTGCTGTTAGCAATAGCAGCAACTGCTTGTGCTTTAGCAACAGTATCGTTTTCGTTAGCAGCATTGCCACCCATCAAAACGAAGTCAACAGTTGTTTGCTCTGTATCTAAGAACTCATCATATGCTGCTTGGATTTCTCCAGCATCATATGCGTAGTCATCAGTACCACCAGTTAAAGCACCACCTGCAGTAGGCAGAATTCTTGCTAGTGATAGTGGGGAAGCAGCAGTAGCACCATAAGATGCAGCAGCAGCACCGGGATCTTCTCCAACAGTTGTTACTTCAGCAGAACTAAGACCAACACCAGCATAGACATATCTGGAATACTGATTTACGTAATCCTTCCAATAAGATGAAGCACCTTCTGGAGTTTTGCCGTCAGTTAATTTTGTGAGATACGTTAGTCTTTCAACAATAGTATTGGTTGCTGTATCAACAACAGCAACGTGTACTTCGTCATTTGAAAGGAAACGCTCTGCAGCATATGCAGATGTGCCAGGACGAGGACCAATTGCTTTATAAGTTAAACCAGTTGAAGCGATTGTTTGTGAATTGTAATCCCAAGCAGTTGCTGTATCACCAGCAGCAGGAGTTGGAACAGCAGAACCTTTTACAATGGAGAAACTATTAGCGTTAATAACTTCATACACTTCGTGTCCTACGGCAGCATCGTCTGTATATGTGCCACCAACTGCTAAACCATGACCAGTTTTTGCGATGACATAATCAGCGCCACGGTCAACGACTACGATGCTAAGGTTGTTACCTTCAGCACCAGCATAGCGAGCAGCAAACTTCTCGGAAGTTACGCCAGCATCGAAAGCATCCTTATCACCGATAAGAACACCACTACCACTTTCAGTAGCATTTAAAACACCAGTTGTTGCTCTAACAACTGCGAGTTGTCCGCCGTAGCGGAGGAATTCTGAAGCAACCAACCAATCTCCAGCGTTAGCCTCGGATGGTGTGCCGAACACATCAATAAGTTCTCTTTCGGAACCAATGTTTACAATTTTGCCTACTGGACCAGTGCGGAATGAAGAAGCAATAGCACCACGAATAGCGGTGGCTCCTACTACAACAGCATTGGAAAAATCACGTTCTCTAATAACAACACCAGGCGAGACTTGACTTGCCATGTTTTATACCTCTTTAGATATCAATTTTATCTAAATCTATTTAGATTTTTGAATCCTTCAGAGGTGGTGAACAATACATGAACTACCAATCTGGATATCCCCAATCGGTAAATGGATCTCTCTTTTTTCTAGATTCCATAACCCTTTTGACAGTACACTCCTTACATTCATATGCGTATGCTGATGGATGTCCTTTCTTAGTTTTTCGCGTAAGATAAAAATCTTCTATAAGATCTTTTTTAATCCCACATGATCTACATTTTCTTTCTTTGAATAGAATATGTTCTAATGAAAATTGGTCTTCAATATTCATTAGTAGTTCCACATGTATCCAACTTCTTCTTGCTTGTCTCCATATTCCCAAAGGTTTCCATCTCCATCAACAAAAGTATCATCACCCATACCGTCATCAAGGAAACCAAATGGAGCCATGTCTTGTTCTATTTGATTACGTTGTTCGTCATAGATTCTTCTTCGGATATCCTGATCTGTCATCTCTTTAAAATACTCTTGCATGACCAACCACGCAAAGAGAACCATACACATTACAAGGTCGTCATGGTATCCTTCATCTGCTTCCCACGCCTGCTTCTTTTGTACGAACGTAGTAAGTTCTTGAAAGATCTGGAAGTCATTGAATATTAATTTGTCTTCTTCAATAATAGCTTTGAGATTAGAGCAACCGATCTTCTTGACCGTTACACTCATCTTGACACCTAGTTGGGTTTTTGATCCCGAGAATCCTTGACCCACAACTTGACCCGCTCTACCACGCATCGCACACATAAGGACGTTAGGATATTCAAGATCATAATTGAGAGTAGCAGCAATAGAATCTCCAATGTCATTTACTTCTACCAAAACGTATGGGTTATTATATTCTTTACAAATTTGAAAGATTACCGAGGGAAACAGTATAGGTTTAATCTCATTATTTCTGTACTTTGCAACGATCTTATACGGCATCGTGGTGATATCAAACACGAGGAAAGCAGAATAGTCGCCACCAATTCCCCTGGCAACATCGACAGTAATAATATATTCGTGATCCTTTTCGACTCTCTCATAGATATCAAGTCCAGCATTTGATTTAATTGGGTCTGCGAATGGGATAGTTTGTAACTTTGCTGGACTAATCAAAGTATCAGCAGATCCAAGGAAGTCGCATTCAAACTCTTGTGCGAACTGTCTTGGAGATGTGTTCTTAATTGTCTCTTCTTTCCACTTGGCATCTCTGCCAGGAACTTGAGACCAGTGAACTTCATTAGTAGTATAATCATTCTTACCTCTCCTAGCATCCTCCCACATCTTGTAGAAGTGATTCATGCCATTAGGCGTAGAGATAATAATTACTTTCGTTGATTTACCAGAAGTAATAGTAGGATAAACAGAGGCAAAGAATTGCTCCGCAACATGGTTTGGAACGAATGCGAACTCATCGAGGAAGAGAATGTTAAACGACATGCCTCGGACAGCACTCGCAGATGTAGAAGCTGCCAATATCTTACTGCCATTTTCTAACTCCACATTACCTTTGTTCCATACCAATACACCATGCTGCATCCACTTTGGCAGATTCTCGTAAGCAAGTTGTAATCTTCCTAGCAGTTCCCTAGCGGTAGATGCCTTGTTTGCAAGAATACCAATATTAACACTATCGTAAAAAATTGCATAATAAAGAAGATAAGCGACAACCGTAGTAGATTTTCCTGTTTGTCTTGGGAGTTTTGCGATGTTGAATCTTGTTTCATGAAAATCACTCAAAATCTTTTTTTGAAAATCATACATCTCAAAAGGCACCAAACCTTCGTCAAGAGAGATGATTTTTATATAGTTCATCGCAAAGTAAATAGGATCATTTTTACACTTGATCCACTCATCAATTTGCTTCTTTGTAAATTGTATTGGGGTCCCAGCCTTTTTCAGGTTGGGATTACCCAAGTATACATCAGTACCAGTCGCCAAAACAAAAACCTAGTTCACCACTAGTATTTATCTTTATTCTCTTCTTCTAAATTTTCTAAAAATTCCAGTCGTTTTTTCCACGTATCTCCACCTTCCATTCCTCTTACTGGATTAATACAGGTATTATCTCCCAAATTGTTACAAACGAGACCAGCAAGATCTAAATCATTACCTTTGGCACCAGTGCCAGACCAAATATGTGTGCCATTAATCCAGACCGCATGGCACTTGGGACATTCTTTTCTTTGTAATTTAAGATCAGACAGTTCCTTATCGTTGGTCATTTTTTAATTCCTTTGCGAGTTTATTGAAATTTGGTAAGTCCTTTATTAATTGTTGTTCTAATTTACGTCTCATCAAAAACATTTTAAATTTAATCCACTGATACCTGATCACAAGATCAGCATAAGCGAATAAGCGCATAGTTTCTTCCACGCCAGCATACGCTACCATGAGAACAATGAGAGTGATGATTACATATATGCCAAGCATGATAATATTCCACTACAAACATTATAGTGTATGTAGTGAAAAATATTGTATCGTTAGGCTACATTTTTATAAGTGTTGGTTTACACTCATTCTACTAATGTTCCATGCTCACGGCGAATCTCTTTCAGTGCTTCAAGATTCATATCCTTAGTGCCTCCATCATAGGCATGAGCATATCCTTCTTCAATCATTTGCTCGTTAAGGGACACACTGTCGTCCCCAATGTAAAGCCAACCCAGAAGACGCCCGTATTTGCCAGTGCCACCAACAAGTTCAGTCCTAACAGACAACTCATCATCACCAGCCAAAGTGCCTTCGAGTTTTTCTTTGAGCCAGTTTGTTGCGTCGATTCCAAGTGCTTTCTCCTCTAGATTTCTCGTTCTCTTCTCTGGCGTATCAACTCCAGCAACTCTAACTCTTTCTTTCTTGTATAGATCAAACCCAAGATCAATGGTGACATCGATAGTATCGCCATCAAGAACACGATTGATCTCCGTCACTCGAAAGTTGTAGCAGCTCTTCCTGCTCGGTGGTGTCATTTGTCCCATCTTCTAACTCTGCAAATGCTTGTCGTAGTATGTATACGACTACGAACAATGCTCCGGCAACTGCTAGTAGTACACATATAATTACCGACCATACAGGATCAGTAACATTATCAAGAGGACGCAATAATAAATTCATTTTTTAACTGGCCAAGTAAGTTCCATTCCTATTGTGAGTAGTAGAACAAATCCAAATACAAATACAGCACTCATAATTCAATAATAGATAAGAAAAAAAGAATCAATCCAAAGGAACAAAACAGACCAGTTAAAATAAATGGTATAGAACTACTCATCTCTTTTACTTTTACGCGATGGAATCATTTGATACGAAAGTTTATCTCTTAATAGATTAATTCTTTCTTCATCAAAATGAGCGAAGTTAGGATACTTCTCTACTTTTTTGTAATAGTGTAAAGCATTTTGGATGATTGTAAAATCTTCCATGGTTAATTCAAAGTTCATTAAATTTATAATCTAACATCATTCGGAAAAGAGAATCTCTCATTACCCATAGGTGCTCTTGTTCTTCTGCTGGTCGAGCAGGAAATCCTTCCCACATTTCTAACCTCTTTATCACACAATGGTGTAAGAGACGTATATCTTCTATTGTTAAATTGACAGTGTAGTCCGGTTCCTTATTCATGTTTGTGGAAAGGTTCCCAGTGCTGCCAATCATATTTATGAACTGCCCACATTCCTATGATAGGAACAAAGACAAGACACCATGCTAACAGTCCACAACCCCATGGGTTGTTTAGCACAACCCCACAAAATCTAGCAAATTGTAACATCATACTGGATAAGCGTTATTGATTCCCCAGATAACAAAAAAAGCAATGCTACCTAAAATTACTAATGATGGTATTACTTTCATATCGTTTTTGCGTTTGTCCATAAGTCTCGGAAATAAAAATCGATACTAGTTAATGTTCCTTCTGGATGATTGTTATCAGAATCTGCCCATTGATAACTGAAGTGCATCATCTCCATTGTGATATGACTTGTACCATACATTCTTGAAAATGCTGATAAAGCAAAGTTATATCGTTTTTTTAATTCGGGAGACCAATTCATTATAGTCTCTCAATTTACGTGAACAACACCAGTCATACCTGCGCCCTGATGGGGACCACAGAAGAAGTTATAGTCTCCTGCGTCAGCAAATACAACGTCTTGTGTTTCTCCTGGAGCAAACAGTAATGATTCTCTAGAGAGATCAGGACGTGCTTCTACAATAATATTGTGTGGTGGTAGTGCTTCGTTGATAAAGTGAACTGTGTCACCTGCCGAGATTGTGATCTCATTAGGTTCAAATACTAGGTTCCCACCAGAACCCATTACTACATCTACTGCCCATACTGGGGCAGCAAAAAATAACACAACCAGAATCGTAATTAAAGATTTCATTTCGCTACAGAATGTTGTTCTTTGTAAGTATTGAGTTTGTGAATTAAATCATTGTATTCATCCCACATCCACTCAGAACCTGTCTTCTCTTGATAGAGACGGCAAGCTGTGATTAGGCGTGTGATATCGCTTTCGTTTAAACGCATTGTCATATCAGAACTCATAATATAATTATAGATTGTGTGAGTAAAATTGCTCTATTTTAACATACTTTTAACAAGTATGTCAGCAATTCCACTTACGTAGTGATTTGTTGATTCTGCTGTCCTTGTCGTTAGCAGTTTTTTTGCTGGTTAGTTTCTTTTTCATGCCCTTCATTCGAGCGCAGAACGATGCCCTGCGGGGGTTTCCAACCTTTTTGCTTGGTGCCTTAAGGTCAGATCCTGGATTTTCCTTTTCATAAGATCTTCGTCCCTTTTCATTGAGACCTCCTTCCTTGTTTTTGCCTGCTTTTTTTGTCCAGGCTGCTTCTGTGGTGAGTTCAAAACTTTCTTTGGCAGTCCTCGCCGCCTTTTGAAAAGCATCCTTAGCGGGGTAGTCCTTACTACCTTTCTTCGCTGGTGCTTCTCCTCGTTTTCGCTTTGCGTGGATATTTGCGTAGAGACCGCGCTTTGCTTCACAGAGTTCTTTTAGTTCCTTATAATCTCTCATGATCAACCGACGAGGGTTTACGAGATTATTTATATCAACCCATGTGTGCTACGGATGTGCCGTAAACATCACTCACGCCACTCTCTGTCTCTAGGGTATCTGTAGATTCTTTATCAATCATAATAGGACGATGTGGAGCAACATAAACACTACCAAGAGTAGTGCCACCAATATTCTTGAGTGTAACTAGATGAGCATTACCACCATTATGATTATGTTGTAATAGAATTTTAGTGCCACTGTCAATATTATTGCCAGTAGTTGTAAGGACAGTTGCCTCTCCTAATAGTTTGACTACGTTCATCGTTTTCCTCCGCTCATATCTTTTAACATCTTCTGAAGCTCTGCTGTAGATCCTACAAACATAGCGTTGTTGGTAACCTTGGATGGACCTTTCTTATCCTCGTCAAGATCCTTCATCTTCTTATGAAGGTCAGCAAGTTTGTCTGTCATGTCTGCGACGTGCTTCATTGCCGCTACAGCGACTTCATACGCTCTTGGGTGCCCTGACTCCTGAGCGACCTCTAACGCCCCGTTAACCGCCTCCTGACCCTTGTCTATGAGGGAGTACAATTCAGTACGTGTATATCTGTAATCTTTTTCACGATCTTCAGCATCAACCTTAGGTGGTTGTGGTTTAGATGGTTTGGATTCCTCAACAGGTTCGGCACTAATGTTGAGGATTTCCTCCATGTTATCTTCTAGGTTACTCATAAGAATTGAATCCCTTCATTAAATCCAAAGTCATCACCAGCATCAACTAAGGCATCATCGTTTACATCGATAACTCCATCAGTATTGATATCTGTAACTGCTTTTGGTGTATATGTTCTTGTAATTGTTCTACGACCGACATCAAGATCGCCCAAAGTTTCGTGGATAATTGCTTTCTTGATGACATCCGCAGTGTTGTATGGACCATACAGATACGATTTCATTGTAAACTGTAGTGCATATGCAATATACCTGCGCTCTAGAAAACTATCATCCCACTCATCTTCCCCACTAATGCCATTTAATACAATGGCAATATCACGTTTCTCATTCATGTCTGGTATCATGTTAAGAGTGATACTAAAAGATGGTTGAAAATATGGCAGAATTTGCTCTACAATCTGTAAAGCATCATCTTGAGATTTGGCAATAACCCCTAGTTCAAAATTTATATTATAAGGAACAGGAACATATTGAACTCTAACTTCGCCACCATTACCATCAATGATAGTTTTGTATTTTTGAATTGGTGATGTTTTACGGGAAGAATCGTAATCAATTCCTGTCATCTCAAAGTATATACGAGGCAAAGTAATTGCCACTTTGCTGCTGCTAGCATTCTCTCCAATACGAACCAAGAACTTTTGCTTTGGTCCATAAGCAAGAGGAACTTTAACTTCCTCTAAAACTTCTCCTGTGTCAGGATCAGAACTCTTCATTGTGATATTATTGAAGAGTGTACCAAACGCAATAATGTTCTTGCGAACTATTTGGTTATAAAAATGTGATCCTAACATTAGATGCTATCCGTAAAGTTACCAAATTCACCAAATGGATTACCTTCTGTCCAATCAATAATCTCATCACCAGAATCTTCGATCTGTCTATTTTGATCGTAGTTACTGTTCGTATTATTTAGAGTGTCAAATGTCTCTGGAGACCAAGTAGCACCTGAAGTTAGTCCAGTAATTACTTCAGCAGTAGTAAAGGTTCCTGTTCTATTGTATACTTCTAGAGATCTGGTTGTGCTATCCCAAGACTTGACTTCTGCTCTATTGTCCTTAGGCGAGTAATCAATAGTAACAGTAGGAGCACTCGTATAACCAGTTCCACCTGATGTAATTAGAATACTATTGACAAGACCAGTAGAACTAACTGCAGCAGTTGCTGTAGCACCTGTTCCACCTCCTCCAGTAATAGTAACTGTTGGTGGAGTTGCTTGCTTATAATGTGATCCACCATCTGTAATAGTGATACTATCTACAGCATCACCATCAGTTGTTCCTGTTGCTTTCGCTAGGAACTCATCACCAACAATCTCTTCTCCAACAGTAAAGTCTCCAGATCCACCAGGATCCATAAAGAGTTTGATGCTATTAGCAAATATTTCTTCCACATCATCGATCTCCTCAACTCCAGTATCAAAGTCATCACTACCGATCTCATAGATCTCAGCAGTGATAGCATAGAATTGGATCTTACCAAACTGGAAGAATGGTTCTTCCTTACCAACAAATTTAATCTCGTAGATATCTTTTGTTAGTGGGAAGTAAAGCAGATCTCCCTCGTTAGGTCTACTCTCAACAGTAATAGTAGGATTATGATCTGCTACTTCTTCGTCCCATCTTCTAGTAGATACTCGGAAGATAATCTCATCCGTAATTCTTAAACCGAACTTGGAGATGAACTCAGCATTGTCTCCAAATCCCATGACGTTTTGAAGCAACATCTCAATTTGAAAATGTTCTTGATACTTAGAGTATCTAACCTCGTTAAGAGTGTTATCTTTTAGAGCTATTCTAGGAATGTAGTATATGTCTGTTCCGAACAGTTTAATTTGTTCGTCCACAAGATCCTGTGCGAGACCTTGCTCACCGCTGTGTCCTGAATAGTAAGTTGGAAAGTAGGGACTAGTAGGCATCTTATCCGATCATATCCATAGGTGGGATGGCGTACTTACTGAGAACTTCGCTTTCGATTTTCTCAATCTCGCCTAATGCGTCTGTATACAATTCTCTACCATTAAGCGTGATACCGCCAGGTAGTTGAACGTTGTTATATTTAATCAAGTTTTGACCCCACTGTCTCTTCATAAGAGCAGTAGCATATTTCTTGACAAACATATCATTATTCATCTCTGTAGCATCTGTAGGATCAATCATCCTATGTGCCTCAATTACAAGATAGGTATCTTCTTTGAGGAATGCTTTATTGATGTCAAGATATAAACGATCACGACGCTGTGTATATCTGAACTGTTGGAACGAACCATTATTCAGAATCATATCTAGAGTTTCTAGATACTGCTTATTCATAAAGTAGTTGACAATATCAAGAGATCCGAATGCATATAGATCATTCAGAAACATCTGATACTCAACACCAAAGAGATTAGATCTAATTGAGTTGCTGACTAAACCAAAAACTTTGCTGATGCCAACTACATGATCTGGAACTGGAATATAGTTAGTAGACTCTTCCCAGTTTGTTGTTCCAGATGATGTTGTTGCTTTATTATTGAAACGAGTTATATCGTCAGCAGTAATCTCATGCCTCAGAAAACATCTCTCCATACCGTTGTAACAGTTCTCTTGGAAGAACTGGTAAGTATCATCAATAACATTATTTACTTGTTCGTCATCAATGTTAACTTGTAATACAGGCTCACCAAGTTGCCTCTTACAATATGTGATAAGATCAGCTCTTGAATTTGGAGACGCCATTACACACAAAAATCCCTTCTTACCTATTTAGGAAGAAGGGATCTGAGAGTTATTCTTCTGTTGTTTCTGCCGCAGGTGCTGCTGCTTCTTCAGGTTTCTCTTCTAGAAGACCTAGAGTTTCAAGACCACCTTGGAGTTTAATCTTATACTCTCGTGCCTTGGTTAGGTTTTCTTCTAGTTCAGCAATTTGCTTTTCGGTTGTAGCAATCTGCTCTTCAAAATTAGACTTAAGTTGTGTGGGATCCATAGTTATCACATGTAATTGTGTATATCAATATTTATTATAGTTCCAAACCTAGATTAAAACTAATACTAATTCTCCTATCATTTTTAATATGAGATTGTGATACAGAATGCCGCACATCAGAAAAAAACATAATAAGATCTCCTTCTGTAGTATCTAATTCGTGAGATGATTTTAATAAAGGATTATTATAATTTTTTAAAAACATTTCCGGAATTTTAACAGTCGATGGTTCTAAAGATAAATTTGAATAGTCTACCTTGTGTTTTTGAAACCCAATTTTGCCAGAATTTTCTGGCATTTTTAAATAAAAAACACCACTTATCACTGAGGAAGATGAAATTCTATTTTCGGATGGAGGATTTGTATGTTGATGAGAACTATTATAATTCCCAGACCAATTAATATTTCCCCACATATTCATAACTGTAAATTTAACTTTGGGTATTAATTCTAATTCTTGATGTATTTGAATTGATTGTTGTTCTATTAATTCAACCAATTTTGAATATTCTAATTTTTGATTTAAATTGTCTTTAGTTTGATATCCACCAACGTTAGAAATTTTTACTCCTATAGGATCACTTTCTAATTCTTTTTCTATTAAAAATTTGTAATAGTATGATTCTTTTAAAAAATTTTCATGCCATATCCAATCATTGATATACGGAATACACTTCATTTTTCTCTCCAATTATGTTGTTTTTATCCAGAAATATCCAGACGTAGTGTTTTGTCCAATACTGCTATAATCATTAGATCTAAAAGTGCTACTGATTCTAATACCATCTCCACTTCCTTTCCAAAAATTTTGGTAGTTATTAGCATATGTTGTTGGATAATAGTGATTACCACCAGTATATGTTCCTGTTTGTGAATTTGTTCCTGACTGTACTTCAGACCAATTTTGATATTGAACTAAGCACCAACTATACGTAGAACTTGTTAAAGATCCTCTGTTTGAACAATCAAATAAAGTTCCTCCCCACTCAGAATCTATAGTAGTGCCTATTCTTTGATACAAACCAGTGTATGGAGAATTAATGGTTGTGCCACTAATTGGTGTTATTCTACCATATTTAAATCCAGAAATTTTAAAAAATTCAGTTATATCAGTCCGCGAATACATTGAAGTAGTGGATTTATTATACTCAACAACATTATTATTTCCATTAATAATGCTTAACCCATATGCATTATTATTATAATATTGTCCACCATTACCTGCTCTAGCATTGATCATTAACATCCATCCACCACCATCTGTTGTCATATCACAATAAACATATTTTGGTTGGGAAGAAGATAGTGGTTTTATCCAATAGTATCCATTTGAAGAAGATGGATTTAATTGTAAAATGGCGGTTGCTGATGGAGCAGCTTTTTGAATAGTAGATCCATCTAATCTAGAGGATCCTCCTACATCAATCCATTCAGTACCACTCCACAATTGAACTACTTCCTCTTCACTATTGTAAATTAGAGTACCTATATCTGCCGCTGGTCTATTTGAGTTAATAAACGAGGTTAATTTTAAACCAGATGAAGTTATAATTTGTCCGGATACACTTATTGTACCTACGTTTAATTCCGACATTAGTTAAAAAAATACCATCAATTTATATTTATCGTATAAAAGCATTGAATGTCATTCGATTAGTATTCCATTTAGTTTGTGTGAAATTAAGTGTGTGCCAAAGGTTACCTTCATACATAATTAATTTGTTATATTCATGTGGTTCTACGTGATATTTTGTCCAATTTTTATGTTTTATTTTTGATGGGTCAAAAGAAACCATTGCTTGAACTGTATTACGAAGTCTTTTTGATCGATAATTTTTATCATACAAAGTACTTTCTTCTCCGGTTTCGTCACTTCGGAAAAAAGATGTGCCATTATCTTCTCCATCGTAGTCATCTTCGGTGTTGAAAGATAACACAGCGGCATACCGAACTTCATCTGTATGTGGATATAAACTTTGATATCTACATTTCTGCTGGACATCATAAATTTGAAATCCAAATCTAGATTCGTCAGGAACTTTCATAATTTCTTGACTACCTTCAAAAAAATTTGAGCAAATATATTTTAATGGTTCATACAATGCTCTTTTATGTGCGCTCATATAATGAATATATCCAGGAAGATTTGTATACTCTCCTTGAATAGTTGACACATAATCAATTGATTGAGCATATGCTTTTACATCATCTGCATATTCAAAAAAATTCTTAACGATAACAATCCTATTTTTTTGATTGCCAATATGTTTTTGCTCAACATCCCATTGAGAAGGATGTGAGATTGTAAACAACTTAGGATCTACTACTTTCATTTTTCTTTTCTAATACCATTACAAATAAACCATTCCACCAATGAGTTGGATTTTCTACAATTTTACTTAAAATTTTTCTTTCAAAATAAAGATCATAATTATTGTCTTTAATAAATTGAACTGCAGATTCTATTACCCCATCAAAGTTGGCGTCATCTATAACAAGAATAAACTTGTCTGCGAGGAAAGGAGCAATGTGATTTAAATTATTTAATTGTTCTACGTAATCATGGTCAGCATCATAAAAAACTACGTTTGGTTTCTTTCCATCAAAATCTTCTTCTGTTAATTCTAAAATACTAGACCCAATAAATGTAGTTTTTCCATTTTCATATTTTTTGAAATATCTTTCAAATTCTTCAAATGGATTTCCAACTTCATTCCAATGGAGGTGCTCCATCATTGGTTTGCAATCTGGTTGGGAAAAATTATCTACACCAAAACATTCTATGTCATTGTTCATAGTAGCAGAAAATAATGTACTGCCCATAAATGTTCCCAATTCTAAGTATACAGAATCATCATAAGAACATAAATTATTGAGAAAATGTCGAATCCTATCAGAACTTAATCCACGAATCTCATATCCTTCTGAAACAAAATTTGATTTGAAAGACAAAGCTCCATCAATAGAATCCATAACACGTTGAGTATATTTTTCTATCTCAAAAGTTTCTCCTTTTTTCTTGAGGTGAGATTCAACTACAGAATCACAGTAATTACAATTCCAACAGTTAAAACCACATGTTTTAATTTTCTCTCTCCAGGCATTGATAGGTGCATCTTTAACATTGAGATCTATCATGTATTCATCAAATTCTGGAAACAAAAGATCTGATTTCTTTGCCCACCTTTCAATAATATCCATACTTTCTTTTAATCGCATAGCGTTTTCTCTGCCATGCATCTTAAATACATCGATACCAAGATCTAAAAACTCATCCCAATCTTCACGCCATGGTGGTAAATTAGCAGACTTTAAAGATGAGGAAGGATCTTCAATATCCCATTTTAAGCATGAGTTTGTTGCTATGGGATCCATAAAAAATTGAGGGGATTTTCCTGATCTAGTATTATTAAAATGATAATGCTCATCCATAACAGAGCATCCACCCCAACAACCTTCATTAGAAAGAATAGATATTTCTACAGGTTTTTCAATTTTTTCACAAAAATCTTTTGCTTCTTTGATTTTAATAAGAGCATCACGATCTCTCATTAAATCCCTATCTAGATTAATGTAATGAAATCCTGCCTTAGCAAGATTGACAATTTCATTTGCTTTAGATACATTTCTTAAAATTGTGTTTTTAATTTTTAATTCAGGAAAAGCTGCTTGAATTTGACCAGAAGATACCCATGTACTATGTGGGATAGTAGCAATACGAATATTATAATTTTCATATAGCGGTCTAAAATTATGAATAAACAGATCTAAATTTTCTTGATCTGGTCTTACGTAAATATTGTTAAAAGTTGCAGATAATGGTATGCCAGTTTCTCTAGAAATTACAACTGCATTAAAAATTAACTGAGACAAATCTCCAGAAAAAGTATCGCCCATAGCGTCTTGTTCAAATGGAGGCATTCTACAAGTAAAATATAAGTCTTTGATAAGTGGTTTATATTTTACTAACCAAGGAATAAAAATTCCATCAGTAAATTGTTTATCAAGTTTTGGGTTTACGGGAAGACTGAATACGGAATTTTTCTCTTGGGACATTATTTTTCACCTCAGGTAATATCGCAGGTTCTTCTGCTTTTTCTTTAGACATAAGTTCGGGAACAGAGTATTCTTCTTTAGAACCCTCTAGGATAGATCTAACTTCTGGCAATAGTTCTTGTGCCATTTTTTCCACCCCTGCTGTTAATAGTGTGGCATGTTCTACCGCACCTTTTATAGCAATCAATTGATCTTCTGGTGGCATATTAAGAATTGAATCTAAATTACCGCTGCCAATTCTACCACAGTTGTGAACATCAACAGCTGCTTGTTTTGCCATGCGTGTGATCCAATACGTCCTATCTTCTTCTTCTTGAGTAATTCTGTAGTATTCAATATTTTTATTTGGGTCCATGTGAGAACGAACTATCTCACAAAATTCTGAAATTTCTCTTTCGTAAGTAAAATATTTTTTCTCAAAAAGAGACTCATCATATAATGCTTTTTCTAATTCAATTTCAAGTCTTTCAATTTCCAATTCATCTACTTGCTCACCAAGCATTTCATATTTTAATTGACGTTCAAATTGCTTTCTAGTGTTAGAACATAATTTATGCTTGTATTTAAGTTCTTCATACCCATGTTGTCTTGCTTCTAATTCAAGTAAAGCTTGTTGAACTTTTTTATATGGTGTAATTTGGGACCCAACAACAAAAGTATCATTTTGATACCGAGTTTGCCCCATTTGCAGATTTACAGCAGCAGAAATAATATCATCATTTGTTAATTTACTTCTCAGTTCAATATCAGAATCCAAAGGTTCCATATGCTAAAATTCCATTTAATCTATTACCAAAATTATCCATCCGTCCAAGTTTTTGTGCTTGAACAAGTGGCATACCTATATTTAGGTAATCTTCATAAAGTATATTCATGTCCCACATATTGTCTACTAACTTAAATTGAGACTTAATAGCATGATATTTTCCTAAGAGAGATGCATAATCTCTAACATACTTACTATGTTTTTTTAAAATTTTACTTACTAAAATTTCTTTTCGCATTCCTCTAGTCATTGATAATATGTCTAGGAATGGTGTGGGAGTCTCTGGATTTTTTTTATACTCTCTTGCTTCTGGTAACTGATAAATCCAAGATTCGCTTTCAACATCATGGCAATTTTTAAAATTTTTAAATCTTAATTCAAATTCTCTTTCTATTACAAGGATTGCCATCTTACTCATAAATTTTAAGGCATTCTGTATTTTTTTCGAGTTCATGGGAACCTTACCCTTATTAAAAATAATTTCTCCTTTCTCATTCATAGAAGAAATGTAGTCCTTAGAGTACTGTCTAACCTCACCTTGATAGTTTATTCCATCATGTAGTTCTTGCTCTGAAAATTCAATGTATCTTTTTAATCCAGATTTTAATGTGTCAAACACATCACGATTCATTTTAACTACAGAAATACTATAAAAATTAAAACAATTGTGGTAAGTAGTTTCATGAGGAAATAATTCTATAGAACGTAAATCTTCTTCACAAAGACCCATGATAATAGATCCTTTTTGAATTTCTTCCTTATCTTTAATAAATTTTTTAGTTTCTAATTCTAGTGGGTGTTGGGGTTTATATTGTGGACGAATAAATTCTTCATCCGCAATCATATTGGATGGTACTTTTGAAACCCATTCCGTTTCAAATTCTTTTTGTTCAATAAAATTTAATTTTTTCATCTTACTGATACCTAGTAGATGTTACAGTAAATGCTGCTGATACACAAGCACCAGAGGATTGTCCCTGGTGTCCTTTTGGTTCTGTTTTGTATCCCATCATGGTCATACTATCGTTAGCATGGAAAATTTTCATAGTTCTATTATTCTGACGAGCGTTACCAGAACCACCACCACCAGAATAGTTACCCAACATATATCCCCAATCTTGACCTGCTTCCATATTCTCTTCTCCAGAAGCAACGTCAATCTGATTAAAGGTTGAGATATAAGCACCAGTATTGTGAGTAAATTTCATCCACGGTTGAGTTACGTTATTACCATTTCCATGATAACCAATATTCCACTTAGTCGATAAAGATTTTTTCCATCCATCACCAGATTTGTTTGATGTGCTCCATGCACCAGTAGATTCAGTAGCAAATTCAATGTATCTAGAGCTGCCGTTATCACCATGAGCATATCCCCTAAGTTCTCCATCAGTAGAAGAAACAAAGTCATTTGTAAAACCACCAGGAACTCTAGACATAAGTTCGGAAGAAAAATTTAATCTTCCCCAAGAACTACTTCCTTGATCACCACCACCTGTTATGTAACCTCTTTGTGTGGTTTGACCAGAAACTGCTCCTCCGTCATTAATAGAACCATACAAATCCCAACCAACACCAATAGTATCTGGTGTAGTTCCATAGTTATCAGTTGTGTTATAGTCAGGAGATGATCCAGCTGTTCTACCTGTTCCAGTATGTAAATTAATAGAAGATGTATGTGCTGAGTTACCACCCCAAGAATTATTGCCACCATAAATGTATCCATTATAGTCGCCATAATTTCCGTCAACGTATGCCGCTGCTCTGTCTAGCTGGTCTCCACGGCAAATAGTAACGTCAGTAGCATGAAATGTTTGATTGATTGTTCTCCATGGATTTGCTCCTCTATATCCTCCTGCGAGAAATCCATGAGTAATAATACTTCTATATTTAAATTCGGAACCTACGGTAAGAGAATATGAATTTCCTTGATAGTCATACCAGTTTCCTGGTCCATCAAATGGTAAATACCCAGATGCTGGAGTTGTTGGATTTTGTAAGTTAATGCCAGTAGTATTTGCATCGCCGGGAGGCATCGCAGTACTACCAGCATTATCTTTAAATGTATTTGGATGCGCCCAAAAAGCAGTAACTCCATCCGAACACAACGAAGCTCCCATAGTTTCTATGGACTGTTCTGGTAATGTGACAAATGGCAATCCGTTTTGTAAAAGACTGCCCGTAAAATCTATGTTTCCGTCAACAGAAGCACTTTGTAAAATATTAATTTGCCCCGTCCCCGACAAAGTTGAAATATTGTCAGTTCTTAATGTTGATGCCATTAGAAGATAATACTATGAGACTCTCAAAAGTATTTAGTCTAAATCTTCTATAAACGTTTCTTTTGAAAAATCATAGGCAACGAATTCTTCTACGTTCCAATCAGGAGACTTATATCTTTTTTTATTTTGTTCTAAAAGTTTATAAAATTTTCCTTCTTTTCCTGGCAAAATACCATCATCAATATCATGCCAGATAGCATCTAACTGTTCTCCAATTTCTGGATAGTTTAGTTTTCTGTTTGCAAAATAATTTTGTACTTCTTTATTGCGTTGATCAATCCAAATTCTAAATTCGGATCTTTTTCTGGGAAATTTATCCATCGTTTTTAACTTTAATTTCAAATGAGTATTTGCCGTTATCTACAATCCTGGGTATAAAATTCATTGAGATAGAAGTTCTATCTGCCCACATATTAAGATTGCCATTATAACCATGAATGAGATGAGATTTCCAAAGAAGAAGATCTCTTTCTTTAGGTCGTATGTCTTCGACATACCTAGAGTATTTATTAGGACTATCCCAGTTTTTTAAATGTGAAATATATGGATGACACTCAGGATCTCTTTTCATAAATTGAATAGGAGCATGAACCCATTCTTCTAAATTAACATAATACGTTCCAGAAATTAGAGAGTTGTGGTGATTGTGTTCTGGTTGTTCTGCTCTTTCCAAACAGTAGTTCATCCACGCATCGGTGAGTAAAAGTTCATTATCATCCAAAACATAGTTCTGAACTTTGGTTGAAAAATGAGTAGCACACTCTAAAACCCACTGACGATGTTCGTCTAATTCTGGGTGGTAATCATATATGTTGGAATTTGAATCATTATAATAATGAAACAAATCTCCTGAATGTGCATTTTGATTAAAATTGGGATCTCCTCTTTTAATTGTATCTCTAATTTTTTGACAAGTTAATTTTATTTGATCGTGTTTTTCTTCTGGATACTCATATACTCCCACAACCTGTGGAAAAAATTCAATTACTTCGTGCTTCATATCAATTAATAAATCCTTGTAAAGTTAATCTAGCATTACTATTTGTTGTTGTTTTATTTACTTTGTGTAAAATATTGGAATTTACAATAAGTCTATTTGGTTTGGGGTGAAAAAAATTACCTACTCCATTATTCATAATCGAATTATATAATTTTTGATTATCAAATATTTGACAATCTACATTTTCTTTTACTTCAATTGCTTGAAGTTCTCCACCCCATTCTGGTGACCAATAATTGTGGCAATAAAATGTAAATGCCTCTGAGTAATTACTATCATTATGCCAAGATAGTCCAGATCCAGGAGCATAGCAATACGGAGTCATTGTTACTTTACCATTTGATATGACAGAATTTACTGCTTCTATCAAAGGAATTATTTCAGTATCCTCTCTTAAAGGTGGAGTTTTTCCTTTTGGAAAGTAATATGATTTGCCATAAAGAACTTGACTATCAAAACTCCATAGTCTGTTCCATTCACCGTCTGCTACTTTATAAACTAAAGGTATATTATTATACCAAGTAAATAACATATCAAATTGATCATCAGTCAACACATTATCATAGACTTTAATGTGTTTTGAATCAAAAGTTAAATTCATACAATAAAGATATTCACATTTATTATATCATGTTTTTGCGTTAGTTGAAAGGAGGTAGTAATTACCAATTGCATAAGCACCACCATCATTAAATCCCATAGAAGTACTAACACTTCCTACAGATGGTCTACTACCACTGTAAATTCTTTGGAAACCATTTGCGGTGTAATCACCATTAGGTTCTGAGTGAGTGCTATCTCTAATCCACCACCTGTTGCCACTTTTTACTCTCCAGTCAGCACAATTATTACCACCATAATATGAGCTTCTCATAATACAACCAGTGTAGTTACCACCACCATTTGGTTTGTATACATGTCCAACACCTTCCCAATAGTTAGAAAAATTACCTGAATCTAAAGCGTTAACAGCTTGTGTTGCTGCTAACCAGCATTGTCTAGATCTTCCTTCCCATAGTTCTAACCCAAGTGCTGTTCCAGCATGAGTAGATGTAACAGAAGAAATATTAGGACCAGATCCTTTTGTGGCATAAAAATCATATCCACCACCATCTTGAGTGGTATCAACATACATCTGTAATGCATTAGGCATTAAAGAAGATTTGATCCAATATAATCCACTAGATATTCCAGGATTATCAGATACTAATTGAAGACCAGATGTAGATGCTTTATCTGGAGATGACCCGTCTAATTTAGCTGAACCAGCTCCTTGCCATTCTGTTCCGTTGTAAAATTCTAAAACTTCATCTTCTGTATTGTATCCAATAAATCCTACTGATGGGGTCGTAGGTCGTCCAGAATTATTCCATATAGGGACTTCCAAATTTCCATCAATTTTAAGAGTGTGCCCATTTGGTAAAGCAACTTCATTATTGAAATTTGATAGTCCTTGAAGATTTCTAACTTGTAATGTGCTCATAAAATACTCCAGGCAGCGCCATTTGAAATAGTAATTGTTGTTCCATTTGTGATTTCCAGAGGACCGAAACTACCACAGTTTGTGTTAGTTGGAATAGTGATATCTTCAGAAATAGTATTTCTGTTTGCTTTCATTACACCATATGAATCAATCCACTGTCTGTCTCCATTAGCACGTAACGTAAATTCATTTACATTATTGGTGAATGAAGAACCTTCAATGTTAATAGAACCTTTGACCTCTAACTCATATCCTGGGTTAGCAGCAGAAGTAAAGTTGATACCAACTTTAGATGGTCTGTAAATATCGTTTCCGTTAGGAGATTCTGTCCATCTGGATGTGACAAATTCTGCGTTGTTTTGATATAGAGTTCCGTTGAAATTAACATCACCTTGAATATTTAGGTTATAATTTCTAGTCTGATTATTTGACGGATCTATACCAGAAGTTGATGTTGTATTAATAGCAACTCTATTTGTATCACCAGCAATAGTGATTGCTGGAGTTCCATTCCAAGTTGTTCCACCATTATTGGTAGATGCTTGGATTGTGAATAGATGATTGCCAACTAACTGGTTACCAACTCTGAAGTTTCTATATGAAGAAGATCCACGGAAGACTAGAGGAGCACCAGAGTTATCATTATCAGTGTCAATAGTAACGCCTGTTTGGAACATCGCATCACCATTAACTTCCAGAGTGTAATCTGGTTCACGGTTGATGTTGACACCCATTTTTCTAGATGCGATAACATCACCAACAACACGGAAGAACAGTTCTGCCTCTGTGCCTTCCATGGTGAATCCTTCACCGTACTCAGAGTTTGGTGAATTAGTATCAGAATGGTTGTATCTAAGTGTGCCAACTTGACTGAATGTAGTGGATTGATCATTAAATCTAATCTTAGCACCAACACCATTAGTTAATGTGCGAACATAAAGTCCATCGTCTCCTCTAACATCCAAATTAGATAATGGATTAACACCAGCATTAATACCAACACGATCTGTAGATACATCAACGAACAATGTGTCAGTATCAACAGCAAGGTCATTAGTTAAACTGGTTGTTCCAGTTATGGAAGCATTACCAGAAACACTAAGGTTGGAACCAGCACCAGTAATAGCAAGGGTGCCTGTCATTGTATCGCCCGTTTTAAGGACGTTTAGTGATGACGCACCAGTAATAGATGCTGTAATTGTGCCAGCAGCAAAGTCTCCATTAGCATCACGAATAACAGCAGAAGATACTACATTAACAGATCTGAAAATTACATTACCTTCATTCCAAATTTTCTGACCATTAATTGTAAATCCATCGGCATTTACAACTCCGGCATTAAGTGATCCGGAATTGGCTGTAGCATTTCCTCCACTAGCAGTTAACGAAACAGTTTTGTGGTCATCAGTATTGCTGCTGGGAACAACTTGCGAAGATCTAAAATAGATTGCTGGTGTAGATGCTTGACCATCAACTCTACCTAGTTTTAATAAAGCAGTTCCACCATCACTCTCAATTTTGCCAATATCAACAGTATTACCATCTTCAATTGAGAAGTCGTCAAATACAACTCTATTTGATGCTGTACCTGCTGTAATTGCTCCAACAAAATTACCAGACGTAAGTCTACCAATTAAGATAGTGTAGTCATTAAAGTTATCTGCAGTATCATCATTAGTAGCAACATTATCAATTGTAAAACTACCAACACCTTGAGCATTTGAGTTGTATAGATTGATTGGATTACCAGGAGTAAAATCTCCAGATGGCGAAGTATCTAAAATTTTACCAGAGAAGTAAATTTTATACTTAGGATCTCCAAAGAAAGATTTGACAGTAACAGAGTCTCTAACTCTAGTTGCCTCAATGAATAGAGGCATTCTTTCTGTTGATAAAGTTCCAGAGTTAATATTTAAAGCATTTTGATACCAAGATCCTTGCTTGTTATCTAATCTGTCAGCATCTAGACCACTATCTAAACCATCGTTTAATGAAGTCCAAACTTTACCCCATGAACCAAATGCTGTTACTCCTGTTCCAGAACCACGCAACCACATGTTGTCGTTATCTGTAAACGCCAACTGTCTAACTCCACCAAAACCTGTATCAAAACCTGATCCACCTTGTCTGAAGGTGAGAGTCATGTTTCTAGTTCCGCCATCATTCAATCCATTAGCACTGTTAAAAATTGTGTTAGAAACAATACCAGTTGAGAAGAAATTTGGTGTGGGTGAAGATGATGGGTTGTTAGTACCAGTAATCAACTTAATTGTACTACCTGACTGATTGGAAATACTAATATTATATGATCCAGCAAGTCTATCCGTAGGAAGAGTGCCGGAACTTAAATTGCCAGCATTTGTGTAGAATGAACCTTGTGCTCCATCTAATAAGTCGGCATCTAAACCACTGTCAGCACCTGTCTTAAGTTCAACTGAACCGTTTCCTGCCTGACCGATAGTAAATTGTGATTTCTTATATCTAGAAACACCAATTGTTCCATACAGGTCAGCAGAAATAGTAAGGTCGCTAACTCTCTTGGTGTCAATTGAAACGTTAGCATACTGTCGGTTAACTGTGGAAGTTTTTGCTTGTAAAATTAATGCTGATCCAGAACCAATAGCAGTGGGACTTGATGTTACAGTGAAATCTGAGTTATATCCTACGCCTCCATCAGTAACAGTAATTTCGGTAACTTCATTACCAGAAACAACAACATTAACTTTGAGTCCAGTGCCAGATCCTCCAGTCAAAGAAAGATCAAAATACTGACCATTTGTATATCCAGATCCAGGATTGCCAATAATAACATCATCAATAAATCCACCTTGTGTGTAAGTAGATTCAAATGTTAATGGAGAATCTCCTCTTTCAAATTCGATAATTGAACCAAGAGGAATTGTGGCATTTACTGGGTTGTTTAGTGAAATCGTTGTCAATCCAGCAGCTGTAATAACACCATTGATGTTAGTATTATTTTGAATGCCGCTAACAGTATTTTTTACTTCATGACCAATAAGAACATCAGAGTTTGTGGTGAAGATCATCTGGGATGATCCGGAACTACATTGTGCTGCTAACTTAGCAAAATATCTTTTTTCTGCTCCTTTAAGTGATTGTACTGCTAATGCGAAATTTTGATCTCCACGCAAGAAAGTGAATGAGTTTGCAGCACCACCGGATGCCAATCTATCAGTTTCAATAACACCTGATGTAATATCAGAAGCAGCAATTTGATTTGATGATAAAGATACCCAGTTATTAACATTAAACGAAGATGTATTAACAACTCTCGAAATATTAATTGTGTTGGCAGTTGGTGTTGTGCTATCTTCAAACGTATCAGTATCTTCAATTTTAATATTGTTGACAATAGAACCATATAATCTACTTTCTAGTAGAGCATTGCCTTGTGCTTGTGTTCCAGCTCCTACAGGAGCAGAGAATGTTACTGTTGGTTGTGTAGTATATCCTTTACCTCCTGTGACCCCACCAAAAGATTCGATAGTAACAGTAACAACACTACCGTTAGCAATAGTACATGTAGCAACAGCAGAAACTGCTCCTGCCTCTGGATTACCCCCACTAAATGTAATCGTTGGAGCTGTAGTATAACCAGAACCACCGTCAGAAACGTTTATGGTATATACAACACCTTTTCTATATTCTGTTGATTGAATACTACCAGTAGTTACACTGCCGGTAAATACATCTCCAATAGTAAATGCTAATGCTTGATCTGGAGCAAATCCTAAGAAGAGACTATCGTTATCATTGTTAAGAATGAATGATGTTGATGTATCTTGCTGGATCGCAATATCTCCAGCAAGTGCTCCTTCGATAGAAGTTCTCTCTGCTTGATCAGCAACTGTGTAAACTTGGAAAGGTCTTAGTGCTGGAATTTGATCAATAGAGATCTTACCAGAATCAGTTAATTCTACCAGTGCTCTAGGAACAGCGTTCGTAGAGTATGGTTTGTTAATATATGGTCCAAGAGAGTTGGTAATGTAATCTCTAACTGCCTTTTGTGTCGGTAGTTTCGAGTCAGTAGCCTGAGCACCACCAAGTGTATTAGAAGCATCAAAACCAGTAACAACAACATCACCACCTTTCAGTTTCAAGAATTCAACTTCTGAGATGGTAACTGTTCCCGTAAAGGTAATAGCACCAGTTCTGTTTTCAATATTAGCAAATGTGCCAACTTTAAAGTCTCCTAGTTCATCAGTACCAGAACAATAAACGCGACCATAATCTTCTGATACTTGCTCGTTTGCTTCAATCTTAGTACCACCGTTCTCTGGAAGAGCTAGATAGTTGGTGCCGGATCCAGCAAATTCCCAAGTATGGGAAGAAGAGTTAACAATAGATGGTCTATGTAGATTAATTGTTTGACCCAATAAAGCACTAGTAGCTACTGGATTTCCAGTTGACTTATCAGTAAGATCCATGGCACCACCAGTGCCATCATCAATAGTTAACTGAGCGGAGAAAGGAGGACCAACAGTAACACCTGCTACAACATCAATAAAATATTCAATATTTGGATTAGTATTTTCGTATCCATCAATCTTAACAACATAATGCTCTAGAGGTTCTCTGCCAAGACCACTAACTGTTAAGATGGTTCTTCCGGTAGGAGTTGCGGAAACGTTTGAAACTGTAGCAATATCAAATTCATATGGGTCTTTACGGAAACCTGTTCCTCTTAAAGCAAACTGTCCAAAGTTAGTCGCAGAGTTGGTAATTGAACAATAACCACCAGACTCGGCAAGAACACCATCAGTACAGAAAATAACAAAGACAGAAACCAACTGAGTATAACCATCGTTGATAACCTTATAACCTGTGCCACCAAAGGAGACGATCGTGAATGCCGCAGCAACCATTGACTTACCCTGATTAGGGAAGGATGCTGATCCGTCTAACTCAAGACCAGGGAAGGGGCAGTTAGGTTGCTTAACCTTGTCTCCATCAACCTCAGCACCGCCACCACCTAGGAAGGAGATAACAGATGCGTTCTGAGTGTATGGAGATGCTTCAATAATTGGATAATCATCATAGTCACCACGAATAGACAATCTTTGATTGCTTGAATCGTAAATGTAGTTATCTGGATACGATAAAATTTGGGAAGTATTGAATACAGTTCCATTTGTTTTGGTAGTAGCACCAGGAAGAATTGATCCGTCTAGAATGTCTTCTAGAAGACTCATCTCTGTAATAATAGAAGATGCTACATTAGAGCATAGAGGTTGTGATCCATATAAAAGAATATTCCAATCTTCAAATTTTGGAATCGGTGATGATAACGTTACAGAATCATAGATTAAAATTGTTCCATTAGTTTTAGCACTAACGAATGTATGTGTAGATCCGGATGCTGCTCCTGCATCGGGAACAGTACAGGTAATTAATGTGTTGCCGCCATTAGTTGAGACGTTTGTGATAGCATAACTCTGTCCGTAATTAGAATCAAATCTAAGTGGACTTGGATGATCACCAGGAGTTCCGCTGTAGTTGCAACTAAATGTTAGTGCTTCTTCTGAGAAAGCAATCCTATCGCCAGTTGTAAGAGCAACAGCAGGAGATGGAATTGTTACAACTACTTGTCCACTAACAGGATTATATGTTGCTGTAGATGGAGTAGTGTCAATTACATCGCCACCAGTCCAATTACGCATCGCATCCTGAGCATATTGAGTAACTCTTTGGAATGCATAAATTGTAGCTGGTCTTTGTGCTTCTGGAATACCAGTTAGTTGAGATCCAGTGTAATAAAGTTCAGCAGCAGAAACAATATGCTTATTACCGCCAAGGACTAAATCTTTTACTAAAGCATCTACAACTTTTTTAATATCTCTGCGGCATTTTCTCTGATTAATATCAGAGAGTCCTAACGATGGATATTGAGTTTCTGTGTCTGATAAAGCTTCATCAGCAATAAGATCTCTGTTTCTTGCGATTAGATACGCAGCATCTAAGTAAGTTCCATTTTGATTCTTCGCAATCACATCTACCCAAAGATATGCTAAAGTATCAATAGCAGATTTAACATCAGCACAAGCAGGATCTCCCGCAGTTGCTGTAATTATTGTATTGTCAAAATACCTAGTTAATGAAGAGTATCTGGGAGCATATACTGTATCATTTGGAGTTCCATTTCCAATCCTCCAGTTTCTCATAGCATAAACTGCTATTTCTCTGGCGTATTCAATAGCGCGAACATTTTGAATAATTTCATCTTCAATAAAAGCAATTTCATCATCTATGATATATTTTTGTGCTGCTTCAATAATATTGTGATTGCTTCCAAATTCTAAATCTCTTACTAGAGCATTTATAAAATGAACTACATCCTGACGGCATTGCTCGTCGCCATTGTTTCCGGTGCTATCTGGTGAGCTATATGATGGATATAATTTTTGTCCAGCATCACATGAAATTAAAATGTTTGCTAGTTTTACAATATCATCTTCTGCCAATGCAGGTATACTAACTGAAGTTGTAATGCTAGCAACACCAGTGTTAGTGTTATCATAACTAAACGCAGTAATATTGTAATCTACACCACCAAATGTTACTGTACCACCAGAAATATAAGTATGCTCTGATGTTGTTTGTCCTAGATAAATGTCAAACGAAGTCCCACTGATATTATAAACAGAATAATGATCTGTCTTAAATTCGTCATTAATAATACCAACAACTTCGTCAGCAATAAATTCTCTGTTATTACGAAGTAAATTGCAAGCGTCTTGGAACCTTCTTTCTACTGGAGTAGATAATGGAAAAGTATTTGGAGAGTTTAGAAGTGAAAGAGTAACTACTTTTGAGAAATTTCTAACGACAGCAAATTGACCCGGATCAAGGTTAGCATCAGTAATTGATGGAATTTTTTTAGGGATGACAAATCGTCTTGCCCTACCGTCAGCGTCATCTAAGACTTTATAAATTCTTTGCTTGCCATTAAGAACAGACAGATCTGGACCAGCAGTTGGTAGACCTTCGATTAGAATTTCTTGTCCTTCTTTAAACTCGTGAGTATTAGTTCTACCAACTAGAGCACTAGTGTAAACAACAATACCACCAAGATCTTCTGCATTACCAAACTGAGCATTTTGAAAACCACCAGTAGCAATACTTGGATCTCCCTGTAGTGAGAAATCTAGTCGCGAAATTGGTAAAGTTGTTGTATAATCTTCATCTACAGAAACGACTTCTCCTTCAGCACGAATAGATTTGATAATGGTAGTATCAATAGTTTCAATTACAGGAGTTGAAGCATTGATAACATATGTACCGCCAACACCATCACCAGACCAAGTAGCAGAATTTAGGATAGGGAAAAACGTTACATCCCATATACTGCTAGCAGAGAGAGTGTTATCAATTGAAGAGACTTCATAAAATCCAGTAAAAGGACTGCCAGTAGAAGGAGTAGCAATAATCTGGACATATGTTCCAGGAGGAATAACTCCTGTTGGATCAGTTGTAATCCTTAAAGTGTTTTCGCCACGTTGTTCTGTAATAGTGAGAGAATATGCAGATCCAGAACCTGCCGAAGTGATATACTCAAAACGTTCGCCTTCTACAAAAGAACCACCAATAAGAGATACGTCAATTGTTCCATTTACATATGCACTAGCACCAATATCAGTGGTGAAATTAACATCAAATATTTTTGCTCTAGAACCAGTATTGATACCTTTTACAACTAAACCACTTTGTAAATTACTTAGTCCTGTGTTCTGCTGAAAATCAACTCTGAATTGTTGTGGTCCAAATATTTGATGTCCAATTGGAAATGTTGTGCCAAAATCTCCATTGGCTTCTACATCAACGATAATTCTCTGCTTATCGTCGAAGACCATAGCAAAGTCCCAAGTAGAAACTGGGTCTCCATTAGAATCAATTTGATCTCTATAAGTAACACCAGTTACATAGTTTTTATCTCCAAACTTGAAGATGTGTTTTCCTGCATTAGCAGGACGAATGATTACAAGACGAAGGTTATCACCAACAACGGAACAATCTGGTGGTAGTGAAATTGGGTTATCTTCTACGTAATCACCACCAGAAACAATTAATGTTTCTTTGACACCAGGAGTCGCCCATGCAAGTTGTGCTGCTTTCTTGATAGAACGAACTGGGTTTACTGCAGAACGACCATCGTTTAGATCACTACCAATCTGTTGTGAAACATAGATACGACCACCAACGTCATTCGTTGCTAGGTTGAGGACGTATTCTGTAGTAGCAATCTTGTCTGATCTATCTCCAAGCAAAGGCGTAATGGAACGAGGAAATACTCCTGATATTCCAGTTTCATTATATTTGTATTCATTCGGATCATTTACACGAAAACCGATATGCTTGAGTTGAACCTCTCCATTTAATAAAGTTCCATCTTGATGTTCTGGAGCATCTGATCCGGTTTGTCCGGTATTTAATGCTTGATATACATTTGCGCCAAAATATCTATATGAATCTTTTTGTAAGATAACATTAGAATCCCACAGAATACCTGTGTTATTAACATAAGTTTTTAAATTTGGTCCTCTAAATTCTGCATTTGGAGTAATGAAGTTATCAATATCTAGATTTAGAATTCTCGCTGTATCAGAAATGATAGACGTAGAAGTTCTAATAGCACCATTAATGTCAAGTTCAAAATCAACAGTATCAAGGAAAGCAGTAGCGGTAGCACCATCTCCACCACCTTCTGTAATACTCACACTAGGAGCAGTCAAATATCCGCTGCCAGGGTTGTTAACGGCAATTGATACTACTTTACCATTAAAGATAAAAGCAGAAGCGAGAGCTTGCACTCCTCCTGGTGGAGGAGAACTAATTGTAACTGTTGGATTTACCGTGAAACCAGAACCAGCAGTATCAATTTCGATGTTGTTGACACGCTGACCAGTTCTATTAATACCAACACGAGGAAGCGCAGTTTCCGAATCTAACTGAGCACGTAAAACCTCTTTTTCACCAGAACCAGTACCAGCCCTAACTGTAACTTCATTATCACCGATAAGTTTGGGGTTTACGCCCCTAATTTTTTCTTTATCGGAATTAATATGAAAACTCATGGCGCTGCCGTATCCTTGACTTTTTTCCTATATTATATTTAGCAGTATCAAGCCCAATCAATGCTAACTACTTCTGTTTTAACGATCCATTTGATTGTGGATGTTGTGCCAGATCTAATGGTAGTATAACTAAAACGGTTTGTTGCTCCGACCGGTTGGATATCCCATGTTTCTCCTACAGGAACAGCATCTTTGATGACTGTTTGAAAAGAGGAATGGACGGTTGTAGCACCAACAGAATCACAAAATACTGATGTTTCAAATTTTGCTGCATATACAGTTCCTGCAGCATTAACAGCAACTACATGACCAGTAATAAAATTAATAGTATTACTTTCGATAGTAATTTGTGTTCCTAAACCATCTAAATCTAGAGTGGATGTATTGAGTCCCCTGAGAATATAAGTAGTAGAACTACTGTCAGAGTAATTTTTATTTTTTACTTCGAGTGTATTAAAATCTTTTCCATTTCTATCTTCATCGACAACAATTGTTTTGTCGATAGAAAATCCGCCGGTTGAATCAAATTTTTCTAGAGTTGTTGCCATTTTTATTTCTTAGTAATATTGGACACGACAGTAACGATAATAGTATTAGTGCTAGGAACATTATCACCGATAACGAAATTTACCCTACAGAATCCACTTGAGGTCAATTCAAATGTTGGAGTGACTAGTTCCACTCCAGTTCTAACATTACCATATTGGGTATGGAAAATGTCAGTACCATCATCAATAACCCCAAATTCAAAAAATTCTTTGCTGTTGTCATCTGTGTTTTCGGCAACAACAACAATTTTAGCGCCATTCTGTGTGGCAATTTCAAAAATATTTGAACCTGCATTATTTACAGTTCCTTTCACAAGGGTAAGTTTTTCTGATAGAATCTTAACGTCCGCTAATTCAAACTCTTTAAGATCACTATCAAAAATCTTAACCCCATCATATACTCCTGTCCCAAAACCAATATTTAAGAATACATCTCCTTGGTTATCTAGTCTTAGAACAGGATCAACAGTTAAACCAGCAGAAAGTCCCAAATCAAAGAACTGCTTGCTTGTATGTAAAAATGTGGTGTCTGCAACTGTATTATCTAGAGTTGTTTCTGCACCATTAAATGTCATCAAGTTTGCTGTAATTTCAAACTCGGAAGATGATACGGATCTGATAGTATCTACAGAATAAAAATCTAAAGCATTTTCTGTTAATTGTGCTGTGTTGGTTCCATTATTATAGAAGTATAGAATGTTTTCATTTGATCCAGCAGACAATTCTGGGATGATATAAGTATTCTGATCTACGTCTTTTACTCCACCAAGTGAACCCCAGTTAGTTCCATCATAACCTTCATAAGTTAAATTGGATGTGTTGTATCTAATAGATCCTTGCTCTGCACTTCCTCTTTCCCCAGTAGTTCCAGAAGGAACAACTATACTTGTGTTAATATCACATTTAATTTTTTTACCAGAGTTTGGTCTAAGATTAATATCACTAGTTAAAGTTGAAATTTCATTTCCTAATAATCTTAAATCTCCACCAATAGTTAATGGAGTGCCTCCCAAAGGACCAATCTGAACATCTGAAATTTCTTCAAATGTGAGAAGTCCTACAGCAGTTATATTAAATTCTAACTCGGCACTACCATTAGAAAAAGTATTTCCAGAGATATCTGTTGGTTCGCTACCACTAGTTCCTGTAGTACCAGATGTAATTACTAGAAATATATTATTCTTATATTTGAGATAATCTCCGCTCGATACTGGTGTATTTGCTGCCCATTCTGTGTAAGATGGCGCTGCCGTATTAATTGAGCGAATCTTCTTCATCTCAACAAATTCTAAATGATTAGGAGTAACTCTAATGGTATTGTTACCATCATTATAGAACCATAGTTTATTATCATTTGACCCTACAGATTCTTCTGCTGAAATAAAAGTATTTCCATCCAAATCTCGGACACCACCCAAAGAAGACCATGAAGTGGTAGATGAACTATATCCCTCGTACTGTCCAGAATCCGTATTAAATCTAATAGCTCCATTCTCAACTACAGCAGAAGATGGTCTGGAACTTGTATCACCAGAAGGAATAATTAAAGCAGATGTAGCATCAATTTTAGTAACTCTAGTTGCTGCCGGAGTCATTACAATATCAAATCCAGAAAATGCTGAAATTATATTATCTTTAATTAAAATTTGATCATTGCTGTTAAATTCATCAAGAGTTTTTAATGCTCCTGACGATAGTAGATTGCCTGTTGATCCATCAACAGAAAGAACATTTGTTTGCGGGGAGAATCCAATATAAAAATTACCATTACTAATATGATTAGCAGCAGTGCTTGTAATATTTCCAGTAGAGTTTATTGAAGTTACATTAATAGTATCTCCAGTAATATTGGGGGAAATTAATGTTCCTGATACAGTAGCAGTAATACTAGAAATATCTTCCGAACTAAGTGTAATCGCACTAACAGATCCAGTATCAATATCAGAAACAATAACATCAGTAGATTGGACTTCGTTGACATTCAGAGTAAATCCACTACCAAATACTCTTGGATTATTTGCATCTATTGTAATTAAACTTGTTCCACCCTCCCCTGCATGGTCGATTGTTGATGATAAACAATAATAGTACAAGTTTGGAGTATCCGAAGATACTTTAATATCTAAAGTCGTTGCGGTTCTAGTAACGCCAGTTGTATACTCAGCACCAGTAAATAGTAATGTAATAGATCCATCGTTAATTGGAAATTCTGTGAGAGTTACTTCTGTGGCACTATCAACAGTATCAACAAAAGTAACAGCATTTAACTGTCCTACTCCAGTTCCTGTTACACTCATTCCTGGAAGAATTCCAGTGGTAGATGTTACTGTGACTGTTTTGTTTGAAGAGACAACATTAGCAACAATATTATCTACTCTAGAAGGACTCCATTGTCCCCCTTCAAAAGCACTTAAAGCGAATATGTGATCTACTAAAGATCCATCATTAAGATCAAATCTATATGTATTTCCAACATAGAAAGTTAAATTTGGAGTAAATACATCATCTATTAAAAATAGATCAGTATCGGATGAAGTGTTAACTGTAAATGTAGTTGCTCCTGTTCCAGACGTAACAAAAACATTGGAGGTAGCAAAACCAGTATTGACTACATCAATTTCAATTACAATACTATCTGTATTTCCTCCAGATTCATTTACTTGTAAAATTGCATAATCATATGTATCTGTTACTGTATCAACTTGTATTGCAATATCATCTGCAGGTGATGACCCCCCAACCAATGCTCCAGAGATAATTAAATTATCTGCTACTTGGAAATTAACTCCGCCATCATCAATACTTACAATAGGAATACCTTGAGCATCTCTTTCTACATTAAATGTAGCACCAGTTCCACTACCGCCTGTAGATGCTACTGTACTATACGTTTGATTTGCTTCAGCAAGAACTGTAGTTCCTGTAGGAATAAAACTAACAATTGTGCCATCTTCAAGATTTGCAGTTTGACCAACTGTAAATGTTCCTGCAGAAATAGTTCCAGATAAAGTTAGAGTTTGAGTATTTTTATATGTTACTACTAACGTGGTTGCTTGTATTAAATTGGTTGGGTCTACTGTCAATATATCATTAACAGAGTAACCATTTCCTTCCCCGTTTATAGATATATTTGCTATATCAACAGATCCTAAATTATCAACTCTATATTCAAATGGTGTTGTCGGAACTCCAAATGATGGAGTAAATGAAAGAACTGCTTGTCCTGGTGCTGTGGCAATTCCGGAAATTGTAATAATATTATTTGCTACATCAATATTAGCAATGGTTGTGTTTGACGCTAATACAGCTGTGCCAGAAGTTGTTGTAATAATATCATTTACCGATAGTCCTGTAACGTCAGTTAACTGAACACTTACTGTATCTACAGATGAAAATGTTAATGTAGCAGCGCCAGCAACCGTTGGGTTTGATGATAACGTAATTGTAGTACTATCTACAATAGCAGTAACTGTAACTCCTTGATCAATCTCTCCAACACTACCTGGTTCAGTAAAGACCGTCATACCATCTTCTAATCTACTACTATCAGGAACTGTAATATTAGCAGATGATGTTGATAATGTAGTCGCGACACCGTTTAAAGTTCCTGGAATAAAAGCAGAAATTCCGGTGATTCCGGAAGTAAATGAAAGCACATCATTAATTTGATATCCGCTACCATATTCGGAAATTTCAAATTCGGTAATAATTCCTGGAGTTGATGTAACTGTAAATTCAAACCCGCTACCACCACCATTACCAAGTTGAGCATCGGTAACAGTTAAAATATCGCCAGTAACGTAATTTAAACCCTTGTTTAAAATTGTAACTGCAGAAATAACACCAGAATATGCAGGAACTCCAATAGTTCCCAAGAAACCTGATCCAGTACCACCAAGATCTAAGGCTAGAAGACTAAATGTATCATTTTGTTTGTATCCTTGACCGGCACTATCAACATCAACTTGTGTTACAGCACCACCCGAAACAGTAATACTACCAGAACCACCTCTACCATAGTTTCCTACAGATCCCACGCTGGTATTGATTGTTCCTCCCATGCCACTATGAGCAGAACATGCATACCCAACAGATTCTGGTGATGCGCTATTGAAAATAATCAAGTCAACAAACGCACCAGCAGATCCTTCTACTCCTACATTTACTTGTGAATATGAATTTAAATCTAGAGCATTTAATTCATCTCCAGCACCATGGAAATATAAGGGATGCCCAACAACACTAGCATCAGATAAATCAAAACGATATGTATTACCAATTGACAAACTTAATGTTTGTTGAGCATTGCCATTAATAACATACTGATATGATCCTGGACTACCAATTACGGTAACTGTATATGTTGTAGTTGGAGTATTATAAAAAGGCACACCAGAAAAAGTTCCATCTACATATCCACTACCAGCATTAGTAATGGTAACTGGAATAGTTGTGTCACCTGTGATTGTAACATCTGCGGTAGCATTAGTTCCACTACCGCCACTAAATGCAACATTTGAATAAGATCCTGGAGCATAAAGAGAACCAGCGTTTGAAATAGCACCTTCTAGTCCAGGAACTTCAAAGTTTGCTGTAGCTCCACTTCCATTACCACCAGTCAGTGATATTCCTGTATATTGTCCAGTATTATAATTGGAACCAATATTTGTAACAGTTCCCGTAAAATCTACTACAGTAATATCAAATAAACCACCACTACCAGTACCACCTACAATAGGAACATTTTCGTAAGTTCCCGAATCATAATTTTCGCCACTTTGTGTGATTAAATTTCCATCGTCAAATAATTTTTTTTGTTGTAGGACTACATCTTTAAAGTATGTAAACTGAGATGAAGAGATATCTAAAAGTTTCTTTTCGGCAGAAACAATACCAATAACTCCAGATTCTGGTTTGTATACACCAAGTTTTATATCTGTTGTAAATGCTAAGGATGGTGCTAATCTAGTTCCATCACCCAATCTTAAATTGCCAGTGGATAAGTCACTACCACCTGCAGTAACATTAAAAATTTGTGTTCCGATATCATTAATTTTGACCCTTTGCTGTTCAAAAGTATCAGTTCTAGCGACATTAATTGCTGGCATTTCTTACTAACTCTCTAAGTAGGGATTTGATTTCAGAGATTTCATCCTTCAACATATTTATGTCGTCTAACGCGGAACCAAGGTGTTTTGATTTGCGTCTAGATTCTATGGCAGAATCGTCCAAACTGATGATGGCACCTGTGGTCTCATCTCTGACGAGACCATCATGACCTTCTACTTTAATATAACTCATATGCGGAAATTAGAATGCTGCCACTGCTCGGATGTCTTGAATCTTAGGAACAAATGCTGGATCCACTCCCTTCATAATAATTTTGACAGCAAAAGATGAAAACTCTGGGAGATCCGACACGCTATAAGTAATATCTTGATATGAAGATTGTTTTTCTACAACAGAAGAAATTGTATTTTCTGGAGTAGCAATGTCTAGTGAATCTGGTTCTCCATTTTCGTTGAAGTATATCCAATTAATATCTTCAAAGTTTTCTTGACTTGAAGATTTCTTAAATTTGTAAAGAACCTGAACATCATTAATATCTTTAGAGTTTAATGTTATATGGACATCGACAGCAGTCGCAGGATTATTAATTACAACTTCTTTGGTGACATATTTTGCTACAGTAGAACTATTCTTAGAAGTGTTATCAGAAACATATGTTATTCCGTTGGCATACGTTATTGCTTTAATTTCCAAGAATCTTGCTTCAGCATCTACTTGATTTGGATACTTAAGAAAGTCTCCTACTCTAAAGATATCAGCAAGTTGATCAACTACAACAGAATTTCTATTAAACACTGTATTGTCAATAATTCTTCCTGTGAAGTCATCTGCTAATGGTTGGGTATCATTTCTGACTTCTAGTTCTTGAGTTTTATTATTCCAGATAACCGCAGTTCCGGTAATGATGTTATCATATGATTCTAAAATATTAGATGGATTTCTGGCAACCATAGTTGCTGAATCTGGAATATCAATGAATACTTCAATTGGGTTTGTGTCAATAATGCCAGATGGTACAATTACACCATTAAGAGTTTCAACTAAAGTTGGTTGATTTCCTAATGTAACTCTTTCTCCCCTCTTAAAGAACTGACTTGTTTTGAGTCTCACCCAAACTGTAGAACCGTCAACTTTAGCAATAGTACCAACTGCTTTTGAAGTATATCCTTCGATAGCTTGGTTGTCTTGAATTTGACTGCCACCAGTATTTCCTATATTAAACTTATAGATTGGGTAGAACTTAATAACTTGATCTCTTCTTCCGTATCTGTCTTCTTGCCCAGTAGCAGATTCGATTCTGTTTGACACAGTTTTGACGCTTGCCGTAGAAAGATCAACTACTGGAGAAAGATAAGAAACGGTAGATGAAAGAGACAACTTATACATTAAGGAAGTCACATTGTTTAATGTCTCATTAATATCCGAAGCAATAAATTTCTGATTCGTGAAATAATGTGGTTCATTTAAAAATGTCTTTTCATAATCTGTTTGTGAATATGATGTATAATTATTGGTCAGGGAATCCACGGGAACAACATTCGTTGTTTTAATAGAAGAACTTAATTTAGTTCCAGTAAATGATAAGTATTGAATTTGTGGATATAGAATTTCATATTTTCTATTGTAAGTAGCATACACTACTTCACCACCACCTTCAATGTTTCCAGAAGCGGCAACAGTTGATGTGATATTATAAGTATCAATTCCACTATTTGTAATCTGGAATAATTTGCTGTTTAAAACATCAGAAGTCACACCGCCAGTCTCAACCGCTCCTTTGAAGAAAACATAAGAAGATCCGGAAGTTTCAAATCCATTATCTCTATGTGATACTTGAATGATGTTGTTATTGTTTCGGAATAGTTTTGAAGTCGCGTTTGTATTAGATGTAGCGTTAGTATTGAATGGGTTCTTGGACAACAATTCGTAACCTAAAGATTCATTTGTTAATACCAACTCTGCAGTCTTAGCGATATTAAATTCTGCTCTGTATAAAGTAAATTTAACATCTTCAAAATTATCTTCTGTCCAATTATCTACATTTTGTGATCTGTATACTGAACCGAGAGAAGGTTGCGTCGTAACAACAGTACTTGTAGCAACATCAACTTCCCCAAGTCTAGATACCCAAAGTTCATAATCAGTTGAGTCAGTTTCAATTGCCATAGCATACTCGGTATCATTCTGTAGGTATACGGGATGCTCAAATTCAAAATGTGATGGAACAGTAGAATCTGTGAGACCGCTCTGGTCCACTGCTACGCCCATTCTAACAGCAGGACTATCAATCTCTATCTCAGTTTCAATTGTCGCTCCTCCAGCGCCGTTACCGATGCCTTTAATGACGACAGATGGTGGTTCTGTATATCCAAATCCATTCAAACTAATTTCTGTATTATAAAGTTTCCCATCGGATACCTCTACACCAGCAGTAGCAACAGATCCACCAGGAAGTTGTGGACTTTCAATAGTTAAAATTGCGTTGGTGTAATTTTGACCAGTAGATGTAATTCTAATATTTGAAACCTTGCCACTATCTTTAGCAACAGTTAGAACGCCAGATTCTCCCTCAGTGTTGTTTCTGAGAGTTACTGACGGAACCGAAAGTTGCTCGTTTTGATTAAACGAACGACCATTATGGTTACTTAAAACGAGAGTATATACTTGCTCATTTGTTAATAAGAATCTACCAGAAGAAGATGGGATTAAATCAACACCATTCTTGTCAATGACTTTTTCAATTGGACCACTTGCAGCAGAAGTAGTTCCCGTTACATTTTCACCTCTAGTAATATAAACATTTCCATTTGCGAAAAATTTGATATACGTAAATGGAGATAGGATCTTTTCTGTCCCAGGAATAATATTTTTACCTGGTTTGTCTGAATCTACATTAGTTAAGTATACTTTGACAGGAACCTTATTGCTTTTTTTGTTGAAGTAAAGATCGATACCTGTGGTAAATACTCCACCATCATAGTTTTCAATTTTAAACGTTTGAGCAAGTGGATTTGGTCTTACTGGATTGTCGGTATTGCTATCAACAAACTGAACACCTTCATTTGCCTTAAAAAAAGATGGTTTAGTGGAGATAATACTAACGGGATTTTCTGGTAAAATGCCTGTGGCATAATACTTAACTTCGGCATAAGTAGATACTGTTAGTTTATCAGCATCGCTATCGCTTGAAGTAAACCTAAAAGTCTTAACTCCTGTTGTAACTCTTACTTCTTCAGAATCTGTATCATAATCAACAGTGTCAACATCGCCATCCCATGTAGCATTTTGTCTGGGAGCAAAACCTGCAGGTAATAAGATTAGTCCACTAGCATTACCGTCATTGTCTGTAGTTACAGTGCCATTAAAAGCTGATAGTGAATTGCCAGCAACTCCAGTAAATCTAAGGTCTGGATTTACCCAACGGCTAATATCTCTACCCTCTAAGAATACTGAAATGTTTGTATTTGGTTTTAGTCTACTAATTACAAACTTAACTGGTTGACTCCTAGCAAAGAATTGTAATGATGTGGATACAGAATTGCCTCTAACAATAGAAGATTGTACACCCTTAGCAATATCATTATTTTGTGGACTGATGTTTGATGAACTTGAAACAGAAGCCTTACTTACAGAAGACTGAGATTCTATGGAATTAATTTGCCCCAGAGAATTAATAGATGTGAATGATGGGGAAGATCCAACCCAGTTTATAATAAAGGAATTATATAAACTTGAAAAACTTTCCCTTACATCTTGCTTGGCAATAAAGATTTTATATAGATCAGTATTTGTGTCCACTACAAGAGGTTCTACCGATTGATCATACCATTGATCAATGCTTGGAGATACAGTAGCATCACCAACATATTGCAGAACAACAAATGGATTTGGATTTAGTGTTTTTGAAGCAAAACTATTACCCAATAGATTTAAACTAGTATAAGGTAATGTGATAATATCACCAGATTTTTTATATCCAGAAACAAATCTTTGATCTTCTCTAGTATTAAGTTCTTTTAAGAAAAGAGAATCTTCTTTAGATTGTGGACGCAAGACTGATTGTTGTGAATCAACCGCGCATTGATAATCAAGTGATATCAGATTTCCTGACTTATGGGATTCAAAATTATCAACTAAGAAACCTGATTTAAATCTATCCAAACCAATTTCATCTTTTACTTGCATGTTTAGAGCTTGCTGCTCTAGAATGCTTAGTGTGGTATAATACTCAAGACGCTCAATACGTTTTTCTAGTTTGCCGATGTCACGCATTGTATAACGGCGATTATCAACAGAAGTAATTCTTACATCTTTGCTAGTTTGCGTAAATGCTGGAATGTAAGCATAGAATAAAGCAATCGCATCATCAATTGGATCTGGTTTAGTTGGATTCAGTGAAGAATTTCCTTCTTTTACAATAAAGTTTCCATTTTTGTTTAAGAAAATTCCATCGATTCTATCAAGATACTGTACTTGACTAAAAGACATTGTGTATTCTAAACCAAGATCTGGAGCTGGTGTAGCAGAAATTACAGATCCTACTCCAGCAAACTTACCTACACTTTCAGAAAGAGAAGATTGATCTTGGAAACCAGCAATAGTTGAAGCGGAATCAACCTTAGGTCTGAAGTCCAATACATTTTTCAAATTCACAATACCATATACAGAAGAATTAAACGAAGGAATAAGATCTTCAGTTACACCTGCTTCGTGAATATAGCTATCAATTGTACAGAAATCTCCTTGGGATTGCTCAAAGTAATCGAAAGCAATTACAAGTTGACCTGTAGTTTGTTCTTTTCCTGGTTTTAATACAATACGAGAAACATCATATACAGTATCTCTCTGTCCATTGTCAAACGTAAATCTATCAGTTACATCTATTCCAGAAATTAATTTTCCTGAAGTGTCAACAGTTGGTGGTTGTGTTGCGCTACCTTCGTAGACGTATTTTAGTTTATATGCATCTGAATACGAAATAGTTTCAACAACATCACTATCGTAATTGGTTCCTCTAAACGGAATTACACGATCTCCGGAAGAAGTAACAACAATTCTTCTATTTTCGATGGAAGTTTTTAATCTAGGTTTAGCATTTGAAACTTCTAAAGTTGCGGATAGTTTTAATTTAGGGAATGTGCCATTTACCGGAATAGTTCCAAAATATGTTGTCGGTAGATTGAGACTAATACTACCAGATGTTAGTCCACTTGCTGTATCAGTTGCAGAACTAATGTCTACAGAATCTACATCAACGTAAACAATATCACCCTTACTAATATTTGGAGCATCACCTGGATCTAATACTGTAATAATATAATTCTCTTCAGTAAAAGTAGCAAACCTTTGTGTGCCAAATGGTAACTGAGCAGCAAAAGTAATTGTGCCACCAGACGTAGACGCTGTAGTTACAAAATCTCTACGGAAGAAATACTTAATATTTGTTTGTTCTGGCGTGTTAGAAACTTTTTTAATTTGACTGCTTCCTGTTGGGAATAGCAAAGTTCCTAAGTTAGCATTTTCTACCCTTGGACGTAATCTGACAATACTAGTATTAGTTACATTACCAGGGAGAACCGTGTCCATGTATACTCTAGACTTAGAAGATCCTTGTCTTTGAGTAGCATATTGTACAACAGCGCGAACTAATGTATTGCTTTCATCAGAAAACTGAATAACATCTCCTTGTTGTAGCAAAATACTTGCATCAGCACTAAAACTAGTGGATTCTATAAAGTTGTAACCTTTAGAACCAAAGAAAGTAAAATCAGTTACTGATTTAATTTCAGCATATGATTGATCATCTGTAACTAAGTCTGCGGTAAAAATATTAGCATTACCAGATCCATACTGTGATGTTACAGATTTTACATTTTGTGGTGTGTAAGTTGTTACAGCATTTCTAGTTAAGACAGGTAGAATAACAGCACTAACACTAGGATTAGCAGATCCATCTGGTTGCTTAATAGACACTGCTGGGGGTTGAGAATACTCTGTGGATAAAGCAGACTTGTTATTAATTTGAACCGTATAGAAAGAACCGTTTGTTAAACGCATCAATTCTGCAGATGCAGCATCGTATTCTACGCCATTAATAATAAGAGTAGAACCATCAGCATATCCAAGTCCACGATTAACTACAATAAATTTAGAAATTGTGTTGTCTTTAGCAATTTTATTTGTAACTCCAGATTCATCTCTAATGGATTCTCCTGAAACAAATTTGCCGGAAAGAGTTTTTACGAATAAGATATTACCAATTGAATATGTTCCAGAAGGTGCTCCTTCAACAACTCCATAAGCACCACTAGTCAATCCAACAACATACTTGCCAATTCCAAAACTATTATTTTGGGGAACAGTTTGTAGGAGTAATTTTGTATAAAATTCGGGATCAAAGTATGAAAGACCAAAAATAGCATTGTATGTATCACCACCTTCTGCTAATCTTCCTTTAGATAAAATAATATCAGAATCTGAATTAAAACCAAGACCTCTATTCTTTAGGAAATAGTTACTTGGTTTTGCTCTACCAACTAAAGGTGTGATAGTTTCACTATAGTCGATGATATATCCCAATTCGTTGTTATCAGTCGCAGCATCTGCAGATGATAAGAATAGATTTCTTTGGTAGTTATTGTCTCCTGGATCATATTCCAACATCAATAATTCAATGTCTTCTTTCTCTCCAACTACTGTCAATTCTAAGAACAGAACAGACTCATTAGAATTAAGTAATGGTTTGTTTACTTTAGCAAAAGATAAAGACTTTAATGTTCCTGTTGTAAGGGCATTACCAGAATCATCTCTAGTTTTAATAAAATACAAATCTGCTAAATTAGCAAATGTGCCATCTGTAATTGATGCTAACGTAGTAGTGGTATTTGTTACATTAATAGTAATTGTTTTAATACCATCATTACTTGATAATGTGGTTCCTCTTTTGTTTAAGGTTTGTCTATGGTCTGTAGATTTTTCTGTTCCACTAAGACCGATTGATCCATCATTATAAGTAGCAAACAAATTAATATATGGATATGCTGTGAGATCTCCACCTTCTTTGTTTAACGGAACACTTCCATATGTATTGGTAATATTAAAAGTGGGAAGTCCTTTAGTTTTCAGTGTAACATTATCACTTGAAAGAGATTCTCTTGCTTTACTAATTTCTAAAAATTTTGTCTCTTTGTTGACAATTTCATATCCTCTAATATATGCTTTTCCTGGTCCGATACCAGCAAGCATTTTTCTACTTGCTTCCGATTCACTTAATCCATTATATAGATCAAACTCATCAACTTTGTAAACACCACCGTTCTTATCCTTTTGTGCATATTCTCTGATATCTACAGAGAAATTGTTAACGATATAATCACCACTTTCATCAAAAGTTCTTCTAGCAAGAGTCTGCTCAATCAAACTATAGTTTGTTGGAGATACTTTTTTCTGTACTAGTCCTTTATATACTGTAATAAGTTGAATAAAATTCTTATCCGTTGTTTCGGATAATTTGAATTTTTTGATCTTTAAACTAATCTTAAGTCTGTGTGCTCCAGGAGCAGAATAGTTTGCAGATCCAATAGAATTGTCATATAGAGATGCATCTTCTTCTGGAGTAACAACTTCTTCAACGATAGTAAATCCAACCTTTGCCGATGGATTGTTGTAATAGTCGTCTATTACTAAAAGTTGTTTTTCATTTCTAACAAAATATCCATTTACAAAATAGATACCTTCTTCTACTTTTACAGCAGAAGCATATCCCATAGCGGGACTTTCTAGTGGAGTAACTTCATCTGTATCTGGGTTTGTAATTTGGATACTAGTTGGAAGAACACTTCCATCAGTTCCAACAACTAGCAACGGACTATTAACTCCATCCACTACTTCAAGTGTTTCTCCTTGACGAAATGTCTCATCTAAGTTAGAATTTCCACTGCTTAGATAATTTACGTATACTGTATCAGCAGTAGAATCTGTTGCTAACTTTGTTTCTAGGACGGTAGCAATTACTCCAGAGCTCAGACCTCTAATTTGCAATCCAATAAGTTGACTGATATCGTATTTTTTATAAACGATATCAATACCATCTGATACAGCAACTTCTGATACAGAAGACAACTTCACATAATCTAGTTTAGTGTTAAGTCCAACTTCCCCAGGGACAACTAAGTCTCCTTGTTTGAAAGCATACTTACCAAAACTTTCAACCTGATTCTGTAGAATAGATTGTATTTGTGTTAATTCTCTAGTCTGGATAGAATACCCAGGACGGAAAAGAATCTTATAGAAATTCTTGCTCGCGTCGAAGTCCTCGTAATAAGGATTTACATTAAGGTTTGTCTTCTGTGGCATCGTTTTCCGCCAAATACTAGCATTCTTTGTCCTTAGTATTTATAGAGATAAAAAAAATCCCCCGATCTCTCGGGGGACTTAATCGTATTTAATTTTGATCAGAATTCGATGACTAATTTGATATCTTCAATTTGGTCAGGAGCACGAGTGATTAGACGACGATTTTCCTGATAGATAATATCACCAGAGTTGTTTTCAATTTCAGGCGCAGCAAGACCAGATGCGAAAGTAACACCCAGAAGCGTGCCTGCGTATGTTGTATCAACATTACCTGCTGCTGCCGATAGTACACCGGAGATAGCATTGGATCCATTGCTCTCGAATGCTTGTACAACACCTTGATCTACATGAGCATCATTTGTTTGGATATACTTAAGAACGCCTGCTGTAGAAGAACCACTATCAAGTGTCCATGAAACCACGGTTCCTTTTGCAGTGCCACCTGTTACAGTTTGGGAGATCTGCTCATCGGGAATGAAATCCGCAGTGGCACCAGTAATTTTAACTGATCTTAGACCACTAAGAGTGTCTGCAGTTGAGAACGTAGTAGTTCCCCAGTTGAATGGGTCCTTGAGAATACCAATACGACGGAAGTCGTTATCAACAGGGAAGTCTCCAGAACCTTCTGAGTAGGTTAGACGAATGTTCGTCATGACGCGCTTGCCATTGAGTTCTAACTCGTGATCGAAACCATGACCGCCTTGTGGGGGCATTACAACTTCGATAGCACCAACACCATTTGCAGGTGTCGCAACTCCTGTAGTTAGACCAGCATCAGAAAAGAGGTTGCCATTTCCTAAAAGGACGTTAGCATAAGTATAACCTGATCCTCTTGCTTGGATACTAGCAGAAGTAATAGTGCCAGAACCATCTGTAGCAAACTCAATTACTCCACCAGTTCCATCACCCTTGATGCTAGTAAATAGTGTTTGCGAAGCAGGTAGGTTAGCACCACCATCTTCAATAAGGGCAACATCAATTGCTCCGGCAACAGCAGCACCAGTAACAGCAGTACGGGTATTGTTGGCAGGAAGAACGATTGGCATGAAGTCCGAAGAAAGGAATCTTAGAACATCATCGGTTGGCATGGTATACATGTACTTCCAAATGTATCCGGCACCAGAGGTCTCAGTATAAAGACCAGTTGCTGAAGCATAGTTAGCACCAGAAGTTTTTGGTTCTTCGGTTGCGTTTTGTCCCGATGGATTTGCAACATTCTCGCCATTATAAAGGCACTTAAATACTTCATAGTCTGAGTTCATTAAGTAGAACTTAGCATCCGAGATAGATGTTTGATTTGTGGCAGTTTGCTTACCAACTTGACCACCGCCACCAGGAGTAGCAGAATAGTCAGGTTTCCACATGTCAAACTTAGGGTTTGCAACTAGATCCCAGTTGTAACGACGGATAACTGTTCTTGCGAAAGCATCAGTAATACGCTTTGCAGCAATGAGTTCGTCATATACAGCAATTTTTTCTCTCTGATTATCCAAGGGAAGAGGGGGAATATCCTCTGTTGCATAACGGTAAACGCCAGATTTTGCTGCAGCAGATGTGTCGGTAGAACCGCCATCAGCAGTTTCTTTTAGATCAGAACCAATGGGGGGAACGGAATTTGTGCCGTTGCTGCCAAAAACGTCGGTAAGAAGAAGGGCACTATCATAAACTTCAGCAACGGTGGCACGGAAAGCAGTTGAACCATATGTTCCAACATATACTTCATTTCCGACAGTAAAATTGGTTGAAGACTTTGAGTACACCTCTAGGTATGATTTCCATGCTTGGGGACGCCCAACAAAGAAATACATTCTAGTGCGCTCGGCACTTGTTTCACTGGGTCCTTCTGTCAAGGATTCCAGGAATTGCTTCGCGTTAAAAATACGAAACTTATCAGAGATAATAGCAGCCATTGGTTTTCTGTTCCGACGTAAGGTTTGTGCCTGAGTTATTTATATTTATACCGTTATTTATGAAATTGTAAACGGAACCAATTCTTCAGTGGCATTGATAGAATTTGGTCCACTATAGAGAGTGCAACCAGTAAATTCGGTTGGTGTCTTGCCAGTATATTGAATTACAGTTCCGCCACTGGTAAACAAATATCCAGTATTTGGGAAGTATGTTGTATCTTGTACAACAATCGAACCACCAATAATTCCAGTAGAAGAACTGATAGCAACTGGATTTTGGATAGATGGTGGTAATAAATTGAATTTATCCCCCGCTAGAGTATAACTGGAATCTCTACGCTCACTGAAATCTTTTAATGATAATGCTGGGAAGTAAAGATTAAGTTCTTCAAGAGTCAATCCAGAAACTTGAGCACTGCCGTCATCAAAAATACCGTCATAATGACTAATTACATAACCGGCATTAGTTGTTGTATAATTTCCTACGTATGCGGTAGTTTGACCAAAGATAGAGTTGTTAACAAAGATTTCCACTCCGTTTCTTTTAATAACGCCATAATCATCTAGAAGGTCTACAAATCCATTTAATCTAGTGTTAATAGGATCAGTAATAAAAACACTCTCTTCGTAACCATCAATTACTCCACCAGGTGGAGTAAAGATCAATACCTGTGTCTGTTTCTTGGTAACACTAATATCACTTAGAACAACTTGAATTTCAACTCCAACATTAGTTTCATTATGAGATAACGTAAATGATTGTACGGAATTGAGTGCAGGTTCTAATTTATAAACTATAACAGTATTGACACTAGAAATAGACTCAACATTAATTTGAGGTTGTAACTGTGCTTCAATTACATTAGAAATTGTAGTATTTACTACCGGTGTTTCAATTTGAAGTTCAGTTTCTCTTTCAGTTCTACCAACGTTAGCGCCACCTTTAACACTAACAACAGTAGACTCGGATTCGACCAGAGTGACACCACTGAATGCTACGGATACTGGATCTGGGATCTGTCGTAAGAATGTTCCAGCAATCCATTCTTGAGCAGTAGTATTCTGCTGACCTCTTTCTACATTCAGGAAACGATCATTAATCTTGCGGAAATATCGAACAATTTCTGATCCAACAATAAGATATCCATTGTTCTTAAACTTATCCGTATTACCAACATAGATGACGGTATCATTGATACCAAGTGTGGTATCTAAGAATGCGCCAACTTCAAAGTAATTGATGTTGGTCAGAGCAGTATTGTTTATAACATTGTTAACACTAGAAGTTATCTCTCGTGTTGCTGATACGGTGAGTGTAGAAGAAGATTCAATATCAACAATGTATGGAGTGTTAATACGAATATAAACTTCTGTTCCATTATAAAATGTATCAATTGGTGCTGCCTGCTGCTGGGTATGGAAAGTAGTTAATACTTCATCAAGATTTGCCGATAGAAATTCTGAAGGAATTAATGGGGTAGGAGTAATTATATCAACAAGTTTGGTATCAATTATCAGAGGACTGTCAACTAATGTTGAAGTAATAGTTTCAACGCTTGCTGCCTGATTACTAATAACATCAATAGTAGAGATTACATTCAGTCCCAAAGACTGCTCTAAATTCATTGCAACATTAATTAAGGAAACTCCAATATCAGTTTCTTCTAGAACATCATAACGTCTGGCAACAACAACTTTTGGTGCTTTTGTATATCCAGACCCACCTTCGATTAGTTCTACACTAATAACCTGACCTTTACTGACAAGGACCTGTGCCCTGGCTCCACCACCTTCTCCATTTTCAGGAATAAAATTGATTACTGGAGGAGTATAATATTGATAAGCAGTTGGTTGTGTAATGGGATCATAACTACGTTGATTCCAATCTAAGTCTATGACAACACCATTTTCAATTTTAGCAACAATACTAAGACCTTCGCCTCTCGTTACTCCATTATATGCCTGAACTTCAACTTGACCAAAATAACTATTTGATACTTGCTGTTGATTTCTTTGTTCTTTACTTGTTAGTTTTGCTGGCAGTTCTTTAATTTTTCTGAACTTATCTTCACCCTCAACTTTTATTAAACTATTAATTGAGAGATTTATAAATGGATTTCTGTATGTCCTTCTCCAATAAGTACCACGCCAATTTTGATCAGTTCCTCTAAGAGTAGATCTACCATCATTATCAGTTTCATATACAATTGAAGAACCAGATGAATCTAATCCAACAATAGTATTAATTTCATACCTTCTTGCTACGGAAAAATATACATCTCTTCCTTGAATTAAATCACATTTAAAACCAAATACTTCTAGACTTAAAGTTGATCCCGAAGTTTTGGGATTACTAATTTGACCAATTACATTATATGTGCCATCATCGTTAATTTGATATGCATGAATTGGTTCTCCTCTTTTAATCCCCATCCAATTATTTGCTAAGAAAGTATCAAGTCCTGAAACAGTCTCTAAAGTAACGATCCCATTTGCGTAATATACATCTGTGTTAAAATCATACAAATTCAAAACTTGTCCAACATCTCTACCATAAAGGTATCTCATGTCAACTTTCATCTGTTCTGTAATTGGAAAATTGAAGAATATATTGGGACCAGATACTGTATACGAATCAATGTTTTTCTGGAGAACCCCGTCAATAAACACTAATAAGTAATCTGGTTCTTCAACATTAACAACTGTAAGATCTTCCAAATCAAGAATTAAGAATGGTCCTGTTCGGACATTATTGACCAAATTCTTGTCGAGAGTCATTCTCTTGTAATTGCCAACACCAATACCAACAACTTTCTCAACAGCTGTTGGTTCTCCTAATATCCTAGCACCAGCATATTGATCCCAAATAGGAGCAACATCAAATTTAAGTATGTTTGGAATTACTGTTCTATCAATATAGTATGAATCATCTCCTGGATAATCTGCATTATACTTAGTCTCTTGTAATACAGCATTAATTGATATTAATAGATTTTCATCTTGTTCTGTAACAACAGAACTTCCATCTTCCCAATATAATTCAAACTCTTTAGTTTCTCCGTCAATATAATCGGGAAGAGTTTTGGCGACTTCTAATTTGTTTAAAACATCGTCTAAATTGTTATAGAGGGAGTTAATAGACGAAATTACATCATTACATTCTTGTGATGGAAGTAATGGATCTGGTAATATATTATAGTTTGAATATGTAAGAGTAGCAGACCAATATCCAGGTTTGTTTGGATTGATGTTCACAATTTCTACTACACCTGTTCCCTTAGCAATGATATCTTTTACGATATCAATCATAGTAGTAATTGTAGATTCAACATCGGCACATACAGGGAATTCTGAGTCTACAAATACTGTATTATCTACGTATGGTACGATGCTGGTGTAAGTTCCACTTGTTAAAGTATTCCTCATTGCCAGTATCATGAGATCTCTTAACCTCTCCCATGCTGCAACTGCGGCGGTAACTTCTAATCCAGTCAGATAAGTTAATTCTTCTCCATATGGATATCCGCGATTTGTGTAGTATAGTTGAGCAAATTCGACAATTTTAGCATTTCCACCAAATCTTAAGTGATAAACAATATCATCAATTAAAAATCCTAGATCTCTAGCACACTTTACTTTGTCTGATACAGGTAGAGCATAGTTAGCATATACAAATTCACTTACCTCTTCCTGTAAATATTCTTTGTTGTTGGCAATTAGGGTTGAAGCATCATAGTAAGTTCCATTATTAATTCCACTGAAGAAGAATGTTGCACTATCAGTAGAAGCAAATGATATAGGTACTTGTAAAACGTCATTTGGATTTACAGAATATTGATCACCTGGTTGAACAACACCAACACTAGTTCCCAAAATTTCACTTCCGGAAGAAGATCCACTAAGGGTGGTAGTAGATGAAGATGCTCCACCGCCACCACCAGAGTTTGCTAGTGCTGGTTTTGATAAAGTTACTTGTGTTCTGCTATCAATAGAAACAACAATTGTATCTGAACTGTATGCTCTACCTGCGCTAATTGTCATGCCGATAGCAATATTATCTGTATTGGTAACTGTGACTTCTTTAGAACCTTGAATAAAAACTACAGACTCTTCAACATAATCCCAATTTCGGATTGCCAAATTTGCTAGATTTGTAGCATATTTGAAAATTGATAAAGATTCTGCTGAATTGTTCTTGATATAGTCTGAACTGGTAGCAAAAATATTTGCATAGTCCACAAGTTTACTATTTCCACCAAATCGAATATCATGTTGATACGCATCAAGGATGTATCCAATGTCGATGGTATAATCATCTAATTTTGTGCTCCAATCTAATGAGCTATAGTATTGCTTGCCATAACCAATCGATTCTTCAATAATAAATTGCTTGTTTCTGTCAATTTGATTGGCAGCATCAATCCATGTCCCATTACGTTGGAAAATATTTCTTAATTTTCTAAGGTAACGAGTGTTATACTGACTATCTTTAAAGTAGAAATTTCTTCCAACAAATTTTGTTCCTTTGTATGGAGATGTTTCACTAATATTGTTTCCTGTTAATTTATTTCCAGGACCTAGTGGAGGTGCGCTAAAAATAATATTATCACCACTTACGGTGTAAGCAACTCCTGGTTCTTGTAAAACTCCATTAAGAGTAACAATTAAACTTTCTGCGTTAACTGGAGTAAATGGCAGTCCAGTATCATCCAATACTTGGAAAGATGTTGTTCCTTGTAATCTACCATCAGTATCAAAATACCCATCAAATGGCGCACTAAGAGTAAAAGAGAAAGCACGAGTTTCGTTAAAATTAAATTCTGAAGTAGCAGCAGAACCTTGACCATTACGTATTCTTGTATTCTTAACAGTTTGAATAGTTTGAGTTGTTACTTGTTTTGTGCTTTCAACTGTGATTTTATTTTTATTCGGATCCCATAGTTGAATGATCGAGAAAGTGCCTGCCTTTTTTTCGCCAGCATCTGGCATTTCTGATCTAGCAGTTGTTTCGATATCAACTTGACCAAATAATTTAAATCCAGCAGGGTGTGTGGTAGATTTAATTAAATCTCTCCACTGTTCAATTGAAGTTTTTGATTTGACAACGTAAGAGTAATCTTGATAGAAGAAACTATCTGTTAATTTTTGATTTGCTGCCCCAAGTCTTCCTTTATCGGAAGTATAGTAACCTAAGTTATCATACGTAGCTTTGGTTGTTGTATTAAATGTTGTGATGAATGCTTTCTTGACTACACCAGAAGCACCAGATATAAAACCAACTATAGAAACATTTTCTCTAATGATACCAACAACTTTTTCAATTTTAATTAAATTTGATCCTTGTCTATACTCAGAAACTACTGCCCTAGAAACTTCAACTCCATTAATTGTTTGAGTTAAAATTTCTCCTTTCTGATATACACCATTGAAATTTTTCAATGCTAAAGTATACTTTGAAGTTACTGCTGATGCTACAGTTTTATCTAAATGGTATCCTGCCCCATTGTTTATAATTCTAACACTTTGTGGAATTCCAATACTTTCACTTTCAGCATATAAATTTACTGCGGATTCAATTATTATAATCTCTGGAGCATATGTGTAACCAATACCAGGACTTTTAACAGTAATTGAAAACAATCTACCATTACGTTGGATTACATTAAATTCTGCACCCGTTCCATCAGAATTAGTAATTACAACTTTAGGATTAACATAATTGGATCCAACATTGTCTATATTAACACTAGTAATAATATTAGCAGCTGTGTCAAACAAAACTGTTGCTGAACCTCTATATGGTTCTGAAGGATCACAACCCACAACTAATGGAACTTTTTTGTAGTTTTGTCCTAAATTTGTTATTCTAATATCGTCAATTTCACCAATAGCAAATTGACCACTAGTGGTATATGAAATAGATCCAGAACCATCCCATAGAGGAGTACTTAAAACATCGTATACAAAACGATTTCTTGTAACATAGTTAAGTGTTTTTGTTCCTTGTAACGGATCATTGATAACTTGTAAATATGCTCCCTCGGAATTTACAATATTATTTTTGTCAAAATAATAGAAATTGAGGAAATCTGTTCCTACTTTAGTATCATAATTATTTTGTGCTAAAGCAGGACCAAATCCAAATTTAACTGTTGTTGATGATCCAGAATTACCAGGTAAAATTGTAGTAGCGAGTTTTTCTGTAGTTAATAAATTATAACTCTTACTTGGACTCATATCAAAATATGTTCCAATCAGAGAAGAATGTGAAGTATCAAATACGTAATTATAAAACTCTTGTAAATTGATATTTGGATTTGGTGTGAATGTAGTATTATCTTCGGAGAATTCAAACTTGAAATCAATGTCTCCAGCAGAAACAATAGATACTAATCTTTGTTGACTACTTTCATCAAAGAATGACGTGCTCAATGTTATTGCTTCTGCTGCTCTTTTGTCAATACTATAATCAAATACAATAGTAGCATTTTGAGTATTCAAATCATATGATTGAATATACCCACTACCGTTAGCAGAAGTAATTTTAAAATTATTTGAAAAATTATATCTTGGTTTGTATAACGAGAGAGATGCTCCATTATAATGATCTGCCGCAGTAGTTCCTTCTCTGGATCGAATTACTGTTAGTGTATTGCTGTTGATAGCAGAAATTTCTACAATCTCGGATCCGATGCTTATCAAATCTCCTACAGCAAATCCTTTTGAAGTTTTAACTTCAATAGTATTAGAGTTAAATGAAACACCTGCATGATCAACATATAATGCTAATCTAGAAGAACTTAAAGATGCTCCTGATCTTTGTAGTTGGTCATCATCTACACCAAGATAATCTCCTCTTTTATAATCAGTACCACCATTTGTAATAACGATACTATTAACGACTCCGGCAGCAGATACTGTAATGTCCGCAATAGCACCAGAACCAGAACCTCCTGTAATTGGAATATCTGTATATGTTCCTGCTGTATAGTCTGCTCCACCATTTAAATTAGAAAATCTTCCAATACCATTAAAATTAATTGTTGTTGTATTAGACGGTGGTGTAAGTGTTACTTGCTGATATAATCTTTTTCTGATATAATATGTTTTAGTTTTGGTAGCATCATCTGGAAATATGTTAACATCAACAGAGTCTCCAATTGCTAATCCATGATCTTCTGTAGTTTCTATTAAGACAACACTTTGATTTACTTCAAATGGTTCTAAGTTATCACTCAAAGAAACTAATGTGACAATTTTAGATCCAGATGTGTTGAAAAGATTATCTGACTGAAGGTAGTAATTGTCATCAACAATCCACACACCAGACAATACTTTGATGGTAACTGTATTCTGCCTACTAGTTCCTTCTAAAATTTCGGCAGTAGCAATAGGTGGGTTGACACCATCAGTTAAACTTAATATAGCGCCTTTGGTGTAATTGCTATCTTGGTCTATAGTAAGAATAAAAGTTTTGATATCAGCAGAAAAAGTTCCGGTGTTATTAAACGTTCCTATAACATTTTTAAGTACAATCAAGTTATCGTTGGAAACAGTTCCTACGATTGATCCGGATGCTCCACTTGCTGGTTGTCTTAATGTGTCATCTACAAACAAGAAAGCATTTTGAATAGTTGTTAATTTTACAACTTTATCTTCTTTACTCTGTAAGTAGTTAACACCTTTTCCTTTAACTGATGATACTAATGCACTAGCATCTTTTCCTTCAGTTCCAAGATTATTAAAGTATAGTTGTGAATTGACAGAAAAATTGCTGGACGAACTATCAACAGCAATATTATCTACAGTTCCCGATCGTACTTCTGAAATAGTAGCTACTAATCCATCACCATTTCCTAACATTCCAGGAGTAAAAAATCTTTTAGAATCTTTAGGAATATCGTTTTGATTAATTTTAGTAGTATAATTACTATCTACTGGTAGAGAATAGAATTTGTCTCCCAAAATATATGGAAACTGTGGTACTTGACTACTGTTGATAGTAATGAAATAAGCATATGTTCCGTCAGGAAAATCTGGAGTGATACAAAAACGACCATTGTTCTCGTCCAAAGATCCACTTTTATGGGAATAAACATAGTCATTGATAAAGGATCCTAATGGATACTCTACTGGTGAAGGACCATCCTGCCTACTTCCAGACAAAGAATAACTAGAAGTCATCCTTACAATTGAAGAAGATTGATCTAGTGGATTCTCGTGTCCAAATGGACCATAGATTGGGTTGCCATCATAAGCAAATCCTAAAATGGGAGAATGTGTTTTATTTGTTGGTTCTGTATCAGCAGAATTTAAATTATCGTTTAATTGAATTCTAAGTGCTTTTGGATTAGCAACTTGACCATATCCATATTCCAGAACATTGTCTATGTTTTCAAATACATAACCATACTGTTTGTCTAAATTTGATTCTAAATTGACATAACGATTCTTGTTCCATTCTTTTAACAATGGTGTTACTTCAGCACCAGATCCAATAGAAATAATTTCTACTTGAATATTTTGTTGAGTGTATAATGAACCACCAGCAATTTTAATAAATTCTACAATAGATCCATCTCTATCAATTACTGTGTTATATTCGGCAAATCTTCCTTTACCAACACGATCAGTAATTCTTACAATAGGTGGTGTAGAATAAAATTTACCAGGATTTTCAACGATTATACTAGTTACTTCTCCACCAGTCACAACTGCTCTAGCAACACCGTCTCTTCCAGAAGTAATCTCTACTGTGGGAGTAACTGGGAATGTGATATCAGTATCAACAATAATACTGTCAACAACTCTACCAACCATCTGTGCCCTTGCTCTCCCAGCAAGACCATCAACTACAACAAATGGAGGATTGGCATACCCACGTCCTCTATTATCTACACGAATTTCTTCTAGTTTTCCAAAACGTAAACTTTCCGAATCTTTATATCCATAAATGGGAACACCATTTAACAAGATACCAACATCTCTTTTTTGCGTCTTATAAATCTCTGTTGTTGCTACAGGAGTTTTTCTAAGGATTCTAAGTATTTTTTGATCTTGGACAGGTTGTGTGATAATAGGACCATCAAAAATATTATATGATGGATAACTAGAAGATGTGATATAGTAATACTGATCATCTGCAAAAATAGCAGATACATTATTAGAAACACCAGCGAGTGATTGTTCTACTGGTGTATTAGTATTTGATGTTACTGATGTTCCTGTATCCTTAATCCATCTAAGTTGATTGGTTCCGGTTAAAACAATTCTAGGATCTGCTGTTTTAAAACCAGGTTGGGATACTTGTACAGCATCACCTGTGAATGAATATGGTTCTGAAACATTGGGTAACGCATCATAAACAACACCTAACGTTAGTAATGTAACATCTGAACCTTCAATTGTGGCTGGTTTGTAAACAAACTCACCCCGAGGATGCACTACAGATGAACTTCTTTCTTTAATAATAAACTGAGTTACTGTTTTATCAGAAAACTTGATAATTTCATTACCAATTAAAATTTCTCCAATAGAACTCCATCCAATCGTAGAAAATACATTAACTCTATCACCAACTCCAAGAGATGATGCTATGCTACTTTCCAACTTAGTTTTTGTTGAAATTTGAAATTCGCCATTGACAGTTTCTGGGGCAACAACAATATTCCAGATTACTTCACCATCAATCGTGCCTTGAGCAATAACATTATCTACAGTAGCAGATGCATATCCATACTCGTCTGTTGCAGTCTGTACTATTTTCTTACCAATTAAATCTTTTGGGTTTCCTGATACTACTTTTACCTTAAGAGCATATACATTAATCCAATCAGATTCCGAGGATTTGTATGTAAATTCTCTTGGGTGATATACTTCTGGTTTGTTTTCTACATCATCTGATATAATAGTATTAAAAATAAATTTAATAGAATCATCAGTTCCTTTTGCTTTGTAGAACTTCTGAATGTTTTTAATCAGAGTTCTCTTATCTACTTCTCCTCTAAGATACTTTTCCGGGAATGAACCAAGGTATTGATTTTCAAAATTTCTTACAAAAGCATATAAGAATAGATTACTGATGTTATAAACTTCAGCACCTGCTAAATGCTCTGCTGCTGTTGTGCTAGAAAAATTAGAAGAATTGTATAAATCTCCTAACTTAGTATTACCGCTTACTCCTCTGGAGCAATTCTGTAATTGGTCACCAACGCGACTTTCATAGAAAATAATTTCGTCATCAATTCTTACATATCCATTTTTTTCTGGAAAAGACTGAGCATCTACAAGAAGAATGGTTGTATCACTAATGCTAACATTAGCAACGATAGAATCTTTCTGGTTGAGTAGATTTTTCTCGTAATAATCAATGTTAGCATATTTTTGGATGTTACTTAAAACATCCAGAGGACCACCCTGTACTTCCTGTGCTTCGTAATACTTCTCTACAAACTTACCAAACAGTTCATATTCAGAAGAAATGAATTCTGGAAGTTGAGATTCAATTAGAGTAGAAATTCTATTAGTCTTTACAGAAGGCATTTACTTTACTCTTTGTATGCAGTGAACGATGAATTGGCAACGTCAACGTCAAGGTATACCTCACGGAGTGCCTTGATATCATTAAGAAGTGGTTTTACTCTAACAGAAATGCGGTTGTCGAAAAATGATCCCCTTATGATAGTAAGAGCATACATTTTCAACTCACCTTTTTCATAATCAATATCCCCAACATTACTGTCTAGAACAACTTTTTCGCCGGTTACGCTATCTATTCTATATAGGACAATTTTGCTATCCCTATCTTCCAAATACACATCAAATGTAGGGTATTCTGTCACCCTAAAACCGGTTGATGACAGGGTGGGTTCGTCACAGTCTTTATCAAAAGCATTTTGGAAACATACTTCATAATAGAAAGTAGAATTGAGACTGGGATAGAAATCCTTTCTCATAGTTACTTCTGTCAAATTTGAATTGATTGATGGATCTGCATCATCAATTACACTGACTAACTTACTAAATCTAAATTTACCATTAAATTTTTCGATGTCAGAAACATCAAGGTATGACTGCACAGAATTAATTGTCTTATCTCTAATCTGTGCTGGTTTTAAATCTGTTGACTCGCCATTATAATAAACCTTAGAAGTCAACTCAACATACAATATTGATGGATCTACAATAACTGGTCTGACAGAAGCAACCATATACTTCTTCAAATCATTAATAATTTCTTGTTTTGTTAATGATGTAAGGAAAGATGCATCTTTTGGTTTTAATACAATAAAAACTTTACCATACTCCGGTGGATCTTGATCTTCGCCACCAAAAATAATAATATCACTTACTGATGGATATACTTTACGAATGATAGCAGAGTAATCTTGAGCAGTTACAGCACGATCCTGTGTGCCATACATTTTTGGAGCATTTGTCTTAATGTTCTTAACAGACTCTTTATCTTCTCCACCTGTAGAAGCTTCTACATTAGTAATGGCAGTACTAAATGCGTTTGGAGATACACCATTTGGGTTTTCAATAACTCCAGAAAACACAAATGTCTTAACACCGTTGGACTCCGGTCCTGATGTTGTAATGTAAGATACTTCTACTCTAGATCCGTTATCAACTTTCTTACCTAAAACACCATCACCCAGTAAAATTTCGTATCTATCATCTTCAATCTCTTCAATGAAGAAAACTTTTGATGTAGAATCTACATTTAAAATGTTATCGGCAACAAGATATGACTCGTTGAAATTACTACCAGAGGGATATACCTTTACCCTAATAGTATTAGTATCAATGTTTTGGTTGTCAAGAACAAATCTTTGTGATTTTAATGCTGTGTTAACAGTAAATGTGTTGAGAATCTGTGTTCCTTCTCTAACTTCAACATTATCAAATGTTGCAACGTTGTTAACTACCTGTCCTGTTACATCCTCTAATGTGATGTATTGATAAATGTTGTTGTCAAACGAACTGATAAATCCTGTTCCTTTCTTCAGTAGGAGTTCAGTATCAGTTGTCGATGTTCCATAACTTACGTTAAAAGAAACATACGCAGTAGGAGAGGTGATACCTTTGGGTCTGTATCCTAATTGCTTCGCAATCGCTACTACGTTGTCTCTTAAGGTGGCAGAATCAATGAATAGTTCATTGACTACCAGATTAGCATTAAACGCCGTATAATACGTATTATAGGCAAGTGTGTCAATTAATGTTGATAGGACTGAACCATCAAAATCATAGTCAGTAAAATCTGACTGTGCTCTGATATATTCTTTCAGAGCAACTTTGATATCTTCAAAGTCTAAATTAGCAACCTGAGTATATGGCATTATCGTGTGCGCTCTAAGAAGAATTCTACTGCTACTGGTGTATCGTCTCTACCTACGATCGTATACGATAATTCAACTTCATATCCATTACTCATCTCGTCTGGTATGCAGTTAATAGTATTAACACGAATTCGTGGTTCGTAACGATTCAATACATCTGCGATCTCTGATCTGAGAATACCAGCACTACCATAATCTAATGGTTCAAATAATATATTTTGAATATCACAACCTAATTCCGGTTGAAATGGTCTTTCTCCCTTCCTAGTAAGGAGTAAGGCAGTAATCGATTGAACGATAGCTGCCTTATCTTTTACCGTTACTAAATCATCACTTACAGGATGCTTCTTAAAGGTAATACTCAGATCTTTAAATGTCTGAAAGGTCGGCATCTAGACACAGCAGTAGGCTGTTACTATTTATCACTTACCAACAAATCCATCTGCCCATTCCTGAGAATCAAAAACCTCTTGATTCTTTGCTTTGTTACGATTACGTTTTGCTGACATGTTTAGATACTTGTCACTATCAGTCTCGGTGATGAGTGTCATACCTTCATTAACAAAGTCTTCACCTTTGTCAACTGATCCGTCTAAGTGGTTAGGGTGTCCCATTTTGTTTCTCCTGTTGTGTTTGCCAAAAATAATCATCGGTGTCTCCAAGGCGTCCCCAATCGATTCCTGCCTCTACTTGGTATTCTATGGTAGATACTTTAAAGTCAGGGAACTTGGGGTCCTCAGGGGTGATAGAGAGGTCATACAGACGCATCCTGTTATTAGGATACAATGCGTACTGACCATTGTTCAATGCGATGCAATTATGTGATTTGTGCTCTTGTGGCACTTCACTTACATTGTTATCTATTACATCCGGATTTGCGTGGTAGTTATCAAGTGTAAACAAGTATTGTCCCTTCATAAGACCATGATCTCTAGTAAAGACCTCACAGTCCATTGATGAGACAAATCCTTTGTTGATTGCCATGACACCATAGTCCATACAATTCCAGAATTGTAGATTCTCCAAACTCATGTCTATGACTGGGGTTTCGGGGGATCGAACAAATGCACTGATGGGTAGTTTGTCATACATTGCTCCATATTCTGGTAAGTATGTCTCAAAGTAAAAAGCACGCCCAGGTATACTTTTAGCAGCAACCCAGACGCCCTCAACAAACTCCCCATGTCCATCTTGATGATCTCGTAAGTATTCCCTACGAACCCATACTTTCTCTGCAGGAAGATTGCAAATTAAATTCATTTAAACTCCATCCAACCTGTAATAATCATTTTTTCTAAATTTGAATCAACTCTACCTTTGTGAGTATGTGTCCATTCTGCTGGCCAAATAATGGTTTTACCTTTTTCTGCTGGAATATACAGATCTTGAAAATAAAACTCTGTACCACCATCCGGATTATCAGTAAGATAAGTCATCCACACCAAATGTCTTTTTCGCGAATGCTTTTGATTAGTTCGTTCAAAATGCCATATCTTATATCCACCATTTGGTGGATACCATTGAATATTGAAAACGTTTGATATTACTGATGGTAACTCTGCTTGTTTATATTTTTCAAAGAAAGATAAAAACGATTGATGTAAAAGCACAAAGTAATTATCTAATCGTTGGTCAAACTTAGCATAGTTTATAGGAATACTTAAATCAATAGATTCTTTGTGATCCGGATTGCTTCCAGCAATATTACTAATTTGACCAGAACGTTTTTCAAATTCTTCAGATGTATGATAAAAATCAATTAATTGATCACATACATCTAAAGGTATTGTTGATTCGTAAATAAAATTACTTACCTTGTCCTCTGTAACGCTTCTTAGCATTGTTTCTACTGCTTGCTGTATACTTCGTGTGCTTACCTCGTCCTTGACGAGTGCGCTTTGGTTTAGACTCAATTGTGTCTGCACCTGATAGTCCAACTCTGCTCTTTGCCATAATTTAAACTGCGGTTTGTGTTCCAATTACTATTGTAGGATACTGAAACGGTCCTGTCAAGGGTCTTTCGGTAGATCCGATTAACAATCTTGCTTCATCTCCACTGACTGCTGGTAACTGACCATTAATAAAAACAGTCTTGTTGATTTTAGGTATAATAGTACGCTGCCCCGGTTGACATGGTAATGGTAATGCCGGGTTAACTTTAATACCCTCTACAGGTGTACACTGATAGGGCACAGGAATGCCCGCAATGATCTCTAAAGTTACTCCACCTACCTTTACGGTAGTCGGCACCGTTGCGCCTCCTATGGGCGCTGCTGGATACAAACAATTACCATCGGTACTCGGCGTATCTAGTGTCTCTGGTCCTGCTAAAAATGCCACTATACTGTCCTCGCAACCTGTAGTAAATCTTTCTTGATACCCTCTACATTATTATGAAGATAATTTAATGTCTCTGAGAGACTCTCGTATTCAGATTCCGTGGGACGACGATACATCAATTGTGGTCGCTCCAGCTGCGATATCCGTTGGTCCAGGCTCGTTAACCTCTCGGACAGCTTCTGGAGTGCGCTCTCCAACTTCTGCTGCTGCTGTGACAACTCTTCCATCGTTTTGATCTCCTCGGTTGAATGCTTCAGATGCCCTCGACTCAAATGCGTCACAGAATGCATCGAAATTACTTAATATACTATCGAAATTTTTAAACTCGTCTTTTTCAGGCATTTTTTTGCTGGGAAATTTTTTTGCTTTTGGAGGTTTCTAAAAAACCATTTTCAAAAATATTTAGTGGTCGTCTGGATACTTTTGTAGGTTAGGAGGGACCCATGGATTTTCGCTTGGCGCATCGCTAAGGGCGCTAGGGGGGGCATATAACAGTCCGTAGACTGTCCACCCCTGTCCCCGCTGTGATCACAACTCTGCTAGCATCTCATTCATCTCATCAGCGTCGATCTCTGGATTGTCCCATGCCACGCCGTCTGCTGTCTTGCAGAGCATACGACCAATCTGCCCCTCACACATGCAACGTTGGAACTTGTCCCATGGTGTCTCGTCCTCACTGCAGAACTTCACACATGCCTTTGCTGTGTTGTAGAGAAACTCATCGTTGCCGATCCACAGCGACACGTTCCATGTCTCGTAGTTTGCCCAACCGTTGTATGTGGTGTCGGTTGCTGTGCTCATGTGATGTCCTTTGTTTGGTATGTGTTTATTGTAGACCCTAGAGGGGCGTTGCCTATGCCAGCAGTGCCAGCTCTTGGGTTGTCACACTGCTGATGTCCTCTCCCTCGTAGACCCTCACCCATGGGATGGGTTGCCCTGAGGTCAGACGCCAGATCATCTGGTCTCCCTCTTGCTCCTGCTGTCTGATGGCGGCAATGCGGTAGGCACCGCTGATGGTGGGTGAGTAGTCTGCGCCGTACTCGTCAAAGGTGCCGAATGAAGTGGGTTGGACTGCGAACATGGTTTTGTTGGTTATTTGTTTGTTGAACTTAGTCTACAGGGTCAGCGTCTAATGTCTGTCGCTGATGTTCCAGTTCGTGGATTGGACGGGTTCGACGCGTCCTGCTCTCACTGCCTGCCTGTACTCCATCTCTGCCATGTGCTGGCGTTGGATGTTCTCCATGACCTTCTGCATCATGGGTGATGGGTTCTCGTTGTGAATGAAGAAACCGGTTCGTGTCATTGCTTTGTTTTCCATGCTGTTAGTATAGACCCTAGGACGTTGGTTGTGAGACGTGACCAGGACACTTTGGAAACTGACCTTTCTCCTATGGCAGGGAGATAAGGCATACTATAATGGGACACGGTTTCGGCCGAGCAGTTTGTGTTACTTAGTGATGAAGCGATTAGTGTTAGTTAATCGCTTCACTATGTGAAACTTAAGCAAACTCGACGAATGTGTAACCGTTCACGAATTCTTTGGTGACTTTGTTGTCACGAACGAACCACTGATAGTTCTTCTGAAAGACACCATCAGTGAACGCATTGCAGAACTCGTTGATGATAGCGTTGAGACGTGATTTGGTTGTGTTTGATTGATACCCACCATCAAAGATGCGAACGAAATCATCACCAACCTCAGCAATCTTGTTGCCATGTAGGCGAACCTCTGAGATGCCATTCTCAGTCGTAACTGATGTGTTTGCGTTGCTCCAGTTCTTGTTTGCCTTGATGGCGGCGTTCATGTTGGATTCGATCTTACGCATGAGAGTCGTTGGTTGTTTGACTTGAATGAATAATAGACTGGATGAGGGGCGTTGTATACCCCTCTTGTGACACTAGGTGGACTGGTTGCTTTCGTCCACGTCTAGCATGATCATCATGGCAAGATCGCAGAGGTTGTCATCTGCCTCAAAGGGTGCGATCTGTGAGTCTACAAAATCCATGACCATTTCAAAGTCTGCCTCAGGGTTGCTGATGCAGAACCCCCTGATGTCGTGTGCGATGTTGTTGAGTTTGTCCATGTGTCTACAATACAGGGTTTAGAGTGCTGTGCCTATTTTGTGTGGCACTAGGTCAACTGTCACAGTCCGTTGAGATAGTCTGCCAGTTCCTCTTCATACTGTTCCTTGGTGTCAAACGTGCGACCATGGATCACACGGGGATACGTGGCATCAAGACCAGCAGCAGCGACCATCTCACAGTCTGCCCGATCGTATCCCATCTCAACGAGGTTGTTGATGTATGGGTTGTTGCTTGGTGTTTCGTTGTTCATGTGTATACAATACAGCATCTGAGGGAGAAATCAACCGATAGTGGACAGATCAGTGATTGACCTGTGGAATAAAAGTTTTCCACAGGCAGCTGACCTGGATAACATTTAGTGGACCTCATCTAGCAATAGTTTGTGACATCTATCTGCCTCTTCTAATGTATCATCATCTAGTTCATCGAATTCAACATACTCATAAGCACCACGGTTTGATTCAACATTGCCATCAGATAGCAACGGGTGATACATAAGAATTCGCTGATGATTACCATCCAATGTGTACACTAACTCGTTTGCCTTTGAATAGATGAAAACCATGAAAAAATCCCGAACATGTATATACTACACGAACGGGATTGAAAATCAAGCGATAGTGGACAGTTCAATAAGTGTCATCATACTCATTGATCTCTCGTTTAAATTTTGCTACCTTCTTTTTAGATGATCTTCGGACATTCTTTACTTCATATCCAAAGTCTTCAAATTCATCATTAAATTGTTGCTTTGGATTGTCAGATTGATTGAATCGTTTAGTCATTGTCTTGTTTGAATTGTTAACTCAATTGATGGCAAGATTATTTAGATTCAACAATCAAACCCTCTTTGATTTGATTGTGAAGAAACTTACCAACTGATCCTCCAGTCTTCAATTCAATCGAAATCAGTTCTTTACACAAAGTATCTTCAAATACTTGTGTATTATCACATTTAAATGTATATTCTTTGTCTTTATTACTATTATATACTACTAATACACTATTATCAGTGATATTAATAGATTTAATTGCTGTACTGATCAAATTGTCGTACATCTTAGTCATTTGGAGTTAAATAATGTGATTTAAGAAAGGAAAAAAAGAAAAAAACTTAAAAAACGAACTTTCTCAGTTTCTTAAGTTTTTAAAAAAGTCGTTTTTTTGACTTTTTAAGATTTTGAGAAAACCTCTAAATCCATGAATCTATTATAACGTGCTTTCGAGGGTTTCTGAGGGGTCTGTGTGCCACTTTGAGGTCTGTCACAGGGTTTCTTGACTTTCGAGTGGTAGTCTGCTAAGCCAACATCTCCAGCGCACCTTACCTATATTTTTTTAATGATTAATAAACAATTGGGTAGTATCCAATAGTATCATTAAGAACGGTTGGTATGACTGGTGCGCTAGGGTGTACAATTAGCACTCCAAGATAGTGATATTCTATCTTGTGGTAATGTATTAACTTCTACTCTATGTGGTACGTAAGAGGGGAACATAAGTAGCATTCCTTTAGATGGTTGTATCTTATGTTCTAGGGATAGATTGTATTGTTGTTTAGTATAATTTGATTGATAATGTAAGTGATTATGTTGTGTATACATGTTAGGACAATCTAGTACAAGTAATGTATTATGATCGTAAGGGTAGTATACGAAAGTATAATCAGTATTAGGGTGTATGTGTGTTATGTTGTAGGCACCTTGATAGTTAATATTAATCCAGGCATCATTAAGAGTTAGATTAATATCAACGTTATCATGTATGTGTTGATATATTGGTTGTAGTTGTTGTATGTTATGTGGTTTTGATTGCCAACCTAATCTAGAAGAACGTTGTTTACCTCTATATTTGTATTGTTGATAGTATTGGTTGATATGATCAATTAAATCCTTTGGGGGATTGTAATTTAGTGTTTGTAGTAGTGTTGGGAATAGTGGAGTAATCATGAACAATTACTGTTTGGTTAGTAATAGGAATTTGAAACCAGTATGCTCTCAAGTGTTCATAATCATCAAATCTTTTGTTATTGATAGTGTAGTAATGTCTATCGTATGGTTTATCTGATGTTGATGTAAACCAGGTGTTATTAGTTGTTGTTGGTGTCATACTCTTTCTTTGTTTTAAAGTACAGTTTGTAGTATGGACGTTTGATTTGTTCGAGTGTGTTCATATCTTGTTCAAACCCCATGTATTTGAGGAGTTGGTATGATCCTTCGAGTTCTGATATGAGACGTAGTATGTTAGCAGGGTGTCTTTCGAGACCATTAAACTGATACTTTGCCAGTGAATTGGTAACATTTGTATTTGGGTTTGTATCTGTCAATGTACTTTTGTGCGTGATGTGTACAAGTAAACCAACAACGTTTGTTATCAGTTAGGTCATGTAAGAAGATAGGGAACGTTTCATGATAAGGGAATTGATCAAATTTGCGGGAGTTCAATACTATCAGTGTATTGTTTGATTGCTTCTTCTTTCGCTTCGTACCAGTTGTTAGGGTTTTTGTATTCTGAGATAGTGATTGCATCGTCTTGGATATGCCAGACGATTTCTGTACCTTCTTTCCACCCGAGTTCTTGACAGAGTTCGTCTGGGAGTTCGATGAATTGTTCTTCCGAGTCATCGCATTGTTGTATAGTAGTAGTAAATTTATTCATTTTGATCTATGATAGTATACCAACGAAGACGACGATCATGTTGTTTTAATGATTGAATAATGAACCATTCACTAGCAGTTGAGTTAATGGTGTGAGTAGTAACACCACCATCAATGTATTCAATCGTAACAACATATCGATGTCTCATTCAATGTAACCGTTCTGTTCTAAGTATTTACGTGTCAAGGGAGTTGGTTCATATACTTCCCACATTTTACCACCAGCACAAGCAGCAAGAGCATTCATTGTCATATGTTCAGTACGACCTGCCCAACCTGCTTCTGCTTCCCATGGTACAGCATTAGTGGGATATGTACGCTCTGCTAATACACGCCAGATCATAGGAACTTCATCCTCTGGCATAATAATAGCAATGAGTGAGTTATCAATCGTACCTGCCATACAATCTTGTGCTGCATGCCATCCTTCATGTCTCATCACCATCATCAGAGTACCTGGTTTACCCATGTAATCCTTATTCAGGAAGAAGTTGTTGCTGACTGTGTGATAGACACCACGATGACCTGATGGGAAATACTTACTATCAGCAAGGAATACATTCACACCAACTTGATTGAGTGAGTGTAACATATTATGAAACTCACCAGTGACACTAGTGAATTCTTGAGTGTTAGGATACTGTGATGAGATATCAAGCATCGAGTATACTTTCACGACACCATCAGTACACTCACCTAACAACATACAACCCATACTATCCATGGAGTTGTATCCTTGAGTGATCTTACTATCATCAGCAAATGCTGGTGTAGTGAGAGTTAATGCTGCTGCCAGTAGTACATTACGTAGTTTCATTTTGTTGCCCTTGTGCTTTGATTTGTTCAAGTAGTTGTTCAGAGTCAGCATAACGTTGTTCATTACATGCTGTCATGTATTGTACAATGAGATCACGCATCTCATCTGTAATAGGATCATCCATCTTTTACAATCCGCATATTCCATGATATACTTATTCTATCATGATTTGTATTATTTGTCATAACACGATGGAGTAAATTTGCTGGGAATACTACTGTAACACCTTCTTCAGGTGGAAACCATAAAGAATGTGATATTTTTGTTGTATCCTTAATCGATTCATCCATAGTATTAAGCATATGGAATTGTGTGAAATGATTTGGATTTTCTAATTCCAACTGACCACAATCACCATCTGGTATCTTTACATAAAATACACATGCTAAATCACAACCAGGATGAGTATGACGATCATTACATGCTCCTGATGGATTTATATTATACCATAGATTACCAATCTCACATACCCAATCAGATGCTAAGAACTGTGTTGTGACAATTTCATTTAGATTAGCAAAGATGTGGTTAGCAAATGTATTTGGTAAAGATACTGGTGGTGATTGCCATCCACCATTATTACTACGAAGAACAGTTTGTGTTTGTGCTCTTACATCATAGATATGTTCAATTAAACTATCACGAAATTTGTGATAGTATGGCAAATCAAATGTAATAATAGGCGATGGAAAAGCACATAAGCAATCAACTGCCATAGTTTTCAGGGAGTGAGAGATACAGATTCAAGAGATCATCTTCATTATAAAATGCTGTCTCCTCCTTCTCCATACCATCAGGGTCCATCCATTCAAAGAACTCATCAGCAAGTGCTAATGCTTCATCGATGTTATCATTTGCCATGTGATAACGGAAACGCTCCACACACCAGTCATAGATGTCATCACGTTGTTGTGATAGACGATCAACAGTTGCAGAGTCGTCAGTGATGTTGTAGTTGCTCATGATTTGGTAGCGAAGAGAATGTTGGCGAGGTGATCGTATTGAACGAATTCTACATCCTTAGGGAGTAGAGAGACGGCAGCAGCAGCGAAATCGTTAGGAAACTTCTTGAACAAGCGCCAATACTTTTGGACACCATCATAATCTAGATCTTCACGCGGAAGAACACGGATCTCATAATCACCACGAGTGTAACGATTAGGATACGGTTGAATAAATTCTTTGATGTGATCTGCTAGCATGTTCATTTGACAAAGACCTCGTTGAGTTTGGTGTGTTCTTCAGTTAGTTTAGCAATTTGTTGCATGTGATATGCTACGTGAGCAAGATACTCCTGCTCTTCTTCATCAACTTCATCATAAGCAATGTCATAGCAGTCATCGATATCAACCGTGTTATCATCATAACACGTCATGCCATACATGGTATCCGTAGAAGAATCCATCGCATAGGCATTACCAGCAGCAACGAGATAGAACATGGGAGTGAAAGCAGGGTGAATTTAGTATACTATGTATTTGGTGAGGTGTCAAGCACCCTGATAGTATGCGTTCTTATACAGATAACCACCTGCCCAATCACAGTTCTCAAGGACAAATTCACGCTCTGTGATCACACGAAGATCAAAACGTACACCCTTGGCAGGTGCTTTGATAGATGCTGGTTTGTATACTTCACCAGTCTTCTTGTCAATGAATGCGTGAACAGAGCGATTACCACCATCAGTAGTCATCATGATCTTGTGATACTTGCGTCCAGTGTCAACAGTGAAACGATAAGCACCAATGTTGTTCTTCAGGTCCGCAATCTTCTGCTGATGATACTCTCTGTCAACAGCAGATGCCATGAAAAACTCTTGGCGTCGGATGCTCTCCTTCACAAAGTCTTGCTCAAGTGCTTGACAGAGTGCGAATGTGTGCCCTAGGACCGCTTGTGCGATGTCCTTACGTGCTTCAGCAGAAGCAGTGTAGTCAGCGAAGGTGGTGGTGGTCATGGTGTTTGTGTCGATGTGAATAGTATAGGGCAGATTAGGCGTTGCGGATCTCACCACCGACCACTACGTCAGCTGGCACACGAGAGACAGTGTAGCGACGGATCTGCTGTGAGAATGGACGCCATGCCTCTACAGTCTCGTTCACGATACGGTTGTGCTGACGATCCATGCCCTTAGCAGTGGTACACTTGCCTTCCTTGCGGAAATAGATGATGGGTTGCTGGGGAGCATCAACGGTGTCGATCTCGATCTTGTAGAAGGAGTGCTTGACGACTGTGGTGGTCATGTGGTGTGTCCCGTGCTGATGAATATAGTATAGGGCATTTGGATGCCCTGTGTGCGTTCAGTGGACAGTTCACGAGGTGGTCAGTCGAGACATGCTGATCATGAATAGGAAGACTACCATGATCACCACATCCCATGATTTTGTTCTGATGAAGTATGGGATGCTAATCAGATCAGCAACACAATTCAACATCACACCAGCGATCACATTCACATGAAGAATCACAAAATAGGCAGTGATAACACCAACGCTGCCTACAACTCTTGCTTTACTATCGAGTTTCATTCATAGTAGATCCAATGCTTCTGGTGATAGTTCATCACTAGCACTCTGACGCCAGTTCTTATTCACCTTGTCAAAGTCTTCTACAATATCCCATGCTGGTTGAGCATCATCGATGTTCTCCAGAATCCAACGGTCGAGCATTACTTCAGAAATAGACATGATTAATCAGTTGATACAGATGATTTGAGTAGTGGCATAGCAGAGTATGCCGTAGTGTTGCTTAAGTCTACTGGTTTGCCAGGACGTTTGTGGTTAATTGGGGCAATGTAACATTGCTTCTTTGTGTTGTAGAATCCCCAGATCGATCGGACAGGCTCATTAGTGTAACTAAACCGAGCATGATTCCGAATCCAAATGCCAACGACGTTGGACTTATGTTCATGAATCTCATAGGTGAAACCTTCTGGTGGTTGATGAGGGAAATCAGATGGTAGTTCTGTCATTAAAGATCAGCATGGAGCATCTCATCAACAGTCATCTCAAGTTCTGCTGCTCGCAGTTCTAGTTCATCACAACATGTGTCATCATCATGAAGATCAATCATGTCAGTGTCAACAAAACTGAAGAGTTTGTCGAAGAGATCATTTACGAACTGTTTGTTGCTGGATTGTTGAGTCATAGTAGTTCATCATTTTGGTGTCACGATCTGCTAAGAATAGCAGATAGCAAGTGAGAGCGACAATAGCAAAGATGCCGCTTAGGAGATACTGTGTGATTCTCATCCTACTGCCATTGGGGTGTACTCAGAGCGAGGCATCTGCTCAACGTTGTAGTTAGTTACCTCAGCACCGTTAGCAATACGCTCTGCCCACTCATTCTTAGCAGTGAGCATTGTCACAGTGCTGTAAGACTTGAGACCGTTTGAGTTGAAGGTGACACGCTTCTGGAAACGCTTAACGATCACGCCGTCCTCTTCAGCGATGAATGCTTCAGGAAAGAAGTCTACAGTGGTGACGAGTGTGGTGAGTTGCATGGGGTGTGTTCCTTTGACTCTCTTAATATACACGGTTATGGGGTGCTGTGCGCGTTTTGTAGACAGTTCGCTAACTGGTCGTATGTGGCAGCATCATCGACGTTGTTTTCCATAGCATGGATTTTGGTGGTGCCTAGGTTACATCCCATCATCATATCCATCAAGAATAGGATCTGAGAGGTCGTTAGAGGCACATCTATAGTCTGGTCAGTCATAAGTGGTTCAAGACGCTTGTGGGCGATTGTGGAGGGGTCTCTGGACATGCTGATCTTAGTCGATCTGATGCGATTTGACAATAGTGCTCATCAGAATCAATTCCAATGAAGTTTCGGTCAATGCCTAAAGCAGCAACGCCAGTTGTTCCACTGCCACAAAATGGATCAAGTACAGTAGAATTAATGGGAGAATAGATCTTGATAAGATACTCCATCAAACTCACGGGTTTAACTGTAGGATGATCGTTATCTTGTCCCTTTTCTTTACGTGTGGCACGAGGAGCATAGAAATACTTTTGATGCTCATGTTGTACATCACCAATGATATTTGATGGATAGCGTCCATCAGGATTAGCATCTACAGTTCCATACTCTTTCTGTGTACCTGTAGTTTTACCATCTTTACCAAATGTGCGACGTTTAGCACCTTGTGCCACCCAACCAGTAGGAGGTTTCTTATCCCACGGAATACGAGTGTTAGTTACATCAATCATTCCGCATCCCCATTCCTCAAAGTTATCCTTGAGCGTACCTTTGTACGGTTTCTGTGCTACAACAATGGGTTCATGTGCGGGTTTAAGTTTATTATACTTGGGCATCTTGGTGGTAGTCATCCACATGATCTGGTCTTTAATGATAAATCCCGCGTCTTCTACATTACATGCGAGTCTATGATACAATTCCGGAGAACAGAACGCAAGACAGAATGCACCAGGGCGAAGTGTACGATATACTTCACGCCAAATGTTTACATCAGGAACAGAATGATCCCAATGATCCATACCCATACCATACGGAGGGTCAGTAATACAAGAATGAAAAAAGTTCTCCCCATAAGTGGAGAGAACAGATTGGCAGTTACCCGCGAGGATATTATACATTAAATATTATTCTAGATCCAATTTAGAAATTCTAACATACTTGTCAAGTACACCACTAGACACACCTTTTTGTTCAAGACGATCCTTACCTACAGTTTCTTCCAGGTATGCCTGGTTCAACCAATACAAGAACTTCTCAGTAAGAACAGGGATAGTCTTAAAGTTTGCTGCGAAGTCAGCATCTTTACTCTTCAACCACTGAATGATGTTTGTGACACCATCTTGGCGTCCGTTTTCGTCTTTAGAATCAAAATCATCTTGGAATACACGTTGTACAATCTTGCGTGAATATGTATCATTACGTTTCTTCAAGAACAAGATAGCGGCAGACCTCAATGGGTGAGGAATGTCAATCTTCTTATCCCAAATAAATGAATCAAGAAACTTAAGTTCATCAGTGAACTCTTTGATTACATCAATTAGTTTGTCACCATCATAACCACTGGTTTTAGGAAACTGTTGCTTTGAATAGAAATGTGCTCCCCAAGTTAATCCGGTAACCTGATACAGTTTATGATTCTTAAATTCAACACCAAGATAGCGAGCAGCACCATATGCTAGATCTGCTGACTTTTCAGTGTTTGTAGTGTTGTCAAAAGTATAATAAAGATCACGGAGAGCAGCAATAGACTCTACCTTGTAATGCTGCGATGTTAGTTTTTCTGGTACAGCATCAGATTCACCGAGTTTCCAAAACTCTCGTCTAGTATGTGAGTCAACTATGAATACAGTTCCCGCCTTATATGTCTCACCATTGATAGGATCATATGAGTCTTGAGTCAACTCAGCACTAGCAATAAATGTATGCTGAGGAAGTAAAGTTTGTAATTTCTCTTTTGTTTTGTTGTCGCGAGCACGTTTAATGTGATTACGTTGTACTGGACAAGTCTTGAGTTTTAAATATTCCTCATAGGAATATGGAACGATGCCGCAGCAATCGTCAAAGTTTTTGGGTTTCATTTGTTTTGTTGTGTGTTACTTTCTTAATTGAACAGTAATGTCAAACTACCTGGAGGAGTAAAACTCCTCCACTTTTCGTTTAACGGTATTATATAGTTACCAATCGTAGTTTAATACGTTGGATTCACAGAGTTGTCGATCAGTGTGCTTGAAATAGTTAGTACGCTTCCAACCACCAGATTGAGTGAACATGTTGCGAATGTAAAAATTAAATCCACGGTTGTCATCCTGCCACTCTGGCATCGCTTGGTACTTATCAAGAACCAACTGAAGTTCAGCAATCAGACAAGCAAACAATTCACGCTTACGATTAGAAACTACATCATCAGAAAAATAGATGGTAGTCTCATTGTATTTGGATGAACTGAATACATAAACAGTGCCTGACTTAGGCAAACCACCATTGTAGGTGGGATATGCTTGCTTGGAAGACTTACACTCAATGTCAACAGTCTTGCCGTTGTCAAGAGTTACACGAAAATCAGGAGAGTTCTGAGGACCATTTGGTTGCCAAACGTATTTGTAACCAAACTTGTCAAGCAATGCCATGACTTGATTCTCATGAAGAGGATTATCCTGAGAGTTAGTCGTGAAAGGAAGAAGGAGTACTTCTGACCAGAATTTTTTCATTTGTTTTTACTTTTGAATGTCTCGGACTTAATTGCCCGTTGTACAATGGAGTCTTTAGGGCGCTGCCTCTCCCATGAACCTAATATACACCAGTTGGAGGTCTGTGTCAACCCCCTAGACCAGTCTGTCAACTGTCACCAAAGATAGGAATAATGTTAGTCTTAGCGTGTTCTGTCTTGTTAATGTGCTGCTCCCACATACTAGCGTCATCCAAATTATAGAAGATCACTTGTTGTTTTGCTTGTCCCTTCTTCTTGTTCTTCATCCACACAACTGCATACTTCATCCCAATACTCGCGAAAAACACATAAAGTTGACTGATAACGACCATGACGACATGATGGGTCAGGTCGATCAATGTAGCAAATAGTGATATACTTATCACCAATGAAATCCACCCACCCTTTTGTGGTGCGGTACTTAACCATCATACCACGAGTAAACTTCATCAATCAACCTCGTTAAAAGGTTTACGATCTTTGTTCTCTGGTTTTGGAAGACGAAACATCTCTTTCAAATCATTTAACTGATCTAATTGAAGTTGAAGTTTATCGATTTGTGCTTGTAGAATCTGAAAGTTTTGATCGTTGTTGTTTTGCATCATCAACATGTTGTTGATTGCTTGTCTAAAATCTTCTTCAGTCATTAGTAGCGGTCAGGAATTTGGTGTTCTAGATTGAGAGCAGTGTTGCCAGTCATGTAGTCTCGAAGAGACATAGCACGACAGTATGCTTTCTTATGATACTCTATTACATCATCGATGCCAGATAGCATCTCTTCATACGTTTGTCGTGCTGATACTTTATCATCGTTGAGATAATCATCGATCGCATTTTGCATACGATCTTTGCGCTGTTTTGTATACTCATGTGCCCAGTTGATTTCAGTTGTCATTAAAGTCTTCGTTGCGACGTTTGTCAAGATATTCAATAATTTCACTGCGCCATTCTAACAATTCATGATAGCATTGCTGATCATGTGCGTCTTGACGTAGTTGATGATCTGGTTTGAGAACGCTCTCATAAAAGATATAGAACGCATCTTTACGTTTCTCATGTTTCGTGGTGCTGTTCCAATCCATGGGTTTTTTACTTAACTCTGTTATTTTAGACGATCAACCATGTTGACGCAAGGGTTGTTACAGTTTCTTTACAATCTCTTTATAATTCATGGGGAGAACATCAAAGGAGTTCTATCATAGTGACAAATGACATCAAATGACACAATGATACGATTATTGACAGATGGTTGAGCACAATGCTGGAGGAACGACGGGAATAGCATAACATATCCCTCACCAACCTCATCCATAGTCTTAGTTTGATCCATGAATCCTGTATTTGGTGCTTCACCATATTGTGCAAAGAATGTAGTAGTGTTTGGTTCTTCTAAATGCAGCAAATAAATGCCGGACCAATCACCACGACTATGTTTATGAATTCTGGTCTTTCCCCCAGATTGATAGTTATTCCACCAAAATGAATCTATCTCAAATTGTTGAGGTTTATCAAATTCCCTTTCTTCAATCATTTGCTTTACTGGATCGTATACAATATCAGCAAGCATTTCTTGATCAATATATGGATACTGTTGATGATAGTATGTTGTAGTAGACCCATCAACAGTCACTGTAGCACCATCATTCTCAGATATAGATTTTATGATAGGAATTAGAGTATCTTTAATTGTCTGATGATTATTGACGGGTTTCCAGTATACAAAAGGACTATCAAATTCATAGATCATTATTAGTGTCCTCGTCTATTTGATCAACCGATTCGATATCACAAACAGGAACTTCATGTTCGCCGCCAATAATGTACCAATGCATCATCTGTCCATGATACTCTGGATGAGCAGCATAATCTATAGTATACTCTCGTTCACCACAATACAACAGTTCACTTTCATGAATATTGTTCTCCCTCAACATCGCTTGAAGTTGCATATGCTGCAATTCTATTTTATCAGGAACTTTCATGTGGTTCGATGGACGCTCCGCTACCATAGCACAGTGTCAACCCACTGTCAAGTCTTCAAATTCGTTCAAACGACGTTGATGGACATAAAAATCTTTAATGTTTCCGTCCGCACCAATAACATACTCCAATTCATATGTAGATTGACCGACACAGATCGATCTGATATAGTCTTTTTGCTCACTGGTGATAAGTTCTAGTCCACCCTCACGAGAGAGCATGTCAAGAGAAGCATCAACCATATTTGTATTCTTAACAGTTTTATTCAAAAACAATTCATTATCATTATCAAATATCTCTGGATAACGAAATACTAATTGATATTTGATATCTGTACTATCTGGTAATATAGAAACTACACCCTTAACCATATCATATCGAGTCTTAGTCAAGATATTGAGTTTATTCAAAATCTCACTATTACTTACATTAAGTTCATATGTTTTATCATATACAGAAAGTTGTGTAGCAACTCCATTAGGATCATATGAAATTCCCATAATCGATGCTTCATAATGATCTAGATCATTAGTAACACTGTCGATTTCTGTTCTACATTCTCTAATGGTTTCATTATCAGTTTCTTTAATAAAAGTATCCCAGATGCTAGGATGACTGATAGTATTGAAACGAATAGGATTCTTACAATAAAATGATATAATCTCACCATCTTTATGTTCTACATACAAATATTTGTCAAAATAATAGTTTGGATCAGTTGTATGTTTTTGCTTATAATTGAATAGTTTGTTGAGTTTATCAATTACAGCAGAACTTAGTGCTGGCAAATAATTAGAGTCAACCAATGATGTAAACCTTCTAGGCATCATCTCAATTGTTGAGACATGTTCCTGTGTGTTTACATTATATTTTTCTACAATATCGAAGTCTTCGGAAAACATTATTCGTTAGTTGCTATGATTTGACCGCTAGTATTAGCAAGAGAATAAAAAATATAATTCTCTGGCGTAGATGTTGATGCTTGACTTTCTGGTAGATTTGACTCCAGAAAGTTTAACATATCAGTAATATCATCAACTTCAGCAAAAACATGTTCTGATTGAGTCAGACAAGTCCACATATCAAGTGGAAGAATATCTTTATAAAGTTGCATCGATGCATTGATAGCATCAACATCAGAACTATTATTCCATCCTGTTGATCTGAGATACAAGACAGCTTTACCTTTCAAGGCAGCATATCGCTCAATAAAATTATCAAGATAAAATGCGTCGTAGGATGTGTTCATTTTAGTATTAGTTTCCAAGCAATAGTTACTCTCAATCCAGAAAATAATCTAGATGTTCCCTCTGCCATGTGTGGTGTGTTACCAGGGAAAAGAACAGCAGAGTTTGGTATAGGATTTTGATAAAATAATTCTTCTTTGTCAAGAAGAAATATAGTCTTTCCGCCCCACTCTGGTCTCCAGTTAGAATTTGCATAATATAATAGGGTTCTCCCGTTTGGTTCATACCAATCAACATGGAATTCTCCTTGAGTACCAAATGTATGCCCATTAGCATACACATCATACAAATCATAATCTTGTTGGGTTTTTTCCCTAATGATATTTAGAAGATAATCCGAAAAGTATGTATCATCTAAAAGATCCATACGCCAAAATGGTATACCAAGAGAATTGTTATTCTCATCTACATGTGATCCATGCCCATGTCTCCATCGTGGTTCATTTATTTTAGATGTAATTCTTTCTACTACATTAAAAGAAAAAAACCTGTCATATTGTATAATATCATTCATACTTCAATCCAACATACGAATACATCTCTCCTACCACATTTTACCTCATTTACTCTATGAAGTAAATTGCCTGGATATATTACTGCTTTGCCTTTAGATAATTTAATACTACGTTCATTCTCTATCACTAACTCACCGCCATCATAATCATCATTAAGAAAACAAGTCATACTATAATCTGATCTCACACCACCACAAGGATTAGCATCATAATGATTATCATACATGCCCCCAACATCATACTTGACAAAATATATCTGTGATATTATTGACGCAGTGAATGGTAATTTGTTTGCTATTATATCACGACAATACATATTCAAATCTAAATTACCAGGTCCATCAAACACAGTCTGACAGACCTTATTAGCATCTAGATTACTTTTCGTACCATCTTCAAATGTTAGGTATTTGAAGTATTGTGTGATATGTGATATCTGCTCATCATTTAGTAAATCAATCTCACATATCATAGTTCATTTTCATCAACAAAGAATCTATCCCAATCTACTTCAACATCCTCATTAATCTTCAATTCTTTCATCATATCCAAGATTTTCTGTGTAACTTTCTTAGTAGGAGCAATTCCTCTTTGTGCCAGGTTGAACATGTTGACCTCTCTATTCTTAAAGAAATCGGTTGATGCTTGAGAGTCATGCTTAACCCATTGATTGGTATCATCAGCATCCATAAACGCAGGAGCATCTGTTACACCATCATCCAACTTTCCATCTACATACAGTTTCCTATATTTTGCTGGGTCGATTGGAAATTTAAGATTGTATGTATACTTAAAATATTCCAATCCAGAGTTATTAAATTCTGCATTTGTTGGAGCAGGTGTAGAGTTGTCTCTAATCCACTTTCTCCACTTAATCCATTCTGCTTTTTCGCCTTCGTAAGTATCTTCAATATCAGGAAGAATTCTCCAATCAGACAGAGTTAGCATCTCACGCTTCTGCCTTTTTAGTTTATACATACGCTGCTCATAGAAAGCAACTTCTTTATCAACACCAGCAACTAAGGTATCAACTTTAAGGTTTTTAACCTCAACTACAACCGCAAAGAATGTTTTAACTAATTCATATAATTCCTTTGCCTGTTCATTTGTAGCACCGGTAAAGGAATATGTTTTCAAGTAATTGCTTTCAGTAGCAAAATCATACTTTACTCTTTTCCTTTGGCAGAAATATGTTCCATCATTAAAGTATTGAAAGAACTCAAGTAAATCTTTGTCGGTATGCCAAAATTCGTCAACTGATGTGCTTAAGAATTTTTCTTTAATTTCAGCATCCATCTTATATCGCTTACCATTATACTCAGTAGGTAGCAAAGTAAATCCCGAATCAGAACTTCCACCTTCTAGTATGGTATCGTTTGCGAAATCAACTTGAATAAGAGCTATTTTTTGTTCCATGGGTCGTTAATTACGTTTAATGTACCATCCTGTCAAAATATATTTATCTTCAGTCAAGACAGTATTGCCTTTATGTGTATGTGTATATCCTGCTGGCCAGATAACTACAGTGCCTGCCGTTGGTTTAATTCTTCTTCTTTGATACAAAAATTCTGTCTCTGCTTCACCATCTGGCATATCATTTAGATATATCATCCATACTATTTCTCGCATAGAATGTGCTTCATCAGAATCTTCATAATGCCAAAGATGATATCCACCACCAGGAGGTGTTTTTTGTATTTTGATGTCAGAAGAAATTAAACTAGTTTTAGTTAATGATTGATATTGTGAAATGTAGTGTAACACACAAGATCTTAGTATTGAATTGATCTTAAGTACTAAATCTCTGTTGGCATAATTTAATATAAATGCCATATCTTTTCTGTTCATCTCACCGCCATATAAATCTTGCGATTTAATAACACGATCAGCACTATCTACTTGAGATAAATCTAAACTTGGATTAATGACACATGCTTGCTCAATGGTATTGTCAATGAACTCACGTAGTTCATCACACACTGGACGGGGCATAAAGTTTGGCCAAACACCAATAAAATCATCAAATTCAACTTTGGTTATATTAGGGTCAAGCATTAATTCATGCGGTCTATAATCAGGTAATTTCATTCTAATATGCTTTGATGATATATTTAGTCTTATGGAATGGATTGAGAATTGGCACTTGAATCTGTGGTGTCATTGTAACACTAGGAGTTGGTTTAGAAAAACTACTATTCCAGTTGAACGTCGCATCTGTCATATCCATAAAAATATCTGCTTGAGTAAATACGAGGTTAAGTTGAGTCACGCCATTTCCCAATCCACCTGTAATAGTACCAGCACCACCACTATTACCGGAACTAAAATCAACTTGAGCATTCTGAACAATATCTTCTGTGAGAAAGTGAGCATGTGCATTTGTAAATCCACTAGTGGGAATATATTGCTCAATTGTAAATCTAGTTGTTTCAGTATCAACAACAGCAGCTGCTGGGTTTGGTTCATTGGCACCAGTAGATTGTAAAGATGCCCCTGATAAACCACTAACAGGAGATATCCACCAGGTCATAAAATCAACTGTTGCTGTAGCATCATCATTCTCTGATCCAAAATCAGATTGACCAATGGCTCCACTTGGAACATCCACATTAACTTCCCAATTAGTTGGCAAATTTTCAGCTGCCCAATTTTTCAAATTAAAACCATTGCCATAATACAATTTCATCTCATTTTCAAAAATTCCAAGACCACCAATAAAATCTGCCCATTTACCAGCAATATCATCAGAACTACCAACTTGATTTCTATAAGTACTTGTTCCAGTTTGACCACCAAACATAGACCTACCAGCAGGAGGACCCCATTTAATTAATGGATCTCCACCATCACTATCAGGAAGAGCGGCAACATATGCATGATCATGTAAAGGAACATTTACTATAACATCTTCCAATGGACCAATTATACCACTAACTTGACCAGTAATAGAAAATATAATATCATCAGTAACTGTTTCAAGACCAGTTATTCTCACTGTGCCCAAAGTAAAAAATTGACTATCTACTCCACTGGTTCCCGTTCCCTGAATTTGTTCTAGTGGTTGCGAACCTAAAACATCTACTTTATCGAAATACCAATATCCACCTTCAGCACCAACGCTAAGAATAGATCCACCACTATCAATTGGTAGTGAAGTAGAATTACCTCTACTAGCATCAACTTGACCAGTTCCACACAATCTTCTATTTCTATAGTCAGGAACATTAAAACTAGACCCAGACCCACCATAAGTGTATTCAATTACATCAAATAACATAAAATATTGAGTGGTACTTAAGGATTGACCTTCACATTTAATAAATCCTGGATATCTAGAGTTTAAATCTCCGTCCAGATCTCCATATCCAACTACTGAATTTTCTTTAAGAATAGGTAACACAGTCCCAATAGGATAACCATCAAATTTCTCTACTTTCTTACTATACCAAACACCTAGGTTATCTGGTGGTAGAGGTGCTGAGGCATAACTTGTTACTGTCCAAGTAAAAGGATTGTTTAAAGATCCTGTTCCTACTGTAACTACGGTAGGTTGTGACGTATTAAGGTTTGTTGGTACTAATGATGTTATAGCAAATGATGTATTTGCATTAGGATCAAAAGTTCTAGGACCAGCAACAGGAATATCAGAATCAATAGAAATTAAAGATCCATTCGTAGCATTGATAGTAATCGGTATATTAATACCGCTTATTGTAACCTGAGAACTAGTCACATATGTGTTTGGAACTTGATTGGTCAAATCAATCGGGGGAGTAAATATTGCATCACTATCTGGTCCACTACCAGTTATAACTGTCCATGTAGATATAGTACGTTCTCCCACCTTAATTTGTAAAGTGTTAGGAGTATTAAATGAAGTATTTGATTGTAAATAAATTGTTAACTTATCACCATTTTGCACAGATGTTGGAAATACTCCAATAGATCCACTATTAACTCTCACACGAACTAAACTAGAATCCGTAGAAACTACCTCAACAGGAACAGATAAACCAGCTGTCAATCCAGTAATACCAGCAGATGGTTGCTGATCTGATCCAATCAATGTGTTAGTTAATTGACCCGTTTTATCTTGGAATGAAAAATTGCCTGGTGTATCATCATCAGCAACACCAGTGGTAACTGTCCAGGTTGATCCGTTTGCAGTATCAGCAATTGACAAATCTGTAAATACAGGTGTTAAATTAGCAGTAGAACTTGGAATTCGTAATTGTAAATAATCTCCATTACTTACAATTCCACTAGTGGACCAAGCAGCACCAAGTAATACATCAAACCCATTAACATTAGTGCTAGTATTACCAGATACAGATAAAGCATATTCACCTGTGCCACTAACACTAATAGGAGCATCTTCATTTAACCCTTGTACCGCCAAAACCTCACTATAGATCATTGTGTCTGGTTCTACCGGATCTAGATCAGTAAAATTTGGAAATGGTATAGCAAAATTACCTGGGACAGCTTCATTTTGAACTTCCCATACTTCAGTTGCTGTTCCAATTTCAAGAACAATCCTCATAATTTGAGTATAAAAAGTAGAAGTTCTTCCCCTTACCTGTATCCTTGCACCATTTTCAACTGTCAAACTAGAAGCAGTATTATCAATCCAACCAGTATCCCAACTTCCATCACCATCGTAATCAATACGCATCGCAACATAATCAGTAACAGGAGATCCTCCAGGTATAGGAACATTAGACGAAATGCCCACAGCTGCCTGTGTAGTTGGTGTTAATCCACTAACAACAACAATTGATTCTCCAGGTCTACTACCATCAGCAAATGTATACAAAGTATCAACGTCAGCATCTTCAAATCCCTGCATGGGATATGGATCAGGAGTAAAATCCTCTTTGATCGTAGTAATTAACCAATATTGAAGTAAGTCACCAATTTGAAGAGTGACTGTTTGGGTTGTATCCCAAGAAGAAGGTGCCTTAAATTTAAACTGAACGTAATCGCCTTCGGACACGTAAAGTGGTTCATCATTTGGTGCAAATGAAAATGTCATTCCTCTTACAGTGTATCCCAGTGTTAGTATTTATCTATGATGTTAAAGTTGACGAACATCTTTCCAATCATCATTTTGATTTAAATCAACTTGGATAGGATAATTTGATTTAATCTCTACTTTGATATCGATATCATCAATCAAAAGCAAATCAGATAAAACTTCTACTTCTGGCGAAACAACTGGTGTTTGATCTTTTAACAAATCCTCACTTTCGGGAATATTTAAATTTTCTGGAGTGTCATCAACAATAATCGTTATACTAAATGTTTCTTCTTTAAAATTTCCTAATTTGCCAGTTGCTCTAACTACATATGAAACAGTTAAGGCTCCTCTATCATTATAAGGTATTGTTGTAGTGTATTCATTAGTGGATTCAGTTCCACCAAGTTCAGCACTGTCATTAACAGGTAAATTAACAGCAGAACCTACATTAGATCCAATAAAATCATAGTTATATGTTGGTGTTATTGTTACAGAATCTGTGGCATATTTTGTAGTAACACTAATATTTCCTTGATTGCCATATAATAGGTTATCTGGATAATCTACAGATAATTCTACTGGTTGATAAACAACAACAGTTACACTGCCAGTATCAGTTCCACCAATACCAGAAGCTTGTCCAGTATATACTGTAGTAACTGATGGCGTTACGTTTGAATTACTAGTTAAATTGAGATTAGTCAGACCACCAGCTAACCAAGTTAAGGTAGGAGTCCAATTTAATCCACCACCATCACCACTAACAGACCAAGAAATATTAGCTACATCACCAAGCATCATTTCGGTCTTATTAGTGGAGATATCAAAAATGGGAGGTACGTAAACTGTAGCAGTTGCTGTTGCTGTTGCGGAAAGACCATTTCCAAAAACAGTTAAAGTGTAAGTAGTAGTATTGGTGGGACAATTTACAGTGCTTCCATTTACACCAACTGCTCCAACACCTTGATTAATGCTAGCACTCGACGCATTTGTAGATGACCAAGACAATGTAGTGCATTCCCCACGTTTAAATGCTGTAGGACTTAGCGAAAAATTGCTAATTGTGGGGAGTGCAATGTCATAATAGACAACTGCAAATCCATTACCCAAATTTGACGATCCTGAATTAGAATTAAAACTACAATAACTACTGTTAAAACCAGAAGCACCACCACCGCCGCCTGCGCCTCCTCTGTTATTATCGACGCCAAATGCACCACCACTACCTCCACCACATCCACCACCACCGCCGCCGCCTCCAGCGCCGTCTGGACGATTTGATGGTTCACTATTATTTTTTTGTCCTTGACCACCAACACTACGATTGTTTGGATTGCCGCTGAACAAACCACGACCAGTGCCACCATTGCTACCGCTTGCATTCAACGAAGCGCCTCCTCCGCCTCCGCCGCCAGCAAGGACAGCAACCCAGCTATTACTAAAAGTATCGAAAATACCACTGGCACCGCCACCGCCGCCACCAGCACCAGAAGATCCATTATTAGCAGAATTTCCACCCCTACCACCACTAGCAGCACTTGAACTACCACCACTACCACCAGGACCATTACTACCACCGCTTCCGGTGCCGCCTTGAGTTCCGATATAGAAATCTAATCTTCTAGCAGTATAATTGGGAAAATATATATTTGCTCTTCTTCCAGCACCACCTTCTCCACGACTAGCACCAGCATCTCTGCCACCAGGACCACCGCGAGCGCCAGCAATATCCACACGAACATTAATCGCATAACTTGGAATTTGTACTGATCCGTTGCTGTTAAATGTTTGCTGAAAGTCTGCCATTTTAGATCTCTCTTACATCGGTCCAATCATTATCTTGATTAATGTCAACTTGAATTGGATAGTTACTTTTAACTTCTACTTTAATATCAATATCATCAATTAAAATCAAATCAGATAAAACTTCCACCGCTGGCGAGACAACTGGTGTTTGATTTTTTAACAAATCCTCGCTATCAGGAATATTTAGATTATCTGGAGTATCATCAATAATAATTGGAACAGTAACTACTTGTTCTTGGAAGTTGCCTAATTTACCTGTTGCTCTAACTACATATGTAACACTTAGTGGTCCCCTATCATTATAAGGTATTGTTGTAGTATATCCATTGGTGGATTCTGTTCCTCCAATTACAGCAGCATTGTTAACAGGTAAGTTAACAACAGAACCTGTAGATGATCCAATAAAATCATAGTTATATGTTGGTGTTATCGTTATAGAATCTGTAGCATATTTTGTGGTAACATTAATAGTTCCCTGGTTGCCATATATTAAATTGGTCGGGGAATTTATCGATAATTCTACTGGTTGATAAACAATAACAGTTACGCTACCTGTATCAGTTCCACCAACACCAGAAACTCGACCGGTATATATTGTAGTATCTGATGGAGTTACGTTTGAATTACTATTCAAATTTCCATTAGTAAGACCACCAGCTAACCAAGTTAAGGTAGGAGTCCAATTTAATCCACCACCATCGCCACTAACAGTCCAAGAAATATTGGCAGTGCTGCCAAGCATCATTTCTGTTTTATTGGTAGAGATATCAAAAATAGGAGGAATGTAGACAGTTAAAGTTTTCGTGACTGAATTACTCGTAATTCCATAATAATTTGCGGACAAAGTACGACTAATGGTATTAGTGGGACTTAAAATAATACTACCAGATGTTCCAACATTACCTTGACCAGTTAAAGTTCTGGATGTAGAGTTAGTAACAGACCAAGACAATGTAGATGATAATCCCCTTCTAATAGCAGTAGGATTAAAATTTAAAGTAATACCTGGTGTGGGATATGTACAAGTTCCATTATCAACATCTGCGTTTGGATTGTAGTTTGTAGCACGGGGATCTGTACATCCAGGAACAGGTGGGGGAGGAAAAAATCCAATCCAATCTATAGCAACACCCCAAGGTCCACCACCAGAATTAATAACAGTAGCACTAAGAGTATATGTACCCGGACCATAGTAATTTGCGGTAGTAACTGCACTTTGTCCCGTAAATCCACCCATTCCCATTTCATAGTTGCCATTGATATAAATCGCCCCACTATCATCTACATTGGCATAGAATATTTGTCTGCCATAATTTGAGAAGGTAATAGTCCAAGAAAATGTTCTATTACTACCATTACCAGAACCACCAGGGTCACTACCCCCAATATTATATCCGTTCATGAAACCAGACCAATTAGGTTCAAAATATTGACCAGTATACCCTTGATTATTGGGAGATCTGCTTGTGAAACTAGAATCTTGGGTCATTTTTAAAACTTAATAATGTATTCTACAAGAATAAAAGGCGTAACCAACTGATCTAATTTTTCGTCATTGCTAACATCAATATCAACCGTAGCAAGTACTCCAGACATATCAATATCTTTTTGTGGATATGAATAAGTAAAATTACTAGTATATGCTATTGGTTTTTCAATTCTGTGGTCATGAATAGATTCTCTACCAGATTCAAAAGTAAAATCAGTTTGATTACCAGCACCACTATTTCCCAATCTTAGCGCATTATCTTTACCGCCTTCTCCACCTACTTGATGACTAGTACTATAGTTTAAATATGTTTGATTTGCCCGATGAAGATGTCCCTGAAAATTTTCAATATTTAATTCAGTTTCAGAAGTATTTCGGTCTAATCTATATCTAGGATTGCCCAACATATTGAGTGTCCCACTAGCAGTAACACGAGCAGATCCTACATAATTCGCACTAATTTGACTGCCAAAATTACTGATAACTTCAATTTGTGGTCCTACTCTATTTGTTGCAGCAGCATTTAAATCTTCCCTGTCCACAAAATCATTATTATATGCTCCAGTTCCTCTACCACCAATAATTACCTTAGATCCCAAATCAGGCAATTGAAACTGCCCCAAATCGCTAATAGAAGGATCAGCGTTTCTAACCTGTGAAATTTCTCTTTTAAACCTGCACTGATCTCCAACACCAAGAACTCTAGATAATGCCAAAAAATCTTTTGCTAATAAAACAGACCCATCACACTTCAAATACCCTGCTGGAATATTGTCTTTGAATTGAGCAGTAGTGGGGTCATTGGATGAAGAAATTGCGGGAGTAGTGTGTACTAGTATACTGCCAACACATCCTCCATATTTTGATCTTTCGTATGTGTAATTTGCCATTTTAGTATGCTCGGATGATGTATATACATGTCATAGACGGTTGACTAGTGTTCATACTAATCTGTAGTGCTGCAACATTTGAAGCATTATCAAGATTAGTAGTGGCGGGAATATTAACATCAGCAACCAATGTGGACTGTGGTTTTAAACTATTTTGATCAAACAAAACTGTAATTGGTTCGTGATCATGAGCATCAACGTTTGCTTGTGCTCCACCACCGGTATCAGTAACAAAACTAGATCCAGGATTACTTAGTAATGTGCCATAGTTTCCAGCAGCTGGCGTATCTTCGTAATAATTAGTAAATCCTGAAGGAATATTAGTATTACCACCACCAGAAGCAAAAGGAACCGAATTAGCTCCATTTCCACCTAAAACAGGATAATCATAATTCACAGATTGAGCAAGAGAAGTTTGAGTAACTCTTTGTGGTGATAAGTTAATAGGTGGATTTTCACCACTAACTCTCATAACAGTTCTTCCTGGGTCTCCACTACCAAATCCACTAAAACTACCAAAAGATCCCCAGTTGCCAGATCCAGCTAACTCAACATTACCTTTTGTAAATCCTTCGTGTCCAAGTCGAACAGAGTCAACAACACCATCATCAAATCTACTACCAAAAACTGTTGGCGCTTCATCAATGGCAGCATAATTAAATGTTGCCGTTATATTATCATAAGGTATAACACCTAATCCAGGTCTTCGATTTGTTGCTGTTCCAGAACTACCTAGACCTCCAGATACAGTTTCATAAATTCCACTGTGACCATGTGCTCTAATGTGAGTATGTCCTAATTTTCTACCACCAATAAATATAGATTTTTCCCCTTCACCATCTATAATACTATTACCTCTAACATTTCCAGAATATCCAGTTCTCTCATTTAATGTGAAAACTACATCAGTATATACATTATTCCAAGCAGCGTTGACTCCATTATCAGTATTTTGTCCAATATATGGAGAAATTAAATTACCAGCATCAGGATCATTATCTCTGTCAGCAGTTAATGATCCAAAATAAGATTGTTCAATGTCCATCAACATTTTACCACCAACTAAATCGGGTAGTGTAAAATTGCCAGTATATGCTGGAAATCCTCCTCCTAAATTAGTCGTTCCAGAATTATAAGTATCCCCAATTGCTTGCACAAGTAAAGGATACTCATTTGCTGGTGGTTGAGTTCCATCACAAATAATCCAACCTTTTGGTATATTACTGACAGGTCCAGACCATGGCATGATGGTGCCAATAACGGCACCTTTCATGGTTCTTGTTTCTTGATAGAAAGGCATTTTCTTATACGTCCATTAAGTACCAACCCGCAAGGGATGAAGGCACACCAGGTTGACCACCAGGCGCAGATGTTGCAGCATAAACTAATCCGAACGAAGCATTTGGTGTTTGTACAACTAGTTCACCACCATTATAACCAGCAAAGTTAGAAGGTGCTACACCAGACAATACCGATATTCCAGTATTTGTTATTTCACCTTGGACTTCTACATTATCAGGTGCTCTAATGACCATCGTTTGGTTATATGTGAGACTACCACTTATATCTATAATGCGAATCATATCACCCATTTGAGCATTACCTGGTAGTCTAACTAATGTGTTTCCATTACAGTTAATAAAGTAATTTACATTAGCTGCTACATCTACTGTTGTATCAGCAGAATATAACCACTTTCGACCACCAGTGCTAGTAATATAATTTTCAATTTGGGCAACTTTCAATGATCCATTATCAGAAACTTGGAAGATGCTATTGCCATCTGTGTTTGTAATTTCAAACTTAGAATCAATTGCTCCTCTTCCAACCCCTTCTTGGAACTCAAGGTTAATTCCACCATCAACATCAAGTGATCCACCAAATGTAGATACTCCTGTTCCTAAAGCAGAGAAAGAACCATATACAGTGAAGTCTCCAGAAGAGTTATCAAATGTCAAGCGTGGAGTAGTGCCATCAGTTCCAAAGAAGTTCATGTCACCACCGTTGATCGTTAGATCGCCAGTTGCAGTATCAACTTGTAAAGTTGTTCTAGCAGGAACACCACCAGCACCACCATCAGTAATGGTGAAGAACTGCTGATTTAGAATTGTAGAACCATTAATAGTAAGAGTATTTTCTGTAGTTAGAGTTCCAGCAACAGTAGTGTTTCCAGTAACACTATCAATGGTAAACTTATTAAATCCAACACCAACACCAACATCACCTAAAATGGTAGTATTACCAGTTGTAGACTCCACCCTGAATACGTCAACAGCAGGATCTCCACCATCATTAACAATTAGAGATTGTGGAGAGGTTGAAACTAAACTTTCAATAGCAACAAATTCTGATTGAGATAATCTAATAAGATCAGCAGTAGTTAAAGTACCACCAAATTCAGCAATACCGATTCTTACATTACCAGTTCCACTTCCAATACCAGATAATGGTTCGTCTAGTTGATCATCGTTATTAAGGTCAGAACCAGTAATATAGGAAGCATTTGCCTGCTTATCAAGTTTAGCAATAGTGCAACCATCAGGATGATTGGTGTTAACAGTTGTTCCTTCTTGTCCTCTACTAACAATCAATCTGTATCCATTAATATCAGATGGATTAGCAACGTTAGCAATACCAGTAACACGAACAATTTCACTTTGAGATTCATCTCTCAATCCAGTTACGATATTTGCTCCACTGCCAACACTATCAGGAGAGAAAGGATTGCCTCTATCAATTAAGAGTAAATCGCCAACTTGGAAGTCAGTAATAGAAGGAGTGGTAATTGGTAGATAGTAGTTATTACCAACAGAGTTAACTCCATTTACTTGGAACGTAAGATCTCCACCGCCACCGCCACCTAACTGAGCATCAGTGATGGTGATATTTTCATCATTAGAATATCCTTCACCAGGACTTTCAATTGTAATATCAATAGTGAAATCAAATCTAACAAGAACTGTGAAACTTGCTCCAATACCAGCACCATCAGAAGTGCCCTCAAGGAAGTTATAAGTTCCAGGTGTTCTACTTGTAGATCCATTATTAACAATGTTATCAATAGCAGAAATTTGACCCCCAGAAACTAAGAACGTGTTTGATCCCCAAGAAGAAACACCCGCAGTATCAATGTATCGTCCGGTAGTCTGATATTTGTAGAAGTCAATGTTTGGATTATCAACTCCACCAACTTGATGTCCGACAATAGTAGTTCCAAATCTACCTCTTACAACTTCAATAATACCAGCGTTTAAACCACCGTCCAATCTGATATTACCTTCAACGATTGCAGAAGCAAGAACATTCAATGTGTTTCTAACAGTGGTTGTTCCACCAGTAGAACCTAAAGTAAATGTAGTTGCGTTGGTAGCAAGATTAACCGTGTTAGTTTGATCTCCATCAAAAAGATTAACAACTCTTGTTTGTGTGAACAGTCTAGAACTGCTAGTTCCAGCACCATATCCAGTACCAATCTCAAGATTGCCAGCAAGTCCAGTGTAGAATGTTTCAATCTTAACGGAAGAAGAAGTATCAGACTGTGTTGCCCATGCTCCACCCAAAGTGATGTTACATGTAGATGCCACATCATTAGCAACAGTAGCAATATCTAATGTTGCTGATTGAGCATTTCTAAGAACCTTAAGAGTTCCATTCGTAGCAGACTCACCAATAAGTGCGGTGAAATTACCAGAAGAATTACCAATGTTAATTGATTGATTAGCACTGGTGTTATTCATCAGATTAAGAATCTGACCATCACCAGCCCAATTCAGAACATTAGCATTCTGATTGATGAAGTTGAATGCATTGTTTGTAGTTGTAAGGTCACCATCATTAACTTCAAGATCACCAGTAACCTCTAGATTCTCGTGAATTCTAGCATCACCAACGACAACAAATGTCTTATCAAGACTCTTATATGGGTTGACTACATCATTGATGGCAGTGTTAATGCCAACTCTACCATTATTGGTAGTCATCACTCTGAATGTAGCATTATCACTAGGATTGTCACTATCACCACCAACCAAGAAGGCATCATCTTGATTAGTTTCTGTCTTAACAATAGATGTCTCAGTTAAGTAAGAATTAATTTTCTTACCACTGATGAATGTTGTTCCAACAATGTCCAAGTTAGCTCTTGGTAGAACTTGATCAGAACTAAATGCGTCTAAACAATCATCATGAGCAGATCTAGCAACAGTATTAATACCTAGTTTATAGTCACCAATTGTTTCTGTATTCGCACGTAATACTTCACCGCCAACTACTCCATATTCCTTCCAGTTAGAATTGGAGAAGTCAACTGATGGTTCTGGCACACCAGGAGCAACATCAGTAACACCACCAGCTCCTCTCCAGGAAAGAGTTGAGATATTAACGTTAGTGTAAATCTGGAAGTGTACGTAATTATTTGTAGGACTAAATGCATCACCATTAGGACTAAAGATTGTCCAAGTGGAGTTAAGACTAGGATCAGAATAATTTCTAAATCTAATTTGAGATTCACTTGTAATTCCAATACCAGCATTAGTGACATCTACACCAAACTCATCTTTGAAAGTAAGTTTAACTAGATTTGTGCCATCAAATTCAATACTAAAGATATTGTTAGTGGGAATTTGTGCGAAGTAGTTTGCATAAACCCAACCTAAAGACCCAGTTCTTCCAATTTGCTTTCCTTTTAGAAGAATATCACCAGGTTTAGCAGCAACACCGCTATAATCTACAAATTGAGAGGAAAGTAATCTACTACCACCAGACGCGATTGTAGCAGAGTTGTTTGGTGTGATATTAGAAGGAACACCAGAAGTGATATGAGTCTGAATTTGATACTTCTGACCCATTCCTCTTGAATTAAATCCAAATACAGCAGCATCAACTCTGTTCTTACTAATTCTAATATCACCCGAATTTGGAGGAGTGAAGTTAGTTCTATCTAAAGTCTCATCTTGCTCGTCTAAAGTAACAGAATCTACACTAGATACGTTAGAACGAACAGTGAAAGAATCTCTTACTTCAGTTAGATCGTTATCCTGAACAGAAACGATTAGAGGAGACTGGAATACGTTCTGTTGAGTACCATCACCACCAACAACTGTAATGTTCTGGTTAAAAGTTACAGGAGTATCGAATGATGTAACTAGATCACCGATATCCTCGTTATCATCATCACTATCAGCAAGAACTGCTCTTTCTAAGAATGTCTCTTCACCGGTAATAGCATTAATCTTACGGTTACCAATGTAAAGATCACCGTTAGAGTTTAGACCTGTGTAGAAGACAATACCAGCGTCCTCTTTCTTACTTTGGGCGTAGAAGTCCTCAGTAGGTGATAAGACGATCTCCTGACGCGCAGGGAGACCAGTAGAGTAGTTTCCTGGACCGAATCCAAGATACTCAAACGTATGGTTACCAGCACGAGCAATAGAAGGTCTTCTAAGTTCAACATAGTAACGTTGATCAGAAACTACCGTGCTATCACCAACAATCGCAATTCTACGATCTTCAGAACCAGAAGTTGCGTTACCAGTTTGTGCTTGGAGTTGATTATTTCCAGTAGAATATGTATTCTGTATAAACGCAGGTTGTAATACAAGATCCTGAACTAGTTCTCTTGTTACAGAGTTCTTGAAGTCATTAGTCGTAACAAGACCGTGAACATAGTTGTCAGCAGCAGAAATTGTAGCAGGAGGATCAAGCAACTGAGAAGCAAGATTAAGTTCTTGTGTTGATGTGCCTGCTTTCTGGAACCAAAGAGGATCGTTCTTATAGTTAAGAGGATACAAACCACTGACTGGTTGCGAGAAGTTAAACTTCTTGAAGTTTTCAGCAACACCAGCACCAGTTGGGAATGGTGAAATATTACCACGTAAGCAACTTAAGTAATAGATACCGTCTTGCTGACCAGCAATTCTACGCTGTAAAGTTTCGTAACTAAAGACGTAGAATGTATCTTCGATAATTCCAGCATCTTCAACACTCTCGACATAATATTCAATACCAGCGTCATCTTGAATACGATCACCAGGAGTGATAGTATAAACGTTAGCGCCGTTTTGCTTGTAATAATACTCAGGATATTTTTTCGCGATTAGTGTTTTTAGAGGTAGCGACTTGCCATAATCCTGATCATTGAGCATGTCAGCAAAAACACTACCCTGAGTGAATCTGGTATTAGTGTACTCTGAGTACTCTAATTTTCCGCCGCGAATATTTTTCAGAATTAGGTAATGCAGTCCACCAATTGTGTAATAGGCATGAATATTAGCAAGACCAGAAGAGTTTCCAGTCCATTCAATCTGATTAGCAACAATGCTAGCAGTTTTATTAACTACAAATGATCCACCTTGAGGTGCGTTAATCTGAACTGTAGTAAACGATTCGTTTCGTAGACCAGGGAAATTGAGTGTATCGATACCATGATCAAATACAGTCAACTCAAGATAGTTAATTGTTGGATCTAACTGATCTTCTACATAACGACCAGATTGGATAGTTGCTTGGATACCAGAAGAGAACTTAGCAAAAGCACGATATTCAATACCCTGTCCTGTTTGATCTTTCTTGTATGGATCATATGAGTTTTCCGTATTTAATCCAGCAGCACTGAAATCAGCATCAGTAAATCCAATAAATTCAGCAGGTTGTACTGGGTTGCTAAAACGAGCACCAAATACTGTTCCAGCAACGGGTTTTAGGAGAAGTTTTTGTGGTACTAACTTACGTGTGTCATCAGTTCTTGTCTTGATAACAAATCCATTGATAGGATCTCTTGCGTTCTCAAGATACTTAGGAATAACATAACGTAGTTTATATGTTCTATCATTTGCTTCACGCTCATCTTCTAGACGAGTGAACCACATATCTGTAGATCTTGGACGATCTGATAGATCGCTCTGCTTAATTCTAGAGAAAATATTCTCACCACTTGATCTCTCATCTTTACAGTTAACGAACCACTTACCAGTAGTAACAAGACCATTACTAAATCCAGGATCATATTTTACCGGACTTCTGCGCTTGTTAGAGAAGATTCTAAACCCAGCACTTTGACCTGCTGTAAATGTAATTGGGAATACATTATTAATAGCATCAGCATGAGTCTTGTGAATCGTAAAGACTCGATCATTCTGATAACGAGCAAAGAATGACTTATTGGGATCAATCTTACCAAAGTTAGCATCTGTTATATCAGTTACTGCTACGTCGCTATCGTTAGCATACGTTGTAGAAACATCTGGAAGAACTTCTCCATCAAATGCTCTAATGAATACCTCATGAGGTGTTACAGAAGAGAATGGAACGTCAAAGACATGTGATACTTCAGTTTCAATACCAGCGTTAACAGTATTAGTTAACTTAGCTTTGTATGTGTGTAGGTCATACTTCTCATCAAGGATGAACTGATAGATATCAATTTCAACATTAGCATCAATAGACTCAGATTCAGAAGCATAGATGTAAATACCTGCTGCAGCATTCTCTTTAGAAGTTGCTAGCATCAGTTTAGTCTGATCACTACCATTGAAGAATGTAGTGGTAGAATAATTTTCTGGTTGTGTTCTTCTGCCAGGAGCAATTACATAGTAAGTTTTGTTAGTCTCAAAACCATTAGGTAGTCTAACGAGACGCTTATCTACTTCAACATATTTACCAGAAGCAACGTCAAAACGTGGACGTGGGACTAATCTAACTGGTGTTCCAGTTTCAAAGTTATGTGGATTAGAAGCACCAACACCAGAAGTGTTGATTGTAAATACCGTTGCTCTAGACGCAAAGAGTGAAACACTAGCAGTTTGCTCTTCTCTGTCAACTGATCCCACACCACTGTTAATAACAGTAGTAATGTTACCAATCAAAGTGGTGATAGCATCAGCAGTTCCAGAACACTCAATACCAGGTGTGGTGTCTACCAGCACATCAGGAGTAGGAACAGAACCAGCTGGTCCAACAATTACTGTCTTAGGTAAAGTATCTGCCCACTGACCTTTTTCAAAAGTAAAGTATAAACCAAGTCCATTGGTGTTGGTTTGTTGTGCGTTAATAGTATTACCAAAATCAAATCTCGAATTTTGAACTCCAAGTTCAATTTCAGTGCTACTTACAATTCTCTTAACGAATGCGTTCTCTTGAATTGTAGAAGAAACTGGAGAAGATCCAGGAGTAAGAAGACCATCAACAATATTATTGCTGTTATACTCAACTACTCGCATACCGATTAGAATACCGCGAGTATCATTAACTTCAACAATCGCGCTGCCAGCAGTTGTACTACAACCCTCAACCCAAACATCAAAGTTTCTCATGGCAGCAGTTGCTACCTGACCAACATAGTTCCATGCGTCAAGAGTTTCAGTCTTCTCACCATCGATGTAAGTTAGGTTGTTGCCAACATAGTATGCTTCACCTGCCTGTACCGAGTTAATGTTACCACCTAGTCTTAGGTCATTAACAACAGCGTCAACAATATATGAAACGTCACGATAACACTTAGATTGTTCAGCATCTGTAGTAAATCCACCTCTCGTTACAACGGGTAGAGTTGCCAGTGAAGTTACAGAGAAAGCATCATCAGCAATATCAAATAGAGTTTCAATAGATCCACGAACGTTAGCACAATCCCACTCACCTTGATCTAGTGGAGGAAGACTGTCTAGATTACCAGCAGCAGTTGTATCACAAATAATTTCAACTAAAGTATTAACAGTAGATACAACATCAGAACAATTACCTGCTACATATCCACCTGGTTGTGGCAGAACACTACTTGTGCTTGGTTGTGTTGGTGCAGTTCTAGTAATACCACTTAGGTTTCCAACACCAGCATCTGTTCCAATTGCTTGAATGATAGTGTCTAGATTACTGGTTGTTGCGTTAATAGCATCAGCACAAGCAGGAGTGTCCCAATCAGTAACAATGTTGTTGTCAATTACCTGAGTTTCTAAGTTGGCAGACTTAGGAGTAATAGATATGTTTCTGAGAACATCAGCAATAAGGTCTCTGGCAGCAGTAAATACAGCAGCTGCCTCATCACGCTCAGGATCTAGGAATGTTGCCGCAGCAACACCATAACTAACACAGTTATTAGCCGCAGAAACAAATGTATGAGCAGATTGTGGGTTATGTTGTACAGCACCAGCAGCAGCACTTACGAATGTATGTGGAACACCAGCAGCAGATCCAGCATTACCAACATTAACAGTAATAGTAGTTGCGGTTACTGCTGTGATTGGAATAGACTTACCAGCGTAAGGATCAGATCCAGGACGTGGGTAAGTATGTTGAGTTACATTGTTATCTTGATCACAAGTAAAGGTGAATGAATTATCAGAAAGAATAACACCTTCAGTAACACTCAATGAATGATTACCAATGGTGATTTCCATATCACCTGTCGTGGAATTGTATACTGCGTTGGTTGGATTGTAACTCTCGTTACCACCAGAAGCACCAACATTAACAGTTACTGTAGAAGCATCTGCTGCAGTGATTACCATCCACTGACCAGCATAAGGATCATCAGCACTTGGTGATGCGTGTTGTGTCTGATTACCATCCATGGAACATGTAAAGATGACACTTCCAGTATCAACTCTAATGTATCCACCTGTTGTCATATCATGACCAGGAATAGTAAATACCGAAAGACCAGTTGCTGGATCATAAGATACAGAGGTAGGAGTGAAATTCTTCCTCTGCTTACTTAATCCAAAGTAAGGCATTACGTTAGTAACGTAAATCTCAGCAGAATCATAAGTTTTAGCGTTTCCGCCAAACTTAACGTCATACATGACTTCTTCTAAGACATTATAGACATCATCTAAACAGTCTTGCTCAGTATTAGTTGCCTGAGGAGTATAAGAAGGATATGATTCCTTCATTGTTTCATATGCTTGCTTCGCAATGAACTTCTTATTTGCTAGAACAAGATTATAAGCATCCGCATTCATATCGGATACAATAGGAGGATCTCCTACTTGATCAAGAGTAATCGTAGAATCTTTATAGTATAGTTGGTTGTTGATTGCTAAGTTGATAGCATCAGCGGCTCTCTTAAATGCTGTGATAGATGGTGATTCTTCTCCAGCAAGACCGTCACTAATTGGTGCGCCTAGGCGATCAAAATATGTTTTCGCCATCGCGATGGAATAAGCATTACCACCAAACCAAAGATCTTGTCTTATAGCATCAACAATATGTCCAATATCTCTTCTACACTTACTCGCACCTGTTAGTAAATCTCTTTCTGTAGGAGTAACATAGTTTGGATCATTCGCATTTAGAATACTACCACTATTACCGTCACTAATACATTGAGTTACAATTGATGTTAGAGATGCAATAGCATTCTGCACATCAGTACAAGCAGTGGCGTCAGTATTGACAACATCTCCATTTCCATCTCCATATACCGATTCACCAGGAGAAACTGTAAGATCTTGATATCCAGAAGTTAATTGATTAGATATAGCATCCTGTAGATAATCTCTAGCAGCGTTGAATGCAGCAATACTCTGTAGTTCTTCACCTTGTAATCCACCAGTGATCCATTGCTGTGTGCCAGAGAAATATTTACCAATAAAGGTTCTGCTCCATAAGTTACCACCAAGGAAAATATCCATCGCAATAGCATCGATGAAATATCCAATATCTCTCTTACACTTTGCAGATCCACCAGGGAAAACAAACGATGGATATAAAGTAGAGACCTGACCAATAGCATAGTCTTGGGTATCTGCTTTGTTCCTTCTAATTAAACGATACGCTGTCCTAAATCTATCCCTAGCAGTTTCAGTAGGATCTCCGGGGAAAGAGAAGAATGGAGCTTCATCATAAACAGCAATTTCAGCAAGAGCATTATCAACAATATAATCTCTGTTTTCTGTAATTAAATTGTAGGTATCTCTATATCTAGCAGCAGGATCAATTTTTTGTGCTAAGTCAATGGTAACACCATTCGTGGTGTCTCCATCATTCTCTGCTTGAGATCCTGTCTTACCAGAAGTAATACTACCACATGGAAGATTACTATAGAAATTATAAGGACTGTCTGCAAAAGGAACAGGATCATATAGATTTGCTTTTGCATTTAATAAGTTAGCTACTGCTTGCTTACATAGATCACGAGCTCTTCTAAATGCCCAAAGTAGATTTTCTTCCTGACCAACTAATAGTCCAGTAAGTGTTGTTTCATTAGCAAAGAATCCTTGTACAGCAGCGACTGTATTATAGTTACCACCGTCTCTTAAATCTTCTGCTACAGCATCAACAATAATACCAATATCATCAACACTAACAGGAGAACCAGGAGAAAAGACTCCCAAGGAAGCAATAGTCTCATTAATAATATTCTGTCTGTTAGCAATAATTAGATTGCGAGCATCAAAATAACGATTCGCATTAGGATCTCTTCCAGGATTAACATAGGAAATATCCTGAAGTCTTGGATACTTCTCAATGATATATCCAAAGACTTCCTCTTGGATCATCTTACGGTTGCTTTCAATTAAGTTAGCAGCATCCGCATAGATGTTATTGATAGCAAATCCAGATGGATTTAGAATTTGAGGAGCAGCAATATACTTAACAAAACCAGTTGGTTCTAATGTTGCGTTAAATTCTTCAGGTCCATCAACAACTGCTGGATCTAGTCTAACATATAGTTTTTCTCCAGACTTAGAACCAAGTCTATACCCACCAATAGATACAGCAGGGCGATTTAGTGGACTGGTAATGTCTTCACTACCAAGGAATAATTTAGTGTAGTTATTAGTATCTTGAGTTGTTCCAGAAATATCAATAGTATAGTATTGAGTTCTCTTGATATTAGCAGTACCACTATCAACTGCTTCAGGTGGAATGATGTCAGTAATGAAACCACCCTTATCTTGGTTGAAGGCAAATCCTTTGAAACCAATCGCATGAAGTGATGTATTACCAAAGTTAGAGTTCGAGTTGGTGATAGACATATCACCACCACTTTCCATTAGGAAGTGATCAGCAAAACCAACAGCGAAGATAGAAACGTTCTGGATGAATGCATCTTCTGATGCTTTAACGTGGAAGGTTCTCCAGTCATCCTTCCAATAAGAATCACCCTTAGCGTGATAAGGAACAGTCGCAAACGCATCAGTTAGTGATGCTTGGTTCCAGGTGTTAGAATACTCATCATAACGGATAAATGCTCTGTCATCCTTCTGAAGCGAAACGCCCGTATACTGAGCTATGACCATGGATTTGAATCCAGTCGCCTTCAGACCGTTTGCCCAGATGCCACAAATACCCCACGTAGAGCGAATCGATACGTTAAAGACATATGGAGAGGCAGACTCTACACTATCAACTTCAGCGAGCGTCTGAGCGTTCTGACCGAGTGCTGGTGTAGTATCAACACTAACAGTTTGACCAGCAGCAATACCTGTACCAATTGCGCTAACAACTTCAGCAACTTCGTAAGTAAACTTACGTGGGTCATTTTGATCGATATCAATGATTGGGAAGATACCTTCCAAAACACTATCAATATCAGTTCCAGAGATAGCAACAAACTGACCAGCAAAGTATCCGTGGTCTACCTTAGTTGTTACTTCAATCTCAGATGTTGATGCAGGAATGCTAGGAATAGTTGTAGCATCATTAAGTGTCAGTGACTCAATAACTCTAGAGTCAGACAGAGGACCAACAATACGGTTCTCTTGAATTCTAAAGTCAAATTCACCAGGATCATCAATTGTTGGTTGATAATCAGAGAAACCTTTAGCAATCTTTCTGTAGAATAGAGACAACTCTTCTGTGTCTGCGTATTCAAATACAGTTAGTTTGTGGTGTGAATAGTTAGGAGCAGTCTTTCTAGTGAAATCATTAGGATCGTAGTATACCTCACCAGTTCCGTCTACAGTATTATAAAGAGGAGACTCCGCAGTAGTCTGACCATCTTTTAAAGTAAACTGCCAGAAGTAACAACCACCTGTTACGTTAAAGATAGCAGAACGAGGAACAGTTACTGACGCAGGGTCAGGAACATATAGAGGACGAACAACAGTACGGCGAAGGTCATAACCTACAAGAGAAGAACCTCTAGGGATGATAGCACCACCCTCAGTGTTGTTATACTTGTATAAGACGTTATCAGGATTAGAGATATCAAGAATGGAATTATCAGTCCACTCATTATTTGCTTGATCAAAACCAAATGCAGAGATACCACTAGTGTCTACAAGACCAGGACGGTTATCAATATAGTGAATACCAGGCATCAGCATAATGCTGAACTGGTCAAACCTGTCATTACCAAATCCAGGAAGATACGAGTATCTTGCAATCTCTAGAAAAGCACGCTGGATGCTCTTGAATGGTGTTACAGGTGAGTTACCTCTATTAGATAACGCATCTGTAGCGTTGAAATCATCAGGAGAAACATAAAGATACTTACCAGTTTTGCTGCTGATAAGGTTATCCAGACGTGTTAAAGGCATGATTAATCTGACCCTGCGGTATATCTTTTATCCTAGGATTTATTTATACACGGGGTCTATACCTATCTCTGAGAATAAGCATTAATGCTATTTCTTTAAGACACATGTAAATGTAACTAAACTGTTCTTTATACGTTGTTCTATACATAACTCCCCTTCCTGGGATCGAACCAGGGACAAATTGATTAACAGTCAACCGCTCTACCGCTGAGCTAAAGAGGATCGAGAGCCAAACACAGGATTTGAACCTGCGACCTGAGCTTTACAAAAGCCCTGCTCTACCACTGAGCTAGTTTGGCATCCTAGTAAAATTGAATGGACCGTAATCAGATCCCCATACTTTTTGATGAGTTTCTGAATGAAGACCACGGTCCATTACTTGGTAATTTGTTTCAGTAAGAAGAACTTCGTTATTAACATAAGTCCTAACTCCTCCACGCATTACATAACACTCACAAGTATCATTCTTACCGGTGAATGTCTTTGTTGCTGTCTCCTTGATAATATTATCACATCCCTCTCGATAAGTCAAGAGATCATCAGTAAGTTTATCAAGGTTCCTACATCCAACAAAATCTGCTGGTGTTCTGATCTCGTAGTTCTTAAGTCTAAGGTAATCACCTTCATCAACTACATCAATTACAAATTGTCTATAGGGACGTTCTAATTGATAGTTGTATGCCTGTTCTCCATAAAATCGAGTCTCCCCAATCTTACGATGACTAACACGAATGTGAGCATAACGAGTAGGATGACTTTGTGCTTGACGTTTGTTAGCAAAAGTTCCCTCAAATAATTCAAGAAATGTGTTCATCAGGTAAAACTTCAGGATTAACGATATCTAGATCAAATAATACAGGGTGGCATTCTTCAGCAATTAAGTAATCAGAATACTTGAAGATATCCTCCATAGTATACTCTTCATTGAGTGCTGCTTCTGCCAATATCCATTTGTCATTTTTATCCTCGTCTTCAAGGACATCGAAAGCAAATGGCATACTTTCAACATAATACATCAAAACAGGTACGTTATCTACAAATACATGTTTACGTGAGATTGTATACCTGAACTGTGCCATAATGTTATGATTTCCTGTTAATGTTATATTTAACAGAATGCGAGTAGGGAGACTTGAACTCCCACGAGCATAATGCTCAACAGATTTTAAGTCTGGTGCGTCTACCGATTCCGCCATACTCGCAGATGCTTCCTGAGAGGATCGAACTCTCCTTAGGCAAATTATGAGTTTGCTGCATTCACCAGATTGCTAAGGAAGCACTCCGTATATTATAACACAGATTAGGCAGGACGGGTAGGGGGTGCTGACAGATTAGTAATTGACTGTCGCTTGATGAATGCCTTGAGTTCAGGAGTTTCATCCCATTCCCAGATCTCTTCGTGTCCTTTCTTGTCGATTTTCTTAAACGTCTTTTTCATTGGAAAACTCCTCTAATTTATCTAGAATACCATCAAATGAACCGATACTGTCAATCTCTGAAATAAGATTGGCAATCTGTTTACATACAATCGGTCGTTCTGCCCTAGCAGCATACGATAATGCGTTGCGGAGACTACCTGTAGCCTCTGAAAGACTCTCCTCTACTTGTTTACCTAAAGCCATTGCTCCTCTTTATCCTCAACATAGTTATTATACTGGGTTTCTTGAATGCTGTCAAGCTATACAAGCATCCCAGCATCCTTCATATAGTGTAGTGTGTCATGCATGTTACCAAGATGCTTGGCACCAATGGCAACCTGAGGATATGTCGCCTCAGGTCCGAACTCTGCTTCAAATGCCCTTTGAGAAAAGTGTTCGTTGAGATTATACTCATGAAACTCTCCACCCATTGACTTAAGTAGTGCTGCGATACGCTCACACTCTTGACTACCGTTTGAATAGATTACTGCTTGCATGTGTCTTCTTTGTAGGTAATGGTGATTTGATTATATATTTCATCTCGGTTGTCACTGTTGTATACACGACAACGTTCTACCTTAGCATCCAATAGTTTCTCAATATTATCTAGTTGCCATTCAGCAGCATACTTTTTGAACCCATCATCCATCCAACTCTTGTTAGATCCTGGTGTGTTAAAATCATCCATTATTCAATACCTTTAGGAAATTCTTCAATCTCAGTCAATTCATAGTCCCAATCTTCCATGACTGTATTGGCAAGAAATCTATCAGATAGCATTTCGAGTTCTTTCTCAGCATACTCTCTGGTCTCTGCTTCCAACCAAACGTCAATGACCTTACCCAATCTAAGTTTCTTGATGTCTAACTCTGACAATCGCTTACAGGCATCTCTCACGGCATTGCCAGGAGAGTCATCCACCTGTGATCGTAGTCGGACAAATACTAATGCTTTAAACTTCATGCTTGTTCCCTCTCATCAAGTGCTTCATGAATAATTTGTTTCAATTCAATACGTTCTTCTTCAGTGAAGATTGTACGAATTTTCACTGGCATAGGAGCATAACTACTTGGTTTTTTTGATTTACCAGGAAGACTCATGCCCTGTGTGTCAATTTTGTCCATTGTTCTTCTTTACCCAACAAGGTTTACATAAGGAATTGGTCCAACTACCATCAGGTGCTTGGTGTCCTACCTGAGGTGTTTCATTTGCCGGGGTCATTTTACCACACCCCACACATTTTGTCTCCCACATCTTCATAATGTTCTCTCCAATCTATTTGTTGCTTGATCAGGAAAATCTCTTGGTCTACTATCAGTAGCATTATCAGTCTTAGGTGAACCTTCATTCGCCTTCATTGTATGCTGATAATTAGGTCTTGGATATCTAATACAGAATGGATCAGGCATCCAATAGGTAACTTGCCATTCTTGTTCAGGACATAACTCAAGATGTTTCTCTACACTATGAGAGAAAATACCAATTTGAATGTATCCATCATGACTAAGACATCTACCATTACCAATGTCAACTAGGAATAGCATCTTACTACTCATAGCAGTTCTTGCTCTGGGTTGAGATTTTTCACGAATTGCTCAGGATCCTTTTCTGACTTGTGTACCCAATAATAGCGCATCATCTCGTAAATAGGATCCCACATGGGGATACAGACATAATCTTTCATGTGTGTCTCGCAGCAAGTTCTTTAAGTTCCTTCGCTGTGAGTTTATCTAATTGCTCTGTGAAGTGATCAAGTAGCAATTGTTTGTATTGTTTCTTAGTCATTGTATTGTTTAATTAATCGTTCAACTTGTTTCTTGTCAGATCCACAAGGAGCATTGCGTAGACACCTAAGAATTAGTTCAGTATCACTGATAGTAGGTTTGATTGTAAACCCCCATTTGTCAACTTCACCCTCTGTAGGTGCTTCAACGTAATCAAATTCACTTGGCATTAGTCTCTTTGTCTCCAATCCGAAGGTTTATCTTGCTGAAACCAATCCTTAATATCATCAGCATCAGTGAATCCCTTTTTATGGTTGGATGGATCGGGATCTCCTAAACCCATCCTATTCAGAAAATCGTCTGTGCTACCCTCTTCAATTTTATAAGTAATTTGACGACGTGCCATCTTCAACATTTCATTAGCAGAAGTATTTGCTTTTGCTAATTTATTTGCCCAGATCATATCAGACAATTTTACTTCTTCTCCATTCGCAATACATTTACAAATAAATTCCAGTCGTAGTCTGTATTGTGTAGATAACATATGCCACTCATTTCCACTTAAGTATTTAGAACCATGAAAAAAGGGACCCGAAGGTCCCCTTGGGTGTTCCGACTTTTGTAGAGACCGCACGAAAGGAGTCTCCACACTATTTATCAGAAGCTGTACTTCAGACCCAACTTGGTGCCATAACCACGGTCAACGTTGCTGTCGCCACTACCAACGAAGGAGACTTCGCCGTATGCGCCAAGAGCATCGGTCAAACCGATACCAAGACCTGCCTTACCAGAAGGAACGGTGTCGCTCTCGCCACCATCAGGGGAGACTACAGTAGCGCCGCCTTGGACGTAGTATGAAGCAGACTCACCGAGTTCGCCTTCATAACCTACGTGAAGGTCAGTAGCAGTTCCGTTGTAGCTGGATCCCGTGAATCCAGAGTTTGCTTCTACGTTAACGTAGGGACCAGCGAATGCAGCGCCAGCGGATACAGACAGGGCAGCGGTTGCTGCGAATACAGATTTGATCATTGTTGTTTAATTACCTTTGTTTACTTGCGGAATTTATACCCGCAGATGATGGATCGGTTCGACTCCCGATCGCATGAATATATTATAGCAGAAGACGCTCGATGCGTCAACCAGGTTATGCAAGTAATTGCGGCACTCGCCTGATTTGCTACAAGAGTAATTTATCAGGGTTAGGTCCGGAAATCAACCCCCCTTGTGCCAGTTTATGATACGGATATTAGATGACTGTGATAATGTAAACTTATTAGTTTAGAAGTATTAGAGCACCAGTAACAACAACATTTCCAGTAGCAGCAATAGATATGGTAGTGCCTGCTGTTTGAGTTATAGCAGAACCTGCTGTTTGAGATATATCAGTGCTTGCTGTTTGAGTTATAGCAGCACCAGCATTTTGAGTTATAGAAGCACCTGCTGTTTGATCTATAGCACCGCCTGCAGTAATACTTGCGAGACTACCCGCAGAGAATAAAATAGCATCTGTTGCTTTTACAGAAGCACCGCCAATAAGAGTGTTGACACTATAAGAATTATCTCTCGCTTTGATTAGTGGAGGTGTCCCTGGTTTTCCAGCAATGACAGTTTGCGATACACCACCAACCCATTGCTTATAATCACCAAGGATAGACCAATTAACATGTCCAGGAGAAACAATGTTTTGTGATGCTCTAGGATCAAATTGTACAGATGTTTCTTCACCAGCACCAAATGTCATCTTCTGACCAAAGACAATATCTTTTTTGTTGTCTACAACTTGCTCAATAGTGCCAGCACTCATTTGGATAGTGCCACCACCATTAGATCCTGCCTGAATGAATACTTGTGATTTTCCAATCAAAAACAATTCTTCTTCAGCAGTAATAACAATTTTCTGTGCCTTGATATGCCTTTCGCTACCAGTAGCTTCTTCTACAATATCTCCATACGCAATAATGTTTAATGCCTCTTCGCCATCATCACCACAATTGTATTCAATGTGAGTTACTTGCTCGTGTTTTTGTTGCTGTCCATGAGTGTGTATACACAACTTTCCACTAGAAGCACCTTTTTCTACATTTTTTTCTCCAGTAACAATAACAATAGACCCATTGTTTTGGAGTGATAAAAACCCAGCAGTGCCATCAGGACCATCTATTCTCAGTGTTGATGTCTGACCATCAGGATACATACGTTCATAGATCTGTGAACGAGTCAACACACCTTTCCAGCATGTTGTAAACACAGGACCATCTTTTAGACTCTGTGTTTCATCTGCCGTGGTTTGTTTGAAGATACCTGTGGGGTATTCGTTAGCGGGTACAGAGTGTGACATTATGGACAATCAATATAACGACCAGTTCCAATCTTAGTAGATCCAACTGTGGTAAGTGCTTCAGTATCTAGGCATCTAAAAGATGGTAATAGTTTAGCACCATATCCACCACCACCAACGATGACAATTTCAGGGAATTTTTCAAATGTTAATTGTCTATCTAAAATTCTAGCGCCAACAACAAATCCATCTTCGTTGATAATTGCTTCCGCAACACCAAGTTCACCATTTATATACATATCAGGTTCTGATGTGTATCCAATTCCGGGGCGGATTATAGTAAACGCATCAATGATACAACGAACACCAGATTCATTAGCAAGATTTAATTTATATCCGTATCCAGGTGCTTTAATACGAATTTCTGTAATAAATCCATCTTGATCTAGTAAAGGAGTTGCTACAGCACCAATTCCTTCACCACCAATAAAGACATATGGTGGTTCTGCCCAAGGGTCTCCGGGTTGACTGATAGGTATTTCAATAATTCCACCATTATCATCTGTAATAATAGTTTCAGGAATAACCTCAGGAACAATAAATTCGTCTGTAGTTGTATCTGGAGTATCGCCTTCTCCATCATCTTCTGGCGGTTCAGTACTAATCTCTTCTGTAAGTGGGACTACCAGCACATCTGTAGTAGCACCAGTTCCATTCACAGTGAATATAAGCAACTCTTCTTCTTCATCTAAAGAATCTTCAGAAATTCCAACTATTACTTCAGCAGTATTGTTATTGACAACAAAAGAACCAGTTGTCGCTCCACCAATAATATCACTTGAGTCAATATCCCCCGTTAATGTGTAGTATGCATAAGTGCCATTCTCTACGTTTTCTGTAGTGATTGTATATTGTACAAAATCACCTTCATTAACAGATACTTTGTCAGCAACTACTTCATACGAAGGTGATGTATCATCAGAAGGAGGAGGAGTATCATCAGAAGGAGGAGTAGGGATATCTTCTATTACATCAGGTGGGAAAACATCCGGTAACTCTGTAATTGGATTTATTGGTTTTGGATAATATGGAGTTCCAGGTTCTTTTACATTACGCTCTGTGATTACACACCTACCAACATTTTTTATAAACGTAGATCTAATTCTACTACCTTCACCAGGAGAGTTTTTCTTTAGAATGACATAAAAATCTTCGTCACTTTCGTTTTCTGGTGAACTAAACGTTCTAATAGTAATATTTTTTACAGTTTCCCCCGGAGCAAATCCAAGAATACCATTATCCGGCAAGTAATCTTTATCTGGAGTAGCAGTTCCTTTCTTAGATGTTCTATAAGACACAGATGAAGCAGATTCAGTAACTCCAGTTCTAGTTACCTGGAATACAGCATCAAATCCCTCCTCTACAACAATATCAGATATCGTATAAACAATTTTTGGTGATTTTGTTGGTTTATCACTGTAACGAGGAACTCCACCAGTAAACCCAACTGTTGTAATAGATAATGGTTTTCCAGTATAAGCATCTTCACAGGTATACTGATTAAAGTCAGCTCCTGTAGCAGGGAATAAATTATCAATGTTGGAAAGAAGATCATCTAAGAAATCATTTCCTTTTTTGTCCTCTTTATCTTTTTTCTCACCATCTGTACAAATTTGTTTGTATCCGGCACATTCATTATTAGGTCCAGAGCAAGAAATACCAAGTAATTTTAAGACGAAATTAATTGCTCCACCTAAAATATTAAGTGGTCCGGCAATAGCACCAAGAATATCCTGAATAGGTCCAAGGATACTGCTGAGTATAGTCTCCATCAATGAATTAATCTTTGATAGAATACCATTTACTAATGTGTCTACTTGACATGCTGCAGCACGATAAACCTGATTAACTAGACCCATTAAAACGTTCGTCAACCATTCTGCCAAACGATCTCCAAGATCTGCCATTTTACACCCAAGATCTTTGAGCAGATTATTGAACCATTCTGTAACTGGAGTAAGGGCATTTCCAGTTTCATTTGGATACAATACTGCTTTAATTAGATCCTTAACAGCATTAGTAAGTTTCTCAAGCACAAAACCTTTTACCTTTGCGATAAAATGCCTGATTACAGCCATAAACTTATTGACATACTTTCTTGCTATGCCAACACCACTATTAATTGTTCCACTAATAGGACTAATTAAATACGTGCCAATGTTTCCATCATTTTTCTGAACTTCATTTAAAAATTCACCAAGTAAGATTTTGGTTTTGTCAGTTAGATTTTGTTTGTCGCATTTTTCTGCTACAGATTGACACCATTTTTCATCATCCCGACCTTTCAGCATTCTTGGAGGTATTGGGACTGTATCATCACCAGTTGGCAAAGCACCAGTAGTTTTGTTTGCTTCTCCTTGTCCACCTTCCGGATTTTCTGGTGCTGGTTGTCCGTCTGTAACAGGATTTACCGGATTATCAACTGTATTATTGACTGTTCCAAAAGCTGTGCTGCCATCAGGTCTCTCACTCTTAGAGATAGTTGTAGCACCAGGAGTTTGTCCAATAGAACCCATGATAATGGGTTTCTGCTTTAAGTGATCTAAGTAAAAACCAACAACCCAGCACCCCTTAATAAGTTGTGGATGTGCTCCACCAACATTACCAGGCATGAAGGGCACATTGACTGGCATCATCACATTTGCCCATGGCAAGTCTGGCGTATCAAGGATCTCCTTACTTGCGGGGTGATCTCCTACGATACGAACCTTAAAACGATAACCACCTTTGTTAGTTTTTTCTTCTGCGGCAGTTTGTTCGACTTGACCTACCCACCAATTGAAACCATCGGATCCAATGCGCTGAGTAGGAATCAACTGTGATAATAGTTGGTCCATGTTAATTAATCATCAAAGACTTTACACTCTAGTGCGCTTGGTTCTACTTCACAAAAAAGTTCTAATGCGGTAGGATCGTGATGATCTCCTGCTTCAATTTCTTCTTTGTGGTTTTCTGCATAAACTTCAAGTTCATGAAGTTCACCTTCAATATGACGACGTTGGTTGGGAGAAGTCATAGGATTGTCAAGGATCTCTTTATCCTTAGCAATGTGGGCTTCGATATTTTCCATAAGTATTTGCTTCTACGTTTTTATTTAGTGCCGTGGTTTGATGGTCTATCTTTAAGACCGTATGAATCTCTCATGAGTCTGAGAGTTGTTGTGAATCTACCATTAGTTCCGACTGTAGTATCATAGGTATGAGTTGCCTCGTTGATTAAATAAGTTCCACTAGATTCTGTATCGTATTGATCTTTTCTTGCTTCAGCATTTGGAAGTTTACTCGATAATCTAATGTCAATTTTATCACCCGCACAAATATCAGGATTTCCAGGAATTACTATGGTGCATATTTGGTTCTTTAATAACTGATATCTCGCGAGAGATTGTGCAGCATAAAATTTCTGCCAGTCAGCAAACTTAGTTGGATCTGTACTACCATCTTTTGGATCGGGTGAAGCGGGGGTTTTTTCGTTATACCATGATTCGTGATCTAAGTAGATAGACATGATTCTACTCGGATAATCAGATAATTCAATCTGATTTGAGGGAATCAAAGTAATTCCTTCTTGACCACCCAAATGTGCCATATTATCATAACTGTCTTTAATCTTGTAAACATACTCTTCATACTGTCCTGTGGAGTGGTTGAAGAACACTACCATAGAAGAATATTTACCTCTGCGTAATGATGACATTAAATCAAGTTCAGATCCAAAAGTAGATCGATATACTACAAACCTATCATCTGCTCCATCACCTTGATTAGCAATTTTCTCTATGTAAGGACCCCACGAAGGTGATTCTAATTTTTTTGATTTAAGACTACTATCATCATTTGCACATAAAGAATCAACTGAGAAAAAATTATAACCTCGTTTAGATTCCCAGAAAAAGAACCCAGCACTTCCTCTCACACTTTGAGATGTATTTGTTTGTGATGTTGTTGTGTCTTTTGTTTGATCAAATTTTGCTTGTGGAGAGACACTTTTTACTGCCATCGCATTAACTAAATCAAAAACTCTTTTTCTATTTGGTAAAATTTTTGTATCAAATAAAGATGGTTCGCTAAAAAATTCTTTTTGTGTATTTAAACTTTCTTGTAGTAGGTTAGAGATAATTTTTTCAGGATTTCCCTGTAGAGGTTTTGTAACTCTAGTAACTTCGTTGTTAAGAGCCTCTGGTGATATAAGTCCAATTGTATATGCTTGTTTTTGATTCTGAGCAAATCTATTGCCTATTTTCCATATCGCCAAAGAATAAGTAAGAGATTCATTTATACTAGTAGATACTTCAATTTCAACTATTTCTCCACCCTGTACAGGCAATCCTTGTAGTAATCCACCACTATCAACTACCTCCATAGTTGCCGACAAAAATGGAGATGTAATAGTTTCAACGTAATTGAAAGAATTTATCAGAGTTGTTATTGGAATAGGTTTACCACCACTATTTGGATATATCTTTACTGCGGTTAATCCAAAGTCCGTGTTAGATTTAAATTTTGTCATGAGAATTTAGCTTCTTGGAAAGCATAGATGATTGTTCCCATATCAGTAGACCCAACTCCAACTGGTATATCTGCCGGAGCATTTCCACCAGTATTAGCACCAGGTGACATATTAGTAATGTTGTTAATAGTAGTAATGTTCCCCGCAGATGCCAATGCCAATTCCTGTGACCTAATACCAAGGGCATTAGGATCAGCAGTAGATCCAGGAGCAAGTGAACTTATTTCTTTTGGTTTAGCAGCCTCTATTAATTGATCTTTTAAACCAAGGTTTTCATCTTTAGTCTCCATGCGTGTCATGCCACCAAGAAAACCTTTCTTCATGATAGTATACCCGCCACTATCTCTCTTGATAGCACGAAACTGGTTATCAGAACCAAAATCAATAAATGGTGCATTCCCCAGATTCAATGATTTTGCCCAGTCACCACCTGTTGTAGCGGCAGCTGCTTGTTTCGCTTTTAATGCTGCTGCTTGTCGTTTTGCAATCGCAGCAAGTTTTTCTTCATATTCAGCCATTTCTTCTGGTGTTGCATTTGCTCCAGGAATTTCACTAGGATCTAGAGTTAATGGACCAGCATCTGGCGGGTCTGGAGTTGGGTCTGGGTCTGGATTACTTGCTTGTTTCTTAAGTTTCGCGAGAAGCGGCATAATATTTCCATAAGCAGTATTCATTCCATCATCATCATAAGCACCACGACCAGAAGTTTTCTTAACAGATGCAAATGCTCCCGCTAATCTATCATTAAATACAGCGTCAGTAATTTTCCCTGCTTTCCATTCTTGATATCCAGCATCATTTAACCAACTATTGGACATTAGATCCTGTGTTTCTTTATTGAATAAGACTTTAGAAGTATCAAGTCCCATATTTTTAGCAACTTTCTTGACCTCTATCATCTGGTAAGCACCCATAGCAGCACTTCTTTGATCCTCACCATATCCTTTAGATGCCTGATGATTTAAATACTCAGTTTGAAGTTGGTCAACTTCATCAATAGTCATCTTTGTAATATCTTCTTGTCCACGAGAGAAAGTTGCTCTATCTCTGGAATACATTGAACCATAATCATTTCCAGATTCAAGTTGTCTAATAGCTGTCTTTAAATCTGGTGCATCAACTGGACGACCGAGACCACCGCCGCCACCGGTAAGATATCTTGCTAACCGAGCAAATATATTATCATCACCGCCACCACCAGGGATCAGATTTTTCAATAGATTTTTCAATGCGTCAACGAATTTTTCCCACCCATTTTGTTTGTCATAATACTGAGAAAGTCCTTGTGCCTGAAGTTTTGCGTATTTATTTTTATTTTTATATTGTGCTTCTAGAATACCTTCACCAAACATAAGGAATGTTTTCCTGCCTTCAGCACCCTCAAGTGGGAAAACACCTTCCTTACCCTTTTCACCAACTAATCCAAGAGTAGCATCAGAAATAATACCGCCATCCGCAAATGGGACTGCTCCCATATCTCTAGCAGCCAAAGCAGCGTCAATACCAACAGACCCAGCAGTTCCAATACCAGGAACAGTAGATGCTGCTCCAGATGCTAATTCAAGACCAGCACCAACGAAATCGCCCTGCATTGCTCTTTGAGCAGCAAAGACAGCACCTAGTCCTAATCCTACTAATGGAATTTTTTTACCTAAACTCTTCGCAAGTGCTCCACCTGCTATTTTACCAACTCCTTTAGCTCCTAGTTTAGCACCCATTCTGGCACCAAAACCACCCATTAGTTTGCCACCAAGAGCAGCACCTAACCTACCACCAGTTCTACCAGCACCTCTTCTGGTAGCACCCTTGAGCATATTTTTTGCCAGTACTTTGCCGCCAAGACCCATACCAGGACCACCGCCTCTTGACGATCCTCCTGCCCCAGACATAGCGCCAGTAGCGGCACGTAAAAGACCTTGATAAGCAGAATTTCCAGAAAGATCCTGACCATTCTCAAGAGCACTTTCTTCCGCAGCTGCTTTTGATTTTCTTGCTAACTTGTCTGTTTGTTGTTGCTGTGCCCCAGCAATCATTTTTTGCTGATTAGATTGCTCTTTAGTAGCAGAAACTAAACTCATCGTGACAAACGTTAGTCTGTCAATTGCCTGAACTACCTCTTCAGATCCACCACCACTATCACTGAAAGTGTCAAGGCGTTTGGTGAACATATCACCACCACCAAGATCTCTTTCAACACCAAGATTCGTAGCGCCAATATCTACAATAGAATCGCCAAAATAACCTTCTCCTGTTATACCTTTTCTTCGCGAAACTCCAGGTGTAGCAGCACCACCGACCACATCAGGATTTACAGCAGATGCACCAGGGAGTGATCTTTGTAATGAACTCCCACCAAGCATTTTTTGTAGTGGAATTTCTGATACGTTAGTATTTCCACCACCACTCAATAAATTAGTTTTGCCAGCAGATAAAGTTTTTTGCTCATCTAAAATATTTACTTTAGCGGCAACTATATCCGCTGTTTTTTCTTTCTTATCACGATTATCTAAATAATTTGTGACGGCATCAACAATTTTCCCAAGATAATCTACATTACCTCTATTGTCTTGATATGATGCGTATCCGTGTGCCATTATTGTTTAGCTGCTTCGCGAGCTTGTTTGATTTGTTCTAAGTGTTGCATCAAGAGACTAACGTAAACTTGACGCTCCCATGGTATCATGTTTTCAATTTCACTCAAATTATATTTATGATGCTGCATCAAAGAAAAATTAGTTTTATAATATCCCTCTAGCGTATTATGAAAGAGGGCTATCCGAAAAAATTGGATAATCCAGTAAGTACAAATTCAGATGGTTCTCCAGTATTTGGATTAATTACAGTAAATTTATGTTCTAGTCTAGGACATGATTGGAAAAATTCTTGAATTTTTTCAAATTGAGCGTTGGTAAGATTTTCTATAAATTGAACAAATTCTTTTTTTGATGTAGTAGAACTATCATATACATCTTCACCATCAAATATTTGATCAACACAATCTGCAATAATTTCGACAATTCCTTCCGCAGATGGAGATTGTCCCATAACTGATCCAACAATAAAATCATTCCACTGTGGATATTTCATGATTACACCCATATCATCAGATAGCATGATTTTATTGCTATGCCCTTCTGGTTTGATAACATTAACCTCAGACAAATTCAAATTATATTGAACTTTTGTTGTATTATCATCTTTACAAGTTACTTTTATTTCAACAATTTCGCCTACAGACACAGCGCGAATTTGAAGAAAAATATACTCCAAATCAAAAATTGCTAAATTTTCAATTTTTACTCTGGTTTGAATACAACCTTTTAATGTAGTTTTTACAGCTTCTTCAATTTGTTTTTCGTCATTTGTTTCCAATGCCAAAAGAAGTAGTTTTTCTTCTTTTACGACAAATGGACGATATTTAATTTTTTTGCCATTAGACGGAATTTCCAACTCATAGGTTGGAAGCACAACTTGTGGTAATGCCATTATGTTCAGATCATATCATAATAATATTTAGTGCGACTTTTTTAAGCAAAAATGAGCAGGAAAAATTTTCCCACTTTCATGGAATTGAAAAATCAATTTTACTATGCTACGTCGCCATTAGCTCCTCTTAAATCTGCCAAACCAGTCTGTCTTTGTGCCTCTGATAAAATAGACCTTCCAGTAATGGTTTTAAATTCTTGTACTAATGGTTTTCCTGTTACCGCAGTAATATCTCTATTAATAGTGTAGTGTCTCTGATATTTAAACTGAGCAGTAACTTTAGTAATTTGAGAAGATCCAAACTGAAGTGGGATAGCATCAACGGCATATGGATATGCCTTCTCCATAACATACGTGATTGGTTTTCTTTGTGTTGGTGAATCTGGACCAGATTCAGTTTTAGTAATGTTTATAGTGCTGGCATAACTATCTTTATATGCTAGTCTAGTCGATCGATTTTCAAGATAAGTTTCAATCTCATTTTCGTTAAAAATAGATCCATACCATAAATTCAAAGATTTCAAAAGATTCAAATTAGCATCCAACATAAAAGAAAGTTGAAATTCAGTAAAGACCCTGGTATGGGGATAATCTACAGATCCCAATCCAACATAAAGACCATTTTGTGTCGCAGTAGCAGTATTTACATTTGGTAATTGTGCTTCATCACAGAAAAATTCAACCGCTTCTGAATCAAAATACTTCGCAGCAGGTCCTTCAAAACTAACCACAAAGTTATTACTAAATGACATACCGCCATTTTTTGCAACTGTGCTTAAGAATCTATTGATTGACACACTAAATACCTATGTTGGTCCTTCTATATTTATGGCGTACTCAGGATTTTACAAACCTAAAAATCCTACTAAGTACCGTGGCAATCCTTCAAACATAGTTTATAGGTCGCTATGGGAACGTAAGTTCATGGTGTTCTGTGATAGTAATCCCTCAATAATCGAATGGGGTAGCGAAGAGATAATCATTCCCTATCGCGCACCCGATGGTAAAGTAAGACGATATTTTCCTGACTTTTACATTAAAGTAAAAGAAAAGAGTGGCAAACTTACCAAGTATATTATTGAGATCAAACCCAAAAAACAAACAAAACCACCGAATGAGAAAAACAAAAAAACTGCTGCCTATCGTAATGCCGCACTGACTTACGTAAAGAACCAAACTAAATGGTCCGCTGCGAGAGAGTATTGTGAAGACAGGCAGATGAACTTCTTAATACTAACCGAAGATCACTTAGGAGTCTAAAATGGCAACCGGATTTGCGTCAGTCCAACGTAATATTACAAACAAGGACCCAGGATACAAGACATTATTTGAAAGAGTAAGTGCTGCTACAGGAGGAGAAAAGAAATCTCTAACTTGGTATAGATCTGCAGTAAAAGCAGAAGCAAGTAAATACAAAAAGAATTTTAACAAGTACATCTTAGACGAAAAGAAAGATCGTGCTGGTGCTGTTAAAGAACAAGATAAGAATGAACTGCGTAGATATGCAGTAGCAGGTCATCTTTATATGTTTGAATATAAGGCAAAAATGAAGTGGTTGCCTTACTATGATAGATTTCCTTTAGTGTATTGTTTTAAAGCACCAGGAAAGCATGAATTTTGGGGTGCTAACTTACACTACCTCTCCCCAAAGAAAAGATTGATCGTTACAAAGAAATTGATGCAAGGCAGAGTTGATATACCTAAGATATGTTTCCATAAATATCTGAGTAGTCATGTAGATGGATTATATCTTGACCTTGCTGCAGATGAATGGGACACTGCTATTCTTTTGCCAACCGAGGATTATGTGAAAAATGTTAATGGAAGAGATTTTCCTATCGATAAAAAAATCGTATGGGAAGAGACCGATGACAAATTCTACGATAAAATCTCAGGTCAAAGAATGATTAAAGGATACGGTAGCAAGCAGTCTAAGGAGATGAGTAAGTAATGGCTGATGTTAATATGGAAGATGGCACTCTAAACCCACCATCTGATGTTGATCTAACTGCTGAGATTGGTGATGGTCGTGGTGGTGGTAGTAGTAGTTCAGAAGAGAGTATAGCGGAACAAGCTATTGCTGCTAATTTAGCTAAATTGGGAGCGATTCCAGAAGCATCATTACCCCCTGCTGGTAGTGGTTCTTTACGATACCCAAATAAAGATATAAATGAAAACGGTGATTATGTTCTTTTTAAGTTCAAAAAATATCAAGCACCATTTGGCAAAAGAAATAAAATAAATGTTGAAGGTGGAAATGGTAAGGTATTTGATTATAACCAGTCTAACGAATATGTTTCCGCAGGAGATTTATACAAAACAATCATAATGTATATGCCAGAAGATGTTTCTACTGGATTCAAAGCAAACTGGGGAGGAAAAGCATTTTCAAACATAGGTGCAGGAATACTCAGAGGTGCTGGAGCTGAAACTATAGGCGGCAAATTGAAGTCGTTAGCTGAGGGAGCTGGCAACACTTTTGATAACTTATTACCAAAGGGAGGAGGAGCTGCTATTCAAAAAGCAATTACAAAGATAACTGGTGATAATATAACAACTAATGATATTTTTAGTAGTATTTCCGGGACAGTTTTAAATCCAAATGTAGAACTTTTATTTGATAGCATAGACATGAGAAATTTTAATCTCAAGTTTAAGTTAGTTCCTAGAAATTCAGATGAATCTGCTATTATTAATGAAATATGTAAAATATTTAAAATGTGTACACTTCCCGGCAGAAATCCAGGAAAAGTTTTTGGATTTGAAAATAAAGGAACCGCTAATGATTTCATAGCGGTTCCAAATTTATGTCAAGTTTCTTTCATGAGAGGACCAAAGGAACACCAAGCTCTTCCTAGATATAAAATGTGTGCTATTACTAATGTTGATGTAAACTACACACCTGATGGAGCTTACGCTACATATGCAGATACCAAAAATCCAGGTCAACCAGTTGCTATTGAATTGTCAATAGGTTTCCAAGAAACAAAACTTGTATTCTCAGAAGAAATAGCAAACAACTCAGTAAGATAAAATGTATTTTTCAATTGTTCCAAACATCTCATACGATGAGAAACCAATTAGTTATCCATTTTCAAATTCGGATTTTGTAACTGCTAAGAATTTCTTTCGTAGATACAGAATTAACGATGACGTATTTTCTTATGCTATCATTTTTAAGAAGTATTCAATTGAAGATGGCGAACGTCCAGATACTTTAGCAGAAAAAGCATACGGAGATCCATTCTATGATTGGGTTATCATTCTAACAAATAATATGGTCAACGTCCAATATGATTGGCCAATGACAAACTATGAGATGCATAAGATTCTAGAAAAAGAATACGATGATCCGTATGGAACTATTCATCACTATGAAACAGACGAGATTGGACCATACAAAAAGGGTCAACGTGTTGATGAGACATTCTACAATACAACACACAAACTAAACATTGACGGTGCTATCATAACAAAAAACGGCAACGAGATTTGTGGTCCCGTCACCGTTGCTGAGTGGTATAATAATGAGAATGAAAAGAAAAGAGAAATCTTTTTACTGAAACCTGCATATCTAGAATCATTTGTTAATGATTTCAGAAAACAAAATTTATACAAAAAAGACGCCAACTTTATCAGTCAGCGTCTAAAGAAAACTGGTTGACTTTTTCAGGCAAAAAAATGCTAGAAAAATTTTCCCAGTTTTACTGTTTTGAAAATCCCATTTTGTAACAAGAAGATGTTGCTAGTTCTGGATTCTTTTTCAACACTCTGTAAGCATGACCATGAACGTCTGTTTCTAAAGTAAGGTGTGCTTTAGTGTGGACTACCTGAATCACCAGTAACATACCAAACAACGAAAAGTTGACCATAGTTACTGGATGAGTCAGAACTTTACCGAGAGTTTTAATCACTCTTCAGCAAGACGTGCGAAGTAAGACAGTGCGTCGTCATCCTCAACGATTGCTTCTTCCTTGACGGGAGAGGGAGTATTATTTACGAACGGTGATGTCGTAGTCTGACGGAACGATGACTGAGGGGTGATGTCAGGGTCGTTGAACCCACCAGTAGCAGCGACTGGTTCGTACTCTTCGCTGTCTACTGTAGGAACAGCAGTGCGTTGAGTGATACCAAGCACCATATTCAGACGCTTCTCAAGGTCAGCATATGATTTGAACTGATCCTTGTGAGTGAATGCTTCAAGGGAATGCTCACTCTTCCAGATTGCTTCTAGTTGATCATCATCAGCTGACAGAGCAGAGACATTATCAAACTCAGAACTATCGTAGTTCCAGTATCCTGCGACCTTCTTGATCTTCAGTTTGAAGTTAGCACCTTCCCACAGATCAAAGACGTTTACTTTCTCTTCATCTTGGAACTCAGGTTGCATAGCAGCGAGGATCTTGTCGTGGATCTTCTTGCCATACTTGTAGAGGAAGACTTTGCCTTCGTTGTCAGGGTGCTTAGGATCCTTCACAACATAGATGTTGCTGTAGTATTGAAGTTTACGCTTCTGCTTACGAGCAGTCTCTTTGTCTTCATCAGCACCGCTGTTCCAGAGACGGCGGTTTACTTCACCAACAGGATCGTTTTCGTTGAGTGTAGTCAAAGAGTTTTCAATATACCAACCACCAATACCTTGGAAGGCGTGGGAGTATAGTTTTGCCCAAGGGAGTGTCTCTCCATCAGGGGCAGGGAGGAAACGGATAACAGCGTATCCATTTCCAGAAGCGTCAACCTCTGGTTTCCAGAAACGTTCATCAACGTTCTTACCGCTGGATGATTTCTCTAGTTCCTTTTGTAGGAAGTCAAAGTTAGTCTGGGATTTACGCTTAAGGTCTGAAAAAGACAT